CTGTAGATAACCCGAATCCAAAGCGATGATAGCTATACGGAAGCTTCGCCCCTTTTGTTCATTTTCCATACTTGGAAGCTAGGGCAAAAGGGAGCTCTTCAACCAACGGAAACATGCTGGTTTCGAGATTGGTGTTATTAGAACATTTAAAAAAGAGTTAAACCAATGATAAGCCTTTAGGCTTAACATTAGATCTCTAGATCTTCAAATGTTTACATTCATTATTACTTTTGAATATTACGTTCATTTATTACTTTTGAATATTATATTCATTATAACATTCATTATTGTTAAGAGTTCATCACCTTCTTCATTTTTCTTTGATGATCACTGAATCTTCAAATGTTTACATTCAAATGTTTACCTTTGAATATTACATTCATTATAACATTCATTATTGTTAAGAGTTCATCACCTTCTTCATTTTTCTTTGATGATCACTGAATGATTCTAATATATTCAGTCTGTCTTCACGGCTCATATTCCAACATTCTGTCCAAGATACACAACCATCTAATGTCATTATCATATCAGATATTTCTTTCCGGATGGCTTTTGAACCGTCTTCGAGTTGCATGAGATGACCGGCGATCCCCTCATCATCTAGGACCAAAAGCCTCATTCGAAAAAATGGGAAGGATCAAATTGAATACCTTCTTCTCTCCATTCATGTGCACAATCTTCTTCTGAACATTTACAATCATGATGAGTTGGAACACCGGTTTCATTCATTTTTTGGATTTTTTTCTTGATTATTTCTATTTCTTTTGAACCCATTTCTCGTAAGAATTCGCTGATGAATTTCTTATCATTTACTTCTTTTCCATCTGGAGTGACTATCTTTGTGATGGAATCACTAACTAATTCGAAATTAATTTTCACCATCATTTTGAATGAATTACCAAACGAACGAAGTTTTTCATCATCGGCTACGTCTTCTTTTTCAACTAATTGCATAATTTTTGATTGTTCGAATTGAACCAGATTATTCTTAGTATAAGTCTTGAAATTATGTGGATGTAGATAAATCTTTAACCCTTCAATTTCTACGATATATTCATCTTCTAGAAAGGTAGTGAAATCAAGAGAAGAACGGATAGATCGTGAAAATTCGGTTTCTTTTGTGCATTCTGGGCAAGTAGCCTTAAAGGTTAGTTCATCACCATAAGTGGCATTTCGGATAGCTAGCATGATAACCGAAACGTCAGGAATTAAGAGTTGTTCTGGTTTTCCTTTAATTCCTGGGACACAGCTTTTCATAATGTCAACCATAGCTTGTCCATTTAGAAGAGCATCTGGATTTTTAAGACGGAGTTCATCTTCTGATGTCATAGCCTTGATATCTAATTCATCTCCATTATTCAGTTCTAAAAATCCATCAGGATAGAATTTTCCTTCAGATGGTATTTTGATTGAAATTTTAGTCTGACGAAAAAAACCGGACAGTGGATTTTGATTCTGTGACATGGGGTTCTCCAATTCTTGTAAATACTCGTAAGTCAATATTATTTATGCGGTGGAATATGTCCGAAGTTGAAGATCTTCTAAATCAAATGACAGCACAAGATAAAGGTTGGGCAACCGAAAGGACGGCCAAAGATATTCTTAATGCGTTGGATAATAGATCCAAGAACAATGCTACGTCAGAAAAACAAGAAGAAAAAGTCAGGAAAGAAAGAGATTCTGCGTTTAAAGATTTGAAAAAATCCGCAAATGCGCTTGGTGGAAAAGGATCCAAGACTATCAATATGTTCGAAAATGTCTCAGAAAAAGCAGGAAATGTCAAAACAGCTTTTTCGAGTCTTGAAACTGGATCAATAGCAGCATTAGCTATATCATTTACAGCAGCCGCAATCATCGTTGATCAATTTACTGAATATCTATCAACTTCCGTTAGTGTCATGAATGATTTCTATAATACTGGTATAACTTTTGCTGGTGGAATGGCTGATATGCGAATGTCTGCTGCACTTGCTTCGATTTCAATGGATGAATTCGCTAAAATTATGGTTGATCGTTCTGCAGTTTTTACAAAAATGGGATCCAGAGGTGTTCGTGATTTTGGCAATATGAGCATGCAAGTAAGAAATAGTCTACAAGGTCTTGGTCAATTAGGGATGAAGACAGAAGAATTGAACGATTATCTTGGTGAATATTTAGAACAACAGAGATTAGCACAGACACTCGATACGTTATCTAGAAGTCAACAAGCAAGCGCAGCCACAGAATATATGAAGAGTTTAGATATGTGGTCAGTTGCATTAGGTAAGTCAAGAAAAGAATTAGAAGAATCATCAAAGTCAATGGTGGACAGTACGCAGGTCCAAGCCGCATTAAGATCCATGCCGGAAGATATTCGACAGACTGTAATGGATAATCTGAAGCGAGCGGGTCCGGCATTTAACGCGCTTGGACCAGAATTTGGACAGATGTTAGAAGAGATGGTTGCAACTGGTGGTCGACCAATGTCTGAATTCGGGAAAAGATTTATTGCAGCATCTGGTCCACTAAGTGGACAAATATTGGAACTCGTTAACAAGATGAGAACTGGTACGGTTACGAATGCAGAATTCTCTAATGAAATTAATGAGATGAAATCTAATGTAGGGCCTGTAGCTGATCAATTATCTAAATTGGTTGCTCAGCTTGGAGATACAGATCCGGCGTTTTCTTCTTTAATTTCATCGTTGCTTGGACTTGAACGATCTGCTAGTCTGGTTGGAAAACCAATGGATCCGTTTCAAGCAGTATTGCATGATTTAGGGGAAGCAGGAAAAGATTTGATGGGATCTTTTAGTTCAATCGCTGCTGCTCTTCTAGGATCAGATGGCTTGCAATCAGCATTATCGTCATTAACCGAATTTATTAGAGATCCTCTAATCATAATGATGAAGGGTTTTGCTGATTGGCTAAAAAAGAACAATGAAATATTAGCACCTATTGCAGTAACTCTAGGTTCTTTCCTTGGAATTTTGACGGTTCTTACTGCAATGAAAACCGCTATTGTTGGTATTTCAGCAGCATTTTCATTAATAACTGGATCAGGATTAGCGGTTGGAGCGGGTTTAGCTGGAATTGGAGCGGCACTAGCTCCAGTCCTAATACCAATTGCCGCTGTAGCACTTGGATTAACTGCGGTCGGCACTGGTTTGTACCTATTATGGGATAATTTTGATTTTATCACAGAAAAACTTGGTGATTTTGGTGATTTTATAAGTGGTCTTGTTGACAGACTTTCCAATTTCTTTACTAATTTCTTTAGTATACTTGAAGCAATTAATCCATTTGATGGTATGATGGATGGAGTTAAAGATATGCTTGGATTTGCTTCTGGAGGAATGGGTGATTTCGGTTCAGGGACTCCGACGATGCTTCATGGGCACGAAGCTATCATCCCAACTGTTGGGAAGAAAGTGCCAGTTGATGTAACGGTTAAACATGATCCAATCAAATTCAATAAAGAATTTCAATCTGGGACAGGAAATTCAAGTGAACAGTTGGCTGTTCTTCTGAAAGAATCAAATAATCTAGCGAAAGAATTGATTGAAGTAGGTAAACACCAGATAAATGAAACCGGAAGAAACTCGAAAGACCTCGGAAATCAGATAAGATCTGGCCTTCAGGGATTAGAGGGTTCTTTTGCAGCATAAATAAATAGAAACCAAAATTAAGGATTAAAATGGCAGTTTGGAAAAGACATTATCGGCTGGCAAACAAGACAGCTCGGATGAACCTTTACAGAGGGAAAGAAGATAGTTATGAGCCTGCAGGATCATCAAAAAATTATCGGTCATTTCTTCCTGAGGTATATGCTGGTTTTCCGAACAGATTAGATCGTTTTCGACAATATGACATGATGGAAAACGATCCAGAGATTCATGCGGCACTTGATATTCTGGCTGATTTTTGCACTCAAAATAACGAAGACAACGACGGTAATCCATTCACGATTAACTTTAGTGATGAAACTCCTGACACAATCATAGAAACTATTCAATCCTTATTAAAAGACTGGATCAAATTGAATAATTTGGATAGGCGGATCTTTGATGTAGTGCGAGCGTCTTTAAAATACGGTGACTATTTCTTCGTTAGGGATCCTGAAACATTTGAACTCTATCCAGCTAATCCATTCAAAATTGAAAAGGTAATAGTCGATGAGTCCAAAGGTAAAGAAATTGAACAATATTTTATTAAAGACTTAGAGTTAAATCTTCAGGCTCAGGTTGCTACCGCATCCGTTGAGACTACTAATAACTATTCTATTCCCGGCACCGCAGCTATCTCAAATATTTCAGGCTCACAAGGAATGCCGGGAACACAGACGAACTCTCAGATGGGTGGATCCCAAAGTAGTCGATTTATAAACAGTGCACAGTCATTTGCAGTGAATGCTGAAAATGTAATACATATGAGTATGAATTCGGGAGACGATCCGAATTGGCCTTTTGGAACTTCTGTTCTAGAATCTATATATAAGACATACAAACAAAAAGAATTATTAGAAGATGCGATCATTATCTATAGAATCCAAAGAGCTCCAGAACGTAGAGTTTTTAAGATCGATGTTGGAAATCTTCCTCATCATAAAGCAATGCAATTTGTTGAGCGTATGAAGAACGAAATGCATCAACGAAGAATTCCAACCAGAGATGGATCAGGATCAGAAAGTTTCTCCTTGATGGACACTGCTTACAATCCAATGTCCATCTTGGAAGATTTCTACCTACCGGTCACAGCAGATGGTAGAGGATCTGATATTACCACCTTGCCTGGAGGTGAGTCCCTCGGACAAATTGATGATTTACGATTTTGGAATAATAAACTGATTAGAGGGCTGAAAATTCCATCTTCTTACTTACCATTTGGTCCAGATGATGGGACACAAACTCACAATGATGGAAGAATGGGACAGGTTCTTGTTCAGGAAATCCGTTTTGCTAAATATTGTCAAAGATTACAAAATAATTTCTGCACAACGTTTGACGCAGAATTTAAGCGGTATTTGGATTATAAAGGATACAACATTAACGTTTCTGATTTTGATCTGAGATTCAATCCACCAATGAATTTCGCCGAGTGGACCAAAATTGAAATGCTTAATAGTAGCATTAGCTTATTCACTCAGATGAATGATGTTCCATTCATCTCGAAGAGAATAGCAATGGAAGAATTTTTACAGTGGGATGAAGAGAAAATAGCGCGGAATGCTAGAATGTGGCGCGAAGAAAATCCATCGAAATTAAGTGGTCTATCGGCTTTGATGGCTGATGAGGAATTGGCGACCGGAGCACCTGGCCTGCAATCTGTAGGCGTAGGTTTACCTGAAGACGACTTTGGCCCTGAAGAAGATACAGAAAACTCCGAAGGTGGAGATGATTTTGGAAACGAGGAAGGTTTAGATAGCCCACTCGGAGGAGCCGACGAACTATGAAGCATATTGAAATTTTAGAAGCTGAAATTTATGAGCCAGAATTAGATCAGTCATATAAGAAAATGACTGATACCCGCAAGCCGAAGATCACTCTGCGCAATCTAAATAGATTACGGAAGATGAGAGAAGTCAAAAAAGCTGAACAAGCTAAACAGTCAGTGACATTAGAAATAATGTATGGCGATGGCGGATCTGACGACGAATAATTCCAAAAATTAAAAAATATCAATTCTGACATTGTTTGAAGAGGTAAAGTACCTATTTCTTCTAAATAACATTGAAAAACTTCTGTTTTATCAATCTTACGTAGGAGAAAAACACAATGTCAACAAAGAACATCGCAAAGCTATACGAAGCTTTTGATGCCTTCACTAATAAAGATTTCGATCTTGCTGATAGCTTTCTGCATGAATTCTTTGTTACGAATGCAAAAGAACAATTGAAAGAATCATGGGATCAATTTTCTGAAGACGGACCAGAAGACGATTATTACGCTGACGAAGTCGGTGGTGATATGGGAGATGACTTCGAATCTGACGTCGTTGATCCAGACGAAGATCTTGAAGATGAAATGGACGTCGACGACGATATGGACGTTGATTATGATGACGGCATGGACGAAGATGAGCCAGCTACCAAACAAGACTTCGAAGACCTTGAAGACAAAATCGATCAACTAGTCGCAGAATTTTCTGATGAATCTGATCTCGATGATGAAGATCTCGATGATGAAGATCTCGATGATGAAGATCTCGATGATGAAGATCTCGATGATGAAGATTTAGAATTTGATGATGAAGACGATGAAGACGATGAAGACGATGAAGATGATGAAGACGATGAAGACGACGCTATTGAAGAAGCCGTCAATTGGAAAGAAAACATCAAAGGTGCCGATAAGAAAAGTGACAGCGAAAAGTCTCCTCATCCAAAGCAAAATCAAGGTGGTAAAGCAGAAGGAAAAATGGGCAAGTCACAAAAAGAAGAAAGCGGCCGTACATCTCCTTCAGTAAAAGACGAACAATTATCCAAAGACGGAAACCAAGGTTCTGGAAAAGAACGCCAGAAGAAAGTCTCTCAAAAGGCTGATTCAGGTCGATCCGGCGATGGTGCTAAATCCCCGGCTAATAAGGTTTAATTACTATGACGAAGCCGCTACTCCAAGAAGTTCTCTCCTCAGTACAGGCAGGTATTATCGTTGAAGAAGACGATAGTTCCACTGATGGAAAGAAATATCGAATGGAGGGAATTTTTATTCAGGGAGAAAAACAAAACCATAATGGTAGAGTTTATCCAGGACAAGAAATTGGTTCGGCGGTTAAAGACATCCAATCTAAGATTGATGGTGGTTTTTCGGTTACTGGTGAGTTGGATCATCCGGATTCGCTCACCATTAATCTTGAACGCATAAGCCATATAATTGATAAGATGTGGATGAATGGACCAAACGGTATGGGTCGTTTGACTATTCTACCAACGCCATGTGGAAATATTGCAACAGCATTATTGAAGAGTGGTGTTAAATTGGGTGTCAGTTCCAGGGGATCAGGAAATGTTAACGAAGCAACGGGTGATGTATCTGAGTTTGAAATTATCACAGTTGATCTAGTAATGCAACCATCTGCTCCGGACGCCTACCCGACACCAATTTACGAAAGTATTTTTGGAAGTCTCACGGGGCAGAATACCTTAGATGTCTTTTCAGCTAGACACGACGGAGACGTCAAAGCTGAAAAATACATCGAGTCAACCATGACTGAATTTATTAAATCACTCAAATGGTAGGAGACCTTAAATGGCAGATCTAAAACAAAAACTAAAAGAGGGTGGACTTCCAAAAGAAGTACAAGAAACCATCCTTGAAACATGGGAGTCACAACTTAGTGAAGCCCGTGAAGAAATTGCTGCCGATCTTCGCGAAGAACTTGCGGCCAAATACGAAAATGACCGCGATCAAACCGTAACTGCAATGAACGAAATGATGAATGACGTCATTGCTGAAGAAGTTGAGTCACTTCAGGTAGAGCGTAAAGCTCTTGCTAAAGACCGAGTAAAGATGAAAGAGACCGTTCAGAAGTTTACTGAATTTGCTCTAAGAAAACTAGGCACAGAAATGACTGAATTGAATGAAGATCGTAAGGCTCTTGAAAAGAACATGAAACTTTTCAAAGAGTTTTTCTTACGTCAGACAGACAAAGAACTTACAGAGTTTCGAGATGAGACCAAAGCACTTGCTGAAGCACGTGTTAAAATCCTATCCGAAGGTCGTAAGAAAATTGCAGAAGCAAAAACCGATTTCGTTAAAATGGCATCCATTAAGGCTGCAAATTGGATCGGTGAAGCAACCAAACGTGAATTCAGAGAGTTCCACAAGGAAATTAATGAAGCACGACAGATTAGGTTCGGTCAGAAGCTGTTCGAAGCAATGGCTGAAGAGTTCCGCGCCTATCACTATAACGAAGATGCAAACATGAAGCAATTACACGAGGCAATTGCTGAGCGCGAGCAAAGACTCGAGGAAGCCCAGGCAGCTCTTGAGAAAAAGGAAACGGAAATCACTGTTGCTAAAAAGGCAACAAAGATTGCTCGTGACCGTGTCATCCGAGAGAGCAAGATCAATTCTTCTCTCGGTCATCTACCGCGTGAAAAAAGAAGCGTTATGATAGAACTTCTTGAGGACGTCCAAACTGAAAAGTTAGATGAATCAATCAAGAAATATTTGCCAATGGTTTTGAAAGAAGATAACGTTACTAGACAGAAGAAGACTATTAACGAATCAAAATCGAAGGCAGCACGAAAGGTTGTCACTGGCGACCGAACCGAGAAAATTATTAGTGAAAACACATCAAATGACGTTGCAGAAGCTGATGATGAAATTGATCGCATTGTATTATTGGGAACTCGTTCCTAAGCTAAAAGGAGAAAAAAAATGAGTATGCTACTAGAAAATAAGAAGTGGAGCGTAGTCAAAGAAAAGCTAACCGAGGGTCTAACTGGCCAGCGTAAAGATTCTCTTGGACTTGTTCTTGAAAACCAACGCAAATGGCTTGCAGAAGCTGCATCCGCTGGTGCAACTACTGCGGGTAATGTTGCAGCGCTTAATAAGGTTATCTTGCCTGTTATCCGTCGTGTGATGCCAACAGTTATCGCTAACGAAATTATTGGTGTTCAACCAATGACTGGACCAGTTGGTCAGATTCATACTATTCGTATGCAATATTCTGATACTGTTCCAGCAGCAGGAACCGGCGCGGTTGCTGGTGATGAAGCACTAAGCCCATTCAACATCGAACGTCATTATTCCGGTAATGAAAATCCAGCAGCGGCCAGTTCTGCAAATACATCTGCTCTTGAAGGTCGTATGGGTAACAAGATGAACATTCGTGTTCTAAAGGAAACTGTTGAGGCAGAATCCCGTAGACTATCAGCTACCTGGACCGTCGAAGCAATGCAAGACGCACAGGCACAGCATGGTATCGACATCGAAGCAGAATTGATGGCCGTTCTGGCACAGGAAATCACTGCAGAGATCGATCAAGAGATCCTTGACAATCTACGTACGCTAGCTGGTACAGCAACGGTTACATTTGACCAGTCCGCTGTCTCAGGTGTTGCTACTTCAGTGGTTGATGAACACGCAGCATTAGCTGTCCAGATCAACCAACAGGCTAACCGTATCTCCCAGCGTACACGTCGTGGCGCAGGTAACTGGTGCGTTGTCAATCCACTAGTCGTTACTGTTCTACAGTCCGCAGGTGCTTCCGCTTTCGCACGTACAACAGAAGGCACGTTTGAAGCTCCAACCAACACCAAGTTCATTGGTACTCTTAATGGTACCATGCGCGTTTACACCGACACTTATGCTGGTGACAACGTTGACGTTCTTATTGGTTACAAAGGACCATCAGAGTCAGATGCAGCTGCATTCTACTGTCCTTATATCCCTCTAATGAGTTCAGGTTCAGTTATGGATCCGAATACTGGTGAGATGGTTACGACCTTCTTAACACGTTACGGTTATTTGGAACTAAAGGATCAGGCTTCATCGCTTGGTAATGCGGCTGACTACCTAGGTAAGGTTGCGGTTTCTAATCTACGCTTCTTCTAAGAAGAAACAGAAGGAAACAATTTGAAAAACCGGGGCTTGTCCCCGGTTTTTCTTTATTAATAATATTGATATAAACACTGGATTAATAGTATCATTATTAATGAGAAATTTCGAGAAAATTTTGATCGGTCCAGAGAAGCTTATTGGACAGAGATTAAAGAAACCAGAAAATGCAGAATTGTTATTGTTTCTTCACGAACATTTCCCACACGCTAAATCAATAACCGAAGCATTTTGGTGCCATCTTAACACATTCGATCCAATATGTGAAATATCGAATCGTAAGAAGAGATTTATATCTTGGTCTAAAGGATTTTCTAATTCTTGTGGTAAAGGGAAGATATGTGAATGTAACATGCAAAGACAGTCGATTCTTCGTAGTGAAAGAAACAAAGATCCAGTTTTACGGGAGAAAATATCTGAAGGAACTCGTGCTAGATTTGAAAAAATGTCCGAGGCTGAAAAAGATGAATTAAGAAAAGCTCAGTCGGCCGGACATTCTGAAGAATCAATCATTCAACGCTCTAAAACATACGAAAAAAGGACAGGTTTTAAAAATCCATCAAATAATCCAGTCGTCGTGAAAAAGAGAAAACAGACTAATCAAAAGAAATATGGAGTAGATTTTCCTTCACAGAATGATGATATACTTGAAAAGATGTTACACACAAATCGAAAAAATCATGATGGAATATTGGGGTTTAATACTGAAAAAGCAAGACTAGCTCACAAAAAAGCTATGAATGAAAAATATGGAGTAGATTTTGCTTTACAGAATGAAGATATTCGAAAAAGCACGAGAGATTCATTAGAAGAATCAACTGGAGTTAGATATCCGTTTCAATCTAAAGAAATATTAATCAAAGCCAAGAAGGCTATTTTTAAAAAATATGGAGTAGAATCTTATTTTCAATCAGAAGAGTTTAAAGAATTTTTAAAAGAAAATGAGGTTAGAAGTGCTAATGAATTAGTGATTGAAAAAAAAACTAGATTGATTTTAAGAGATAAAGATCTATTCAATAATTTTTTGTTAAAAAAGACATTAGGAGAAGCAGCGCTTGATCTAAATATTCATCATGAAACAGTAAGAAGATATGCGATTGACTATGATTCACAATATATGCCCGGTTTTAGATCAGTACCAGAAATTTTAATTTCTAGATTCCTTGAAGAAAATCAAATTCAAGCATTATTCAATAAGAGAAATATTATCCCTCCGTTAGAAATAGATATCTTTATGCCCGAATATAATCTAGCAATTGAATTCTGTGGTTTATATTGGCATTCTGATGCTCGAATACAAGCAAAAGATTATCATCGAAAGAAATATGATCTTTGTAAAAACAAAGGAATTCGATTACTTACTATTTTTGAAGATGAATTTACAAAAAATCCTGATATCGTTTTTGGGATAATTGGAAATTTTTTAAGATTATCTACAGAAACAATCGGTGCAAGAAAAACAATATTAAATGAGATTCCGTTCGAGACTGTTAGAAATTTCCTGAATAATTATCATATCCAGGGAAGTTCCCCTTTTGGAGGAACTAATATTGGAGCTTATCTTAATAATGAATTAATAGGAGTGATGATTTTTGGTAAGTCAATTAGACAGAATGGTGCAAAATGTGAATTGAAGAGATTCTGTACTGATGGTAGAAATTTTCCAGGACTTGCCGATAAGATGTTCAAATTTTTTATTAGATCCCATTGTCCAGAACAAATAGTTTCATATTCAGATAATCGATGGTTCTCTGGTGAAATGTATGAAAAATTAGGATTTAAATTACAGTCTGAAAGTGATTTTGGACATTATTATGTTTCTCCTAATTTCCTAGATCGGTTTCATCCAATGCGCTTTTCGAAAAAAGAGATCAAGAAAAAGTTTGGAATTGATGAGGGAACTGAGAAAGAGATGATGGTTAAATTAGGTTATCATAGGATATATGATTGTGGAAAGAAAAAATGGCTCTGGAAACAGTAAACAAGAAGAACACTCTAGAAGTGATTGCTAAAATATCCGCCGCACAGAAGAAAAGATACGTTTTCAAAAGAATCACCAATTCTTTTTTGAACAACATTGTAACCTTCACCGATCAAAACAAACATTTACTTACTCCTTACTGTTAAGTGTAGTATAACATAAAAAGATAAAATGTCAAGCGAAAATGGATAGAAATAATGAACAGACAACAGCGCAGAGCTCAAGCTAGAATAAACAAGACCGATAAGAACCTACGTTGGGTTTGTAATGATGTATCAGATCCAACCCTGGAAATGGTACAACCTAATGCAGGTGAATCCCCTGAACAAGCTCTTAACAAACACATTAAATGGCGTCGTCGGTTTATAGTTGGTGAACCAATGCCATCTAAAGAATTATCAGTAAATCAGCTTAAAAAAATTGGTGTCATTGGTTTGTATGTGAAAGACCTTTTGAAATTTATCTGACGATCTTCGAGTCTTTGAGTCTATGGTGAAATCCATAAATAGTATGAACAAAGACAAAAGGAGTTATTATGGCTGAATTTCCAAGAGATGATAGATTAGTCCCAATCAGTGTTCTAACACCAGGAACAACAATGATCGTAGCAATTGGTGCAACTACTACAGCTAGTGCTGGAGTTGATAGCTCTGGTGTTTTTCGATTAGTAGCAACTTCTGACTGTCATATCAATATTGATGGAGATCCTCCCCATCCAAAGAACTAGCTGTTGAAGAATTGAAAAGGCTGATGTGGTTGGTCTCTATGTGGTTGATCTTTCAAAATTCTTTTAATTTTCTTTTTGATTTCTTTTCTGGTTGTTGTATATTAAATTCAACAGACAAACAAAGAAACAAAGAAACAAAGAAAGAAATGTAAAAATGGGACAACACACAACAATCGAAATTAATCAAGTAGCGTACCTTATCTCTTACCTATCAGAAATATTTTCTCCGTATGAGGTGGAATCTCTCAAAAAGTTTACGTCGCGCGGATTAGTTGACACGTCAACATTATTTGAATACATCTATTCCAAAATTCATGATCTGGAAATGGTCAAAGCACCAACACATGATCTGATCTGTCGGAAGACTGGTAGAAAAATAGAAGCAAAACTTAGAACACCAAGATTTAATTCTTATGGGAAGTCTTACGGTGTAAACATCGAACCGCGAAGTAAAGCCGGAAGTCACCGAAAAGAAGGTGATATTGTATCTTTGGTATTAGAGCCAATGACTAGAGAAAACTATTTCTTTTATATTCCTGAAAAGGAACACCAGAAAGTCGCCTTGACTTCAAATATCGAAATCCCATTCAATATTGACGGCACTCCAAGGCGAATTCCATTAAAAATGAAGAGGCTTCCAAATTGGTGGGAATTTGAAAAAACAGAAGATGAGTTCTGGGGCAGAGCAAAGCCAAAAGCTCTTTTCTACTAATATCCTCTATGCTGGAATAATAAATATATCTATTAAGGAGGTGTATCATTCCAGCAGTAGTCAGACTAGGAGATATTTGCAGCGGCCACGATTGTTGGCCACCACGCCCAAACGACCAAGGATCTTCGAATGTTTTTGTCAATGGAATCCCAGCACACCGACTAGGAGATCACTGGGTGACCCATTGCTGTCCACCTCCGTGTCATGACTCAAATCTGGCGGCAGGATCGCCTATCGTTATGGTAAACGGTCTTCAATTAGCTAGAATAGGCGATCCTATTGCATGCGGGTCATTCTGCGCAACAGGATCAGGAAACGTCTTCGCGGGGTAAAATGTCAATCAATCCATCTTGTTCATCGACATCATATACTGGAAATATTCCAGTAGGAGTTATCAATAGTTACTCTCCACAAGCAGCAGCAAAGCTGATTTCCGTCGCAGGAAGAGAAGCACCATTTGATGAAGAGGTTACCAAAGACCAGATTCCTGAATCGTATCCATTGAATAACCCACCAACTACGAGTTCTGGCCCGACGGATCTAACTGAGCCTACATCTTCAATCTCACCAGAGATTACTTCTTGTGGTGATTTTACGGAAGTTGATTATAGTTTTTCGTTATCTCGAAATTTCACTGTCAGAGATCTATCACTTGGGGCATTCTTCTCTCATTCAATTCAAGCACAGCATGGTTTCACCGATCTTGAAATGATATGTAATCTAAAGTCTTTATGTGAAAATTGCTTAGAGCCATTGTGGTCTGCTTTTCCAGGATTCAGGATTAACTCTGGATTCAGAACTGGAACAGGTGGTAAAAGTCAACATGAAAGAGGAATGGCAGCGGACGTTCAATGGCCTGGGATCTCAAATCAAGAATATTTGAGAAGAGCAAATTTTTGTCGAGATAACCTCCTGTTTGATCAGTTTATTCTTGAACACGGAAATAACATCTGGCTTCATGTCAGTTTCAACGGAGCTAGCGGATCACAACGAAGACAAGTCTTGACGATGATCAATAACGATTATAGTGGCGGTCTTACATTACATTATGCCTGAGGTAGAAAATGGTTGCAATTACATCACCGAGTAACATTCCTGATATTCACAATGTTCTTCATTCTCAAGGTTTCCAACCTATAGGAATGAAAACGTTGGCAGACTCGATGTCGAGCTTAACTTTAGCAAAAGATTACTTTGCCAGTTGGAATAATCCCGATGACGTGTTACATGATCCACAGGAATTGATTGACGTAGGTGTAGATCCAGAATTTTTTAGTGACACTGCTCAACAATTAGATGACGCTCAAGGTGGTTTGTTATCGTTACAGACTCATATGGTTGGTATCCAAGGCGCAGATTCTGGAAAAGCAGGATCGATGGGTTCCGCCAATTTAGTGAAGAACATGAGCTTTTCATCAATGGAAAAGACAAGGCAAGAGACTTTAGGTATAGCGCCGACAAATCCATGTGATGCGATAAGTGGATTATTTGGTTCAGTGACTGGTGCATTAGAGCCAATAGTGACAACAGTTTTCGATGCAGTGGCACTTATCATTGAAAAAATAGGAGAAGGAATCACTGCTGTTGTTGCTGCGATTGCTTCAGTCATCGGACCAGCGGTCGCCGCTATCGCTAACGCGGTTAATGAAATAACTGAGACGATAGCCAGAGAATTATCTGAACTTTCTAAAATCGTAGCAGAAACTTTGAAATTCGCACAAACTCTCGCACTCCCAAATCTTTTTCAAGATCCTTGTCTGAAACAAGTGATTAATATTGTGGCACCACAAGAATTGAAATCGGCCCTTTCTTTTACAGAAGGATTTAATTCCTAATAAATAAAAGAAAGGATGGGGGATTGAAATGCGATTATATGAACTCTTCAAAATTGAACCGAAAAAAGAAAAGATGTTTGAAGGTGGCAACTCCAGAGCAATTGATAGTGATGGAAATATTATGCTCTGGAAAGGTGAGCCAGCATACGCGCAAAAAATGGACTTGACGAAGCATGGCCGCTCTAACGTCCGTGACGCTTTCGTAGCGGCGTTTGATAATTTAAACAAAGCCTTTGAAAAGCAGACAGGTACACCAATTTGGGCGGACTTCAGAGTTATCACTTCTGGACATGCTTTCAACGGCTCATCTGAAAGCTTCTTTGATCCTGACATAGAAGATAAACTTTATGTTAAACACAAGCCTAAGGTAGGCGACATTGATGTTTCTGTACCAAAAGATGTTATTAACGATCTTTGGGATTTTCTAAAAGGAATTGAAGGAAAAAACATAACTGATAAAGTGATCTATGTAGGTAACAATAAGAAAGCAGCCTCTGCTATTGGTGAACAAATCAATGCAGTATTTGATTACACTGACGAAAGAGGAACTGTCCTTGGACAGGTTGATTTTGAGGCAAGTGAATTCGAAGACAATAAACCGAGTGAATGGGCAAAATTTAGTCACTCAAGTGATTGGGCAGATATTGAATCAGGTATTAAAGGAGTATTTCATAAATTCCTATTACAGTCGGTTGCTAATGTTCTAGGAAAGGTGAAAGACTCGGTAGAATTAACTCCAGCTTCAACCGTTGTCGATCCAAAGAAAGTAGAAGCATTAGCCAAAGAGCTTGAAGAAATTTCGACTGACTTTGAAGAAAAAGAGAAATTTGTTATTGATAACAAGATAAAACCCGAACCAGAAATTAAAGGTAAGGTAAAAGAGATAAGCAAAGAATTGAAGGATCTTAAAAAGAAAAAGACCGAGTTAGAGAAAGAAATCAAAAAATCAATTCCAAAAATTCCAAAAGCAGCAGAAGGGAAAGACGTCAGCGAATTAACCTTCTCTGTTCTTTATGGCTTACGTAACAAAATGCAAGCACAAAAACTTCCTGATGGGTCACATTTTACAGTAGGTGGCAAAAAGACCTACAAAGCAATGGATCCTGCTACTTCTGGATATATCAATCGTCCAGTAGAAATGTTCGAAAAATTATTTGGATCCCAACCATCTACTCAGGAGATAAAACAATTCAGATCTTTTGTTGGTCTGTTGGATTTGGTTGAAGAATATCGAGACGATCCTCAGTCTGTTAAAGATTTAAGAGATGAATTTATTCGCAGACTCTGGGGATTCCGACCAGAAGAAGCTTTGCAGCTTTCAAGTCCAGATGAAATAAACAAATATAAAGTAGCACAAGCTCTAGAAAGAGATCGTTGGGAAATTGACAAAGACATCAAAGTCGCCGCGCTAGACAGATTCAGTCAGAAGTTTCCAGAGACGAAACTTCCAGAAAAAGTTCTTCAAAAAATCCTCTTTATCTATTATGGTAAAGAAGGTGAAGCATATCAACGCCTGCGTTCTGCCGGAACCGATTCAGACGAAATTAAGGGATAAGAATGAAGATTAGAGAATTAACAGAGAGCCTGCAGCTTAGAGAAGCCGGCGGCGACATGTTGGACATAAGTATCACCAATGTCGACAAGGCAGTTGCTGACTCTAAGAAAAATCCTGTTCCTGCAAAAATCCAAAAATTATTGTCATTAGACGTCACCGTCACACAAAAATTCGATGGCGTAAAATTAACACTTTGGAGAAACAATCAACCTTATGATCCAAATGACTACAGTAAAAACTGGGTAGTAGCTTATAAGAACCGGATCATGTTCCCAGAGGATTTTGAAACCATTGATCGAGAAAAGATCAAGACAAAATCGACTTCTGTTAGCCAATACGCTTTGGTTCATGATCATCTGGAAGAAAATCATAAAAATCTCAAGATGATTCCAGAAGAGACAGAGATGTTCGTTGAGTTTATTATGAACAAGCCGACGACCACTAGAGACTATGAAAAATATCATGCAATGGTCCTTCTGGCTTACGCTCCTTCGAAAGCAGTGATAGAAGGTGGGATGATCCGAACCGCTCCACAAGGATTCAATCAAGACCGGGTTGATGAATACGCAGCAGCGCTATCTATGATGACACCACCTCAAATATTCAAAGGAAAGCTTAATAGTCATTCTGAGATTAGAAAAGGAATTGAATCAGAAGAACTATTAAATGCTTATGAACAACATAAGGATCAAATGGACTTCCAGGATTGGCTTCAAACATTTGAGGCTATCAAAGAAATGTTCCGATCTGTTCAATCCCCATTCGGCGGTAAAGAAGAAGGAGTAGTCTTATTAAGCGATGATGGAAACTTCTTCAAGATCCTACAGACTGATCAGCATGATAAAGAAGTTCGCATGCAGAAGAAGATGAAGTGGAAAGCGGATGATGAAGAACAAGAAAATCAATATTGGGCAGAAGTAAATTCTCTCGCTAAGAAAATAGCTGGAAAACTTAAAGATGGATCAATAAACCAAAAACTTAAACAATTTAGTGCGGTAGTTTATAAAGCTGATGAGGACATTCTTCCTGACCATCCAAAAAAAGATCAACATCAAATCCAAGACGATGTTTATTTGACTGGTCGAGAATTGGTGGTCAGATCGATGCCGGAAAATAAGAATGCTCTGTTTATTGGAAAAATGAGAGTATTGACAACAGCACACGCTGGTGCCATTCAACAAGGATTAGATGTAGCAAATAATGTTGTGGTAGCATTGGTCACTGGAAAAGATACTAAAGTACCATTTGAATTGAGAAAAAAGATGGTACAATCAGTTTTTCCTGGAGTTGATGTTATGGAAGTCAGCACTGGAAATATTTTGACAGCTCTTAACAAATCAAAAAGAATGATCAACGCAGTCATTGCTGGATCTGATCGAGTAGATGCTTATAAGGATCAATTGAAGAGATCACCGAACGTAGAGGTCATCGAAGTTAAGCGAGATATGGATTCGGCAGAAAATGTTTCTGCCACTAGGACATTCCAAGCAATAGAATCTGAAAATGAAGAGGAGTTTAAGAAATTGACCCCGCCGGGTGTTCATAAATTCTTCAAGGAGCTTCAGAAATATGTTGATTAAAGAGTTGCTTGTAGAATCAAAGAAAATTTCTCCACATGAAATAAAAAAGATTGAAGGGCCTGTTTTTATTATGATGGCGGGACCAATAGGAGCCGGTAAATCATGGGTACAAGATCAATTTCTTGGGAAATTAAAATCAATTGATACTGATCTAATCAATCAAGAATTATCACTAGGTGAATTTGATTCTAAATTGACTGGAAAATCTCGTGCAGAAGCAGAACGAAGACAAGCAGAATTTATTCTGAGAGGTCAATCATTTGTCCGACATCAAGTGGGACAGAATCCAGGACCTATCCTGAAAGGATTTGAAGCAGCAAAGAAACGTGGATTTACCACTGTTCTTTTTTATGTTGATGTCTCATTAGAACAAGCTCTAAAACAAAATGCAGATCGAATTTCTTCGGGTGGGAGAGGAATTCCACCTGAACAAGAATACAAAATAGAAAGAACAGTAGAAAAATCAAAAGAAACAGTAAATCAGATCAAAGATGACGCAACAGTAGATTATTTTATCTATTTTGAAAACAAAAGAGACCTCAACGAAGGTGGCATGGCCTTCCCTGGAACGACTGGAATCAAGAAAGAAAATATTGTACCTACGTTGAAGAATGTGGCAAAATTCAGCGGGATCCCGTTTGAATGGTTAAAGAATCACATGCTTGGATCTGCAGGATTAAAACCAGTTTCGGGTGATATTGATGTCATTGTCCCTCCAGACACCAATCTAGACGATCTCTACAATAATCTGATGAAATCTCTAGGCGAAGATAACGTTCAGTTCCAGCACGTAAAGAAGTTAGCAAAAGCAGCTATCCCTATCGTTGGTGAAGAACCTAATAGAGTACAGGTCGATTTCATCACTGGAGATGCTAAATGGTTGAAATGGGCGATGGGCGGAGTTCCTTCCAAGGTTTCTGGTGCCCATAGAGGAAATTTGATACAAGCTATCATCCAAAACACAGGAAATCTGAAACTCGATGATAACGGTGATATCGTAGCAAGAGTAGGTTACGAGTATGGTAGGGGCCGGGGGATGATCAAGCAATTCCAGCAGAAAAAGAAAGGAAAGAAAGTTCCATACACTGGAAACCTCACTGGTGTCAGAGATATGGAAAAATGGGAACATCCAGACCTTAATGATCAAGAATATGAAACCATTCAAGATCCCAAACAAGCGGCTGAATTAATGTTCGGTAAAGGAACAAACCCAGATGATCTCAAGCACTTCGATAAGATCTGGGAATTGGTAAAGAAACATCCAAGGGCGAAATTCATCATTAAAGAGTTTTACAAAATCGTCAAAAGAAATGGATTAGAGATGTATCCATTTATTCAGAAAGAATTTGACCATCATTGGAGTTGATGTTATAATTTATTATGAAAATACATTTTACCTCAGACAATCATTTCGGTCATCGATCGATTATACGATTCTGCACCCGTCCTTTTGATTCTGTCACGGACATGGATATGGCAATGATAGAAAATTGGAACAAGGTGGTGAGTCCCAAAGATACGATTTATCATATCGGTGACTTTGCATTCTACCGTGATATAAATGTAACGAAAGAAATCCTTCGAGCCCTTAATGGAAGAAAGATTTTAATTGCAGGAAACCATGATCGCAATAACGTTCGCTCATTGTCCGAATGGAACCAAGTTCATCAATATTTTGAGTTAAAGCACCAAGGATATGATTTGATTCTTTTTCATTATCCGATAGGTTCGTGGAATAAAAGTTTCCATAATTCGTTTCATCTACACGGCCATTCACATGGAAAATATACTGAAGAAACATGGGACAACGGAAACAGAAAACTCCGTTTAGATGTAGGGGTTGACACTCATAATTTTACTCCATGGGAGTTTGATGAAATCGTCGAGTATATGAACGCCATCAAGAAAACTAACGTAAAAGTTAATTCCTAGATGTTGGAGTGATACTAATCTGAGGATAATTGAGTCTTGGATCTTTCACGTTTGATAGATAGATTGTCTTCGCGTGCAGTCTTAATCCACCCTTAGTTAAGTCAACAGTGTTTCTAAAGAACGTGAATTCCATCGGGCTTTTTCGTAAATTGATATAAAGAATTCCATAATCATCTTTCTTTTGATTAAAGTAATAATTGAATGAAGATTGTGCATACGCTTGCTTTGCCCTACCCGAATCACCTGAACGAATAGCTTGAACAATAGGATTGATGTCGGTTCCATGAAAAATTAAGGAAATCACTTTTTCAATATGTTCAAAATATTCTTTTTCTATTTCACCTTCCAAAGATTGACCAAGTCGTATTGAATCATTTAGGTTCAATCCAGACGGTGAAAATTTAAATCCATTTTCTCTAACAAAAGTTTCAAGATCTCGAGCGGCTTGTTCAAATCCTGGCCCAGGACGAACTTCTTGATCAGTAAATCTCCCGGCTCCGCCATCCTCAGTTTTAACCTCAATTCCCTTTCCATCAATATTGAGGTCACCTTTTCCTGCTTGTTTGTTGATTTTTGAACTAAGGACACTGAGACCAAACTCACCTTTCCCTTGTCCCAAAGCCGAGACGTTCATCACATCTTCGATAAATTCTCTAGCAGCAGGGTTGGTATCATAAAGATTAAAAATATCACTGAAGTTAGAGGTTTTGCCAGGTTTCAGCAAAATCTCTCTTCTCACGATGTTATCGTTCTTCCATTCGGTGAAAAGTTCTTTCCGATCTGTTTGGGTCATTTCAATTGAAAGAAGGTACCTAGCCAATTCTTTCTGAGCCTTCTGAACTTCAGGATCATCGAGCGTACGAAGGTGTCCTTTGATGATCCCAATCTTTCCACCAGCGTTGACGTGCTGCAGAATATCCTCGATCTCCTGTAGAGCCTTGACAGAAGAGTTATCATCAGGCAGAGCCTTGATTGCTTTGGCGAGCTTGCTTTTCAAGCTCGCCGCCGTTTCTTCTGAAATAATTTCCTTAATTCTCATAAAGTAATTCCTTCCTGTTTTCTTTTATTTATAAATAACGGTATGACAGAGAAAGAACCAATTTGGAAAGGAGCTTGGAGACCAGCTTCTGCGGCGATATATCTTACAATCTGCCTAGCCGATTTTGTCATCATGCCTATTATTTTTGCAGAGAAGAGCTCACCAGCTGAAGTTATCGAACAAGTGATGAAGCTTGACGACACTTCTGTTCAGATTGCCGCATTAAGCAGTTTTGCTAATCATCAAGCATGGAAGCCACTTACAACTGAAGGAAATGCCATATTCCATCTTTCGTTTGGTGCTATCTTAGGTTTCGCAGCACATGGTCGATCACGTGAAAAAATCGCAAGAGCAGAAAATTATTAAAAACGCTTGACAACCCGTCAAAATCGTGTTATATTATGTTCGAAAGGAATAATATATGACCGAAGTCACCTTAAAAAAAATTATTAAAGATCTGAAAAGCGTGCCTTTATATAAACGTAACGAACTCTGCTTTCTTTTAATCACTGGAAACTTCACACGAAAATTGAATTTAGAATTATGGCTTACTTTAAAGGTAGTATCCTTTTTTCTATCAAAAGAAAAAGTCGAAGAATTAATTAATCCGTTCTCAGAAGAATTGATTGAAACGATAATCACGAAACTAGAAGAAGAAATTTTTTCAGCTCGTTGCTTAGAGGATCTGATTGAAGCCATGCTTCAGATAGGATGGATTCCAGAATAATTTTGACTTTCTTCTAAAAACTCTGTATAAATAAGGATAGACAGTAATTTTTCTGTCTAAACTCGATGGCAGATAAGACCTTGAAAGACGTCAAGGCAGACAAGACCATCAAAGGAGAAAAATGACTAAACACTTCAAAGTGAATCAATCTGATTCAACAAAATCCAAGAAAAATCTCAAGACTCATGTTCATATCGTTTTAGATCGATCTGGATCGATGACAACTTGCAGACAATCTACCATTGATGGGTTCAATGAATACATCAATACGCTCCGATCAGATACAGACGGTAAGTATTTTGTCACCTTGACACAATTCGACACCGATATAAAAGGGCCACGCCTCGAAGACACCTTCACTGATATTCAATTGGAAAAGGTACCAACGCTCACCCAGAAAGATTTTGAACCGAGTGGAATGACTCCTCTGCACGATGCAACCGGCATTAGCTTGAACGAAAGCAAGCGACGCCTTTCGGCGAAGAAAGGAACCAACACTGCAGTCGTAGTCATTATGACCGATGGTGGTGAAAATGCAAGTAAGGAGTACCGCGCCGAAACAATCAAAAAGATGATTGATGAATGCGAAGCCGATGGTTGGACTGTAACCTATATGGGTGCAAATCAAAACGCTGAAGCAATTGGTGGCAGTCTTGGATTTAAGGTCGGAAAAATGAGAACATACGACACCGGTAATATGGCCGCAGCTTTCAGTAGGTTGGCTGGTTCCACTGTTCAACGTCGAACAGCATATACTAAAACCTTAGATACCATGGACTACAACGCAACGGTCGAAGATGTAACCAGAGCATTCGCCGATACTTCCTCAGAAGTTTTTTTCAAAGAAGATGATAATGAAGACAGTTAATTCAGAAATCACAATCCTTGTTCGTGGAAATAGTATCCAAGAATTTAAGCACGAAGGCCTTACCTTCATTGAAGGAAGACACGGTTCTAATTTTGAGATCTCCATCAAGAATAGATCAAATAAACGAAGGCTATGTATTACTTCGGTGGATGGCCTTTCAACCATCGACGGTGAGCTTGCAGGCGATAGCTCCAAAGGTTTTATTATCGATGCGTTTGAATCGATCTCTATTCCTGGTTGGCTTCAGAATGAGCAGACTGCTGCGAAATTCTACTTCAGTCTTTCGAAGAAAGAGGAAAGCTATGCACAGAAGATGGGTCATGGTGATAAAAATAACGGTGTGATTGGGGTTAGAATCTTTGATGAAAAGCAACCGATCATAATCCCAAAGATCCCAAAGGTTCCTGATTACCCAGTACCTTGGAATTTTCCTCCATTGCCATTTGATGATGTGCCGTTGTGGAGGAAAAGTCCATTTCATTGGGAAAGTGGTTCGGATAGTGGAACTTTTTCGAGCTTTGTACTTACTCCAGCGGATAATTTTTCAATGGCCGATACACGACAACAACCAAAAGAGCTCGGAACTGGTTGGGGAAAGGACACTAACTTTTCCACGGTTCGAGAAGAGTTTGAAAAGGGAGATCATGTCGAAGACGTTGTAATATACTACGACACCTTGAAAGGTCTGAAGGCCCGCGGTGTTGATGTTTTTCTCAAAAAACAGCGGAGATCAATACAGGGTGCGGAAGCGTTCCCAAGTGATTACTGTACACGTCCGAAGTAAGTTATTGACTTAAATGAAATTCCGTGTTATGAAAATAACACGGAATTTCTATGTGTAAATAATAGGCAACTATAAAGAGACCAAACATGAAAGACGATGATATCAAGAAGTTATCTGACTATCAGCACGCAAGGTTGAGAACAGAAACTTATTTTGGGTCCAGATCAAACCACGCACAGACTGTTTTAATGTTCGAAGGTGGAAAGGCAGTGGTAAAAGAGATGATTTGGGTACCTGCTCTTTTGACAGCAGTCAGAGAAATCATCGATAATGCATTGGATGAATTGATTGGAAAAAAACACGGTGATCGCCTTGACGTAACCTACGATCAAGAAAAAATGGACTTCAGTGTTCGAGACAACGGTCGTGGTATACCAATCGAAAAAGATAAGACCCATAAAGAGTACCTCGCGACGATGGTCCTTTCTGAAGCGAGGGCAGGCAGAAACTTTGATGATAGCATGAGAGTCGGCGCCGGAATGAATGGTGTGGGTGCTTCTATTGCAAATTATTGCTCAGAGTTTTTTGAGGTCGAAATTATCAGAGATGGAAAAAAATTCACACAGCGTTTCACACAGGGAAACGCGGTAGATGATGCCCTTCAGATTTTCAAACCAAAAATTTCAAAGAACAGTAGTCCAAGAACAGGGACGTTCATCCACTTCCGACCATCGGAAGAAGTGTTCAAAAACCTCACCTTGCCAATCGAGTTTTTAGAATCCCGTCTCCTTGAAATTGCAGCAGCAAACCCGAAGCTGAAGATTTATTTTAATGGAAAGAAGGTACAAGCAAAAGCAAGCTTAGAGAAGACACTTTTTGGAACACAGAAGCCGATCATCTTTACTATCGAGCAAGAAGATTTCAAATCTGTTTTTTATGTTCTTCCGAACGTGACGGAACAAGGCGATCATGTTCATAGCTTGGTAAACAACGTGCCAACCTTTGATGGTGGCGAGCACGTTGATGAGTTCAAGCGAATTTTTACCTATCAGATGCTTAAAGCCTTGGAGAAACCTGCTCGGAGACAAAAACTGGTCCCAAATCGTTCTGATTTACTCGAGGGTCTTTTGATTTTTAGTGTAACGCAGATGAAGGCTCCTTATTTTGGGAATCAGGCGAAAACGAAATTGATCAATGAAGAAGTGAAGAAACCAATCAGAGCTCAACTTGATCAAGAGGAATTGTTTAAGCAGGTAATTTCACAGAACAAAAAATGGGTGGAAGAAATCCTTGAACGTACCGCGGTTCGTACACAAAAGAAAGATCAAGCGGATGTAACGAGAGAAGCGAAGAGAAACCTTAGAAATAAGATACCTAGTCTTATGGATGCCACGAGTCGTATCAGAACTGATTGCATCTTGATGCTAGCAGAAGGCGATTCAGCTATCTCAGGTTTTTCAAACGTTCGAAACCCTAAACTTCACGGTGGACTTCCTCTTAGAGGAAAGGTCATGAACGTTCACGGAGAAAATCCCAAGAAAGTCCTCGAGTCCAAGGCCCTAGCAGATATAATGAATAGCTTGGGACTTGTCATTGGACAACCAGCAAATAGACAAGGTCTACGATACGGTAAGGTCTACATCGCATGTGACATGGATCAAGATGGTGCAAACATCACTGCTCTTTTGACCAACTTCTTCTATCGATTTTGGCCTGAACTTTTTGATGAAAAAAATCCATTCTTTTATATTTTCTTGACACCATTTATCATCGTTGAAAAAGGAAAAGAAAGACATTATTGGTATAGCAACGATTATGAACAGTTCAAGTCTAGTGATTGGAAAGGAGCCACGGTTAGACGTGCAAAAGGATTAGGGACGTTGAGAAAGGAAAATTGGAAGCACGCGATTGATAATCCCCGCTTGATTTTATTAACAGATGATGGCAAGCTAGAGGAAACGCTAAACTTGATTTTCGACGGTAAGAGAGCAGATGATAGAAAAGCTTGGATGGCCATATGACAAAAGCAACAATCAATCTTAGGAATTTTCATGAGTGAAATTTTAATACCAATAAATTCAACTGATCACATTAACGACTCCAGCAAAGAATACAGCCTCTACGTTGGCGAGCAAAGGGCCATACCAAAAGCAATGGATGGATTGAAGTCGGCTCAGCGAAAAGCTTTGTTCCTAATGCAGACGAAATCAAACGAAATCAAGACGGTTTCGTTGTCAGGTGAAACAATCTCTAAGGGACTTTATGTTCACGGAGATGGATCAATGTCTGATACAATAAGTCTTCTGGCGGCACCTTATTCGAACAACCTTCCTTGGTTACACGGAATTGGAACCTTTGGTACGAAAGTAAATCCAAAAGCTTTTGCTGCCCCAAGATATACTTATGTTAAGCGCTCAAAAGCGGCAGAGGAGATTTTATATGCGGATAGAGATATCATACCAATGCAAGAAAATTATGATGGAAGTACGGAAGAGCCTCTTCATTTTCTTCCTATCATTCCTACTGTCTTACTTAATGGGGTATCCGGAATTGCGGTTGGCTGGTCAACAGAAATTCTTCCTAGAGCATTGGATGATCTTATCAGAGCCACCTCGGCTGCGATTGAAGGAAAAAGATTCAATTTCTTAGCACCTAATTATGAATATATAGATTGTGATGTGACTAAGATTGATTCTAATGTCTGGGAATTCAAAGGTAAAGTAAAGATAGACAATTCCACTACGGTTACTGTCAAAGAATTACCACCTGACCTATCACTAGAGAGATTCAAAGACAAGCTCATACAACTTGAAGACCAAAAGATTATCCAATCTTTTACTGACAACAGCACTGATCATATCGATCTAGAGGTTAAATTTCGGAGAGGTGATCTCCAGAAGAAGACTGTAGATGATATAATAAAGATTTTAAAATTGACAAGTCGAAAAACAGAACGTATAGTAACGGTAGACTGGGATAATAAATCTATCAGACAATTTGATTCGGCTGAACAGCTGATTAAAGAATTCGTCGAGGAAAGGTTTGGTTTTTATGTTAGACGTTTTGAGAAATTATTGGAAGAAGATGAATACGAGCTTCGTTATTGGAAAGCTCTTAAGATTTGTTTCGATAATGGACTTCCATCTGATATACTTAAAGCTAAAGATAAAGCTGCGGTTATTAAAAGGATTCAAAGCCTTACTAAGGTCTATAAGCTGGACGATTCGCAACTTAATCGTATTGCAAGCCTTCCTACGTTTAATTGGGCGAAGGATCGTTACAAAATTGTCCAGGAAAAAATCAAAGAGTTGGAGCTTGCTATCAAACGATACAAACGACTCCTAGGTAATCATACTGAAATTAGAGAAATTTTCAAACAAGAAGTACTCGGTCTTAAGAAGATCAAATTTGAAGTAGAAAGGTAATACCAATGATAACTTATCAAGACGGAAATGTACTCGATGCGAAAGAAAAAATCATCGTTCATGGATGTAATGCAAAAGGAGTTATGGGCTCAGGAGTAGCAAAAGCTATTAGAGAAAGATGGCCCGGTGCTTATGAAGCTTATCGAAAACAATTTGAAGAAAAAGGCCTGGAACTTGGTGAAACCATATTCTATCTTACCAAAGAAAACAAAATCATTGTTAATGCGATCACACAGAAAGATTTTGGTAGCACTGGAAAACGCTTTGTTGATTACGAAGCTATTAAAGTTGCATTAAAAGAAGTCGATGATATGGCAAAGGCTTTGAATTACGAAATAGCTATGCCTCAGATTGGTGCCGGGCTCGGAGGCGGAGATTGGAAGAAAATTGAAACTATTATCGAAGAAACTTGTTCTCAACCAGTAACTGTTTATCTTTTTAAATGAGCAGATCAAAAACAAATAGGATAGGGTTTCTATTCAAATTGACAAACAGAATTTAGATTACATCAAATTTGACATTGTCTCGAAATCTCGTTATACTAAAACTTCAATTAAATTAAATTAAATTAAATCAAATGAAAGGAAAATAAATGACCAATGTTTTTAGTCACCGAGTTCTAACTGCTGTCGAACAGGCACTTTTGAAACAGACAATTGAAGATGGAGTGAAATACCTTGAAACGATCCATCTTGAGCGAGAGTCCTTGAAGGATGTGGTAGAAAGTGCTGTTCAAAAACTCAATGACTCCATTGACGATCCGGATCAGAAGATTAAATCAAGCATCGTCAATAAGATGATGAGAGCAGTTCACAAAAGAAATCTTCAAGATGACAAAGATAGGGTTGCAGAAGTGGAAGATGGATTGGCTGCAATTGGAAAAAGTATTTAGTGAAGCTTCTGCGTGATTGTAAAAATTTCTATGTTGGCGATTGGAAGAACAATCGCCTACTTTTCTTTCTTGAAAACACAGGGACTCTTTTGTCTTTGATCTCAGCTAGCTTGATAGCTTTGATGAATCAGGATGCACCATTTTTGCTTGTATTTTCTATTTTTTTATTAGCAAACATTCTGCTGATACTCGCCGGATACTTGAGGAACTCATCTCCATTAATTTTTTTAAATATCGGCTTTACATTAATTAACATAATTGGACTAGTTGGAATCATAGGAGTAAGATGACATATATCGATGCACACTGGGACAGGAATACCGACGTCGTCCTGGTAACTGAAAGAATTAATGGAAGAAGAATAGTTAGAGAACTCCCTCCTATCTATCAATTTTACTATGAAGATGAAAATGGCTCTCATAAGGCCACCACCGGTGCGAGAGTCCGAGAAGTAACTAGTCGAAGGTATCGAGATTTTAAACGAGACCTTCGATCGATGCAAGGCCGTAAAACATTCGAAGCAGATCATAACGTTTTATTCAAGACGCTCAAACAGAATTTCCCCACTCCAAATCCAGCAAACCTACACGTAGCATTTTTTGATATCGAAGTGGATTTCGATCCCATCAAAGGTTATTCCACCCCTGAAGATCCTTTCAATCCGGTGACAGCCGTCTCGGTTTATTGCAACTGGCTCGATGAATTATTTACGCTGGTCGTCCGCCCCGAAACACTGACAGACGATGAAGCACAAAAAATAGTAGATGATTTCCCGAACACTGTTCTTTGTTCTGAGAAAGAACTCTTGATGATGTTTCAAGATCTGATCGAAGATGCGGATGTCATCTCAGGTTGGAACAGTGAAACATACGATGTTCCATATATGGTCAATAGAACCATTAAAGTTTTGAATAAACAAGCGACATCTGGTTGGTGTCTATGGGGTTTTCAACCGATCAGAGGAATCAGTAAAGATAACTTTGGACGAGAAAACCTTAGCTTTACAATCAAAGGTCGACTTCACATTGATTATCTGGATCTGTACAAGAAGCATACTCCAAAACAGATGCCAACGTATAAATTGGATTATGTGGGTGAGGTTGAAATAGGTGAACGAAAAGTTCAATACGAAGGAACATTATATAATCTATATAGAAAAGATTTTAAACTTTTCATTGAGTACAACAGACAAGACACGGTTCTCCTGGATAAACTTGACAAGAAGCTACGCTATCTAGATTTAGCCAATCAGATCGCCACGGCGAATTATGTTTTGATGTCATCTACAATGGGAACGGTTGCGTGGGTTGATCAATCAATCATCAATGAAGCTCATAATCGTGGAATGGTGGTTCCCACTAAAGAAAAAGAAGAAGAATTCGATGCTAAAGCCGCAGGTGCATGGGTCGCCGATCCAAAGCAAGGACTCCAGGATTGGGTAGGTGCAGTTGACATCAATTCACTTTATCCATCATGTATCCGGTTATTAAATATGAGCCCGGAAACGATCGTTGGTCAGATTCGACCAGATGATACGATGACTGCACTTGAAGAACGAATTGAAAAAGAAAACTTGATAAAATCTGTCAAAGGTGTTAGGGTTCCAGATTGGGCAGCAGCTTGGGCCGGTCATTTTGGAACCCTAGAATACAATTATGTCATTGATAAAACAGACAATGAAATCACCGTTGATTTTAATGATGACACAATTCAACAACTGACAGGCGCAGAATTATATGAAATTATTTTCCAAGAAGATTCGAATTTAAATATCAGCGCCAACGGAACTTTATTTAGAACTGATATTGATGGTCTCATTCCTAGTCTTTTGAAAAGATGGTATACTGAACGAAAGATTATGCAGAAGACTGCTTCAATATGGGAAACATTGACCGAGAGTGGAATTTCAGAAGATAATCACTTATATGATTCTATGCTGAAAGAAATTCCAGAAGAAACTCGTCAGAACAGAGCAGGAACATGGTTTCCTGTTGATATTAAACAAGCAAAAGAGAACTTCATCTTCTGGAATATGCGCCAACAGGTTCGTAAAATTCAGCTTAATAGTTTATATGGATGTTTGTTGAATGCATCATCAAAATTCCATGACAGAAGAATGGGACAATCAGTGACATTGACTGGCCGTTGTATCACGCGACATATGACATCAAAAATCAACGAGATAATCACAGGTGAATATGATTATACTGGAGACGCGATAATTTATGGTGATACCGACTCTGCGTATTTCAGCGTGTGGAATTATTTCCAAAAAGAAAACATCGAATTCACTTGGGAAAAAGATGATGTAACTGAACTCTATGATCAGATTGCAGCTATGACTAATGAAACCTTTCCAGAAAAAATGCATGATTTATTTCATTCGGGTGTTGAACGTGGTGGAATAATTCAGGCCGGTAGAGAACTAATTGGAACTAGAGGGCTATTTGTCGCAAAGAAAAGATATGCCATTCTGATTTACGATGATAAGGGGATTAGACGAGATCGAGACGGTAAGTCTGGTAAGCTAAAGGTTATGGGAATGGACATTAAACGAGCCGATAGTTCTAAAGTGATTCAGGAATTTCTACAAGATTGTGCGATGTATGTGTTAGATGGAGGAAACGAAGATGGACTTAAAGAAAAAATCCGAAACTTCCGAGTAATCTTCAAATCTCTTAATTCTTGGGAGAAAGGTTCACCTAAATCAGCCAACAAAATCACCGAATATACAGAAGAAGTAGAAAAGAAAGGATCGAAGAATGTCCGAGTTCCAGGCCATATCACTGCTAGTATTAATTGGAATAAATTATGTGCTGCATATGGCGACAGGCAATCTCTTAGAGTTACGGATGGTGGACGGATTGTGGTCTGTAAATTGAAACCACAAAATCCAATGAATATGACCAGCGTCGCCTTTCCAGCAGATGAACTAAATCTTCCTTCATGGTTCAAAAAACTTCCATTCGACGATGATGCAATGGAAACAGGAATGGTTGAGCAGAAACTGAATAATATTTTTGAGATTTTAGACTGGGACCTTCATATAGGCGAAGCCGCCCATTCAGAAGTAGTCAATTCAATGTTTTCGTTTTAGGAGAGAAAGATGGTAGATAAATTTAAATTTGTTCACGACCCGACTAATGAAAATCAAACTGAGATACTCATCATACTACTAGAGGAAGCTGCGGAAGTTCAACAGATAGCAACGAAGACCTTGCGTTTTGGTCCGGAAGAAAGCCAACCCGAGCAAGATCTGAACAACGTCCAACGACTTTCTTTGGAAATAGGTGATCTATTAGAAATGATCAGGCACGCAAAAAACGCAGGATTGATTTCAGAAGATCACATCGAACAAGGAATGAAAAATAAAAATCTCCAGCTTTCAAAATATATGAAGACATTCGAACAGTCAAACTAATATTGACAGAATCCCAATAATCGTTTAATATTATAAAAATCACGAAAAGGAGTATCTATGAAAAAGAATTTACAAGACATTGTGCGCAGCACTTCAGGAATCGAGTTTAGTGTGGTGCGTGTCGAAGGCACAGATAAAGAAACGAAATACCAGTCGACCAGTGATGACCGAACAGTTATCATGAACGCCACAACCAGTGATCCGGTTGAAGATTTTAAAGGAATTTTTGGTCTTTCAAATCTTGGTCTGTTGTCTGGTCTCGCTGGATCGAAATCATTCAAAGGCGATGATGGAACTGTAACAATGAAGCGCGAAAAAAGAGACAATAAAGAAGTTCCAATCTCTATTGTGTTTGACAACGACGCGGGAATGCACGCGACTTATCGATTGATGTCAGAGACAGCTATTCCAGCTCAACCAAAATTCGCTGGGACGACCTATGTTATTGAGATAGATGAGCCACCCCGTCAGAAGATCAACGAGTTTAGTGAAATGGCCGGTTTGTATTCAGCACAAGAAACGAAGTTTACGCCAAAAGTTATTGATAATCATTTGATTTTTGCAATCGGTGAAGAAAACAGTGCAAGCCATTCAGCTTCTGTTCTTTTCTCAAAGGACGTGGGTAAAGGTTATGACGGTGGTTTTGCTTGGCCAATTGATCAAGTATTGACTGTCTTAAAGCTAGCTGACTCGGGAAAAACTAATATAGCTTTGTCTAACGATGGCATTTTGAAGATCGACATCGACACTGGCATCGCTAATTATGAATTCTTGTTCCCTGGTCATACCTAAGACTGGCCCTAGTGCCTTTTCGTTGTCTTTATCAGACTTTTTTACTGGAATTTCAATAGTTTACTGAAGAAATTCATGGAGTACTATGCCTACAGACACAAAATCGAATTACAGACAGCGACGACCCCTTAACGAATCTTTAATTGAAGATACTCGTGATTACTGGGTTACTCATCGAGACCAAGAATTACCATTCGATGATCCACAGGGTCAATATGCAGTGTATCTGCCAGCAACAAGTTCCAATTATGTATCTTATAATTCACGAAACAGAATTAGTGAATTTGGTTTGAAAACAAATGGTTATCAACCAGGACAGAGGATTCCATCTGGTTTTCGAGAACAAGGCGATGAACTGAATTATTATCAAAAAGATTGCGGCGGTTTCTATTATGGCGCAGGCCTCTATTCTTCTGGTCATGCCACGTTGGATCCAATAAAAACATTAGACCGAGAATTTTTTGTTCATGAACGAGATCCAGATGTAACCTTGATTGGTGACTCGGGTGGATTTCAGTGGGCAACTGGGACATGGAAAACAGATTGGACTGATCTGAATGGCATTGATAAAGTTCGTGCTACGGTCTTGAAATGGCTTGAACTCACAGCTGATTATAGCATGGTTTTGGATTTTCCAGCAAATGGAATAGTTTTAAATCCAGATTTTGATTCCTTCTACAATATGGTCTTGAAAACGCATCCAACAGTTGACAAATTCAATGCGTGTCTAGAGTTTACGTTAGAAAATATCGACTATTTTCTAAAGCATAGAACACCAGGAGCAACAAAATTTCTGAATGTTGTTCAAGGTGCGAATCCAGAGCAAGCAGATTATTGGTATGATCGAGTTAAGGATCTTCCTTTAGAAGGCTGGGCTCTAGCAGGTAACATCACTTTGGATTATAGTTCCTCACTTCAGTTGCTAATTAAGATGAGGGACGAGCAGAAGATCAATAAAGATCAGGCTTGGATTCATTTACTTGGTTTATCAAGAGTTTCCAATGCTCCGATTCTAACAAAAATTCAACGAATCCTTAGACAGCAGATTGACCCAAGTGTAACGATAAGTTTTGACTCAAGCTCGCCGTTCCTTTCTGCCTCTAAGGCGTTGATTTATGCACAGACTAAGATGACAGCCAAACGATTTAGCACTAGTGCAGTTGCTGGTCCCGATGATAAAAAGTTCGTTGGTTCATCTACTCTTTTAGGAGATTGGCTCAAAGAAGAACATGGAGTAAAAGATAAAGATTTATCAGGGATTAGCACAAAGCTAACTTTAGGTGATTTTTGTGTTAAGGGATTTGATATTGATTCTAACTCATCCTGGGATACCATTACCTATATGTTTCTTATGAATCATAACACTGAAATAATGATCCGAGGAATTCAAGAAGCCAATAAAATCTGCGACGGAACGTACAAGCACGGATTAGAATGGCATGAAGAGGGTGGAGAATGTCCGTTGGAATTATTTCAGATGCTTAACCAAATTATTCCAGAGATCTTCGAAAGTGAAAATCCAATGGATAAGATAGAATTATATAAGAAGCAGCTAAAAGAATTTAACACCCCGAGGTTTGTAACTGATACAGTTAATTATGATAATCCATCTTTGGAAGGATTGAAAGAATTTATGCCACCGGAAAAAATCAAAATTAAGAAACCAAAAGAGAAACCAAAAGCAAGACATAATTTATTTGATTTTTGACAATAGCACATAAATAAATGGTACGGTAAACAACAGACCATATGGTTCATTACTACCGGACAAAGGGTGATAACCTTACCACCAACCATTTGATGGACTTGTTTCTAATAATTCAAGTTTTCGAAAGAAAGTCAAGTGTTAATAACAAAACTGAAGGAGTTTAGAATGAAAAAAGAGAAAATCCGCGTAGGAATTATCGGTGTTGGTAATTGTGCAAAATCCCTTGTTGAAGGTGTTCAATATTATCGAACAAATCCAGAAGATAAAGTCGGATTGATGTATCATGACATTGGTGGATACACTGTAGATGAAATTGAGTTCGTCGTTGGTTTTGATGTTGATCGACGCAAAGTTAATCGGCCACTTGTAGAAGCATTGCGGTCACGGCCAAATTGTGCGATGAATCACGTCGAAGAAATTCTAGAAATCAATCATAATAGTCCAGGATGTGTAGAAGCTGGAGCAATGGTTTATTCTGGACCAGAGCTCGACGGGGTTGCTCCATATATGCTAGATTTTCCGGAAGAAGTTAGTTTCCGAACTGGAGCTAAACGAGCAGAATCTTTCGAAGACATCGTTGATATCATTAAGAAAACTAGAGTAGACGTCTTGATTAATTACCTACCGGTCGGATCTGAGAAAGCAAGTCGATTTTATATCGACATTGCCTTGGAAGCAAATGTTCACTTTGTAAATTGCATCCCGACCTTGATCAGCACTAAAGACACTCAGGAAGTAGAACAACGATTTATTGATAAAAAATTGACGATCGTTGGGTCGGATATGAGGTCCGCCTGGGGAGCATCTCGTATGAGCGAAGTGCTTCAAGGCGCCATGCTTGATTCAGGCTTAATGGTTACTCAACATATCCAAATGAACATGGCGGCAGGTTCTACGCAGGGGCAAGAAACGATCAGAAGCGGTCGAACAGCGAACACCGACTTCCTAAATATGGCCGAACCAAGTCGTCTTAAAGGTAAACACATAAGCAAAGAGAATGTTCTTAACGGACAGAACGTCGTCCGAGATCAAAGTATCGCCGGTCACACTTTTTACGCAGGTCCATCGTTGACTGTTGTTCAGAAGCCAGGTGGTGAGTATGTTGGAAGCGACAACAAGATAGCTAACTTCGATATCATAGCTTATGGATTTGGCGGGGCTAGATACGAACTGTCTGCAAGGCTTTCGGTCCAGGATTCACCAAACAGTGGCGGGGTCGTCATCAGTGCCATTCGCTTCTGTAAAGTAGCGGCAGAAATGGGAGTCGTTGGTTTTCTAAGAGGACCATCGGCATGGACACAAAAGACGCCTCCACTGCAGCTTAGAACAGAAGACGCCAAATTTGAATGTGACGCGTTGTCTCGTCGAGAAATAACGAATCTTACCAAACCACAACTGATTGAAAATTTTCCAAAAGCTAAAGACCTACAGTACACCTTCCAGACAGATAGGAATGATTACGAATAATGGCCGAAACAATAGCAATGGTTAGTGATGAGCATAAATGTGTCTATATTGCTACCGAGCGTGGAAATAAGTTTTTTGACGCTAGGTTGAACGTGGCAAAAATTGGCATTGCGTGCAAATCGAAAAAAGATGATATATTCTACCAAAGAAATCGTGCGCTGAATCAAGGGAATCCAGCTGGATTAAAATTCGAACAGTTGTCACCTTTCTATGAAAAATCCATAACGAAGAGATTAGAGGATCGGATCTCTGAGAAATTAAAGCAGAAAGGGTTTCAGAATCTTCATCAAGAAACAACTCAAACCGGTCATGGGGAATGGTGGATAGGTAGCATAGTAGATATTGAAAAGATTGCAAAAGAAGTAATTAATGAAGATCCTTTTTTGAAAATGTTTAATGGTTCATGGGAGCTTGGATGACTGTACGATTACGACGACTAGTTAAGGAACAGAGCGTTCCACAATCGAAAAAAGAAATTAATAATCGCAGGCAGAAAAGGTTAGCACAAAATTCAGATAATCCATTAGAAATCAGTGGGTTTGATATTGATGGAGTGATCACTGCAGGAATTTTTCCTGGTCCGAAAGATGTTATAATCACTGGACGAAGTTTTCAAATGGCTAATGAAACTAACGAAATGCTCAGAAAAAAGAAAATTAATAATCCTGTATATTTCAATCCAGAATTGCGTAAAGATAACACTAGAGCTTCCAGTGGGAAATGGAAAGCAAAAATGATCAAATCTATTCCGAAGATAAAAAAATTCTTTGAAGATGATCCTATCCAAGCAGAAATCATTGAACATGAAACTGATGTGGAACTGATCTACGTGATTTCAAAGCAAGAGAAATAATGATTCCAAATCAAATCATAGATTTAGCTGTAAAAACTGCTAACCTTGGGCCCTGTCAAAAATCCAAAAGAGGAGTTGTTATTTGGAACAATGCAGCTTCTTTTTGTGGATTTAATTCTCCTCCTTCTCCATTTGAATGTGGCTCTTTCAAAAACAAGGATGGAAATATTATAGTGCAGAAGATTTTCATAAAGAAACATTAAGAAACAAAGGATTTAATCCAAGAAAAGAGGAAATAAAATGAATAAAGCAAAGAAGATAGTTATTCTTTACAGTGGAGGACTTGATTCCTTCTTGATGTACCATTATGCTAAAATCAAATACCCCGAAGCAGAAGTGAAATGCCTGTTCTTTGCACACGGTCAGGCAGCTGAAAAAGAAGAGCTAGATAGTTTACCAGAATTCGTCATTGTTCGAAAGGTGGATTGGTTGAATGATACAATCAAACCAATTGCAAAGAAAGATGATCCGTATGCCGGAGCAATTTATATTCCTGGCCGGAATCTTGTCTTTGGTGTTTTAGCAGCATCGCAAGAATTAGCCAATGAAGTTTGGATGGGAACGGTGTGGGATGAAGACAATCCAAAAGGAACCGACAAAAATGAAAAGTTTCGAAATATGACAAGTGAACTCTTGTCGTATGTTTTAAGTCCATTCCTAGATGATTGTAAATTAGTATTTCCTTTTGTCGAAGAAGAGTGGACAAAGGAAAAATGTGTGAAATGGGCTCTTACTAATGGATTAACAGCCAAAGAAATTCGTGATTCGAGCATAAGTTGCTGGCATCCAAAAGATGGAAAACCTTGCGGTGAATGTAAACAGTGCACTAAGAGATTTTTGTCATTTGGATTGAATGGCTTTACAGAAGATTATGTGATTCATCCAACAGATTCAGAGATCCAACAGAAAAATATGATCAATTATCTTATTGACTTTCTTTATTCAGAAGACGCATCCAATAGAGATGAATTGAATATGGTAGATATGATGATTCGTTTCTTTAAGGATAATGATCCGTTCTCAGAGCAATTTGGTATTTTAATTGATCAAGCAAGAAACAAATTGAACAATCAATAGAAAAGTCTTATAATTAAAAATTAAACAAGGAGAAAAAATGACTGTTGAAAACATAAAGAAACTCATCAGCGAATCAGATGCAGATGAATTGAAAGAGATAAAAAATCAGATGTCTTATGCCATTGACATAATAGAAAATCTCAAAATATCAAATGTGATCAAAGAAAGGATTATTGATAATAATAAGAATGGTTCTGATAAAGTTACTTTTAGATGCAATGATAATATAAGTGAATTTATCAATGAAGGTGAAATTGATGCTCTGATCGATGAAGTTGCTGAGAAAATGCAAGGCGTGCTTGAATCATTGATAATTGACACCGCTAATGATCACAACACCATAGACACGGCAAATCGTGTAGCCAAGATGATGGTGCTAGAAATTTTCGGAGGGCGTTACTCACCTCCTCCGGAAATAACAGCTTTTCCAAACATGGGGTATGATGGTCTCTATACCGCCGGGCCGATTTCAATCCACAGCACCTGTGCCCACCACTTTCAAAACATCGTCGGGAAGGCTTGGGTCGGCGTAGTCCCCGGTGATTGTGTGATCGGCTTATCAAAGTTCAATAGGATAGTTCATCACATCGCTTATCGTCCACAAATCCAAGAAGAGATGACTACCCAGATCGCCAGTGCATTGAAAGAATTCGCACAAACAGAAGATATCGCGGTGATCGTGAAAGCAGAGCATCATTGCATGACTTCAAGAGGTGTACGGGAGCATAGCAGTGATATGTGTACTACCTATCTAGGTGGTAAATTCAAAGAGATTGATGCTATTCGTGCCGAGTTCTATAGTCTAATCCAATCAAGTAAAAGTTTTTCAGAGTGAGAAAGGAATGATAGATGAAATGAGACCTTTATTTGAGATGGAAAACGCATGATTCATTATTCACAAGAACAATTCGAAGGTGATATGATTGAAATTGCTCGACAGATGACTTTCAAAAAATTCCATCCGAATCATATCTTTGGAATAAGTCGCGGTGGTCTTATTCCAGCTGTTTTTCTTGCGCAATGGTTTGATTGTCCAGTAGACATCATTCATTGTTCTTTGCGAGATCACAAAAAACTGAAAATAGATTCATTATTAGACATGACAAAAGAAGACTACGTGCTAGTCTTCGATGATATTATAGATTCTGGTTCCACATTTGAAAAAATCGAAAGTCAGTTCAAAAAAGAAAAAGGAACTATGATTAGAGAGTCGATGAATTATAGAGTTGCTAGTCTTTGGTACAATACCGCACAGAAAATAAATCCTGATTTCTATGCTAGAGAAATTAATCGAAAAGATGAAGACCGATGGATATGTTTTCCGTGGGAAAATTTCTGGGTAAAATCATAATTTCTGCTTGACTCACCTTAATTATCATGTTATGTTAATAACATGACCGATGAACCAACAATGACTGAATATCTAGATGGAACCAAAAAATGGCGTCTGAATGGAGAACGCCATCGTGAAGATGGTCCGGCAATTATACGGTCAAATGGAACTAAAGAATGGTATCTGAATGGAAAACGTCATAGAGTATATTACCCTGCATATGAAGGTCAAGTTGGGTCCAAAGAGTGGTATCTGAATGGAGAACGGCATCGTGAACAAGGTCCGGCTATTATTTGGCCCGATGGATATGAAGCATGGTTCTTAAATGGAAAACGTCATAGAGTAGATGGTCCTGCGATTTATTCCAAATATGGAAATAAATATTGGTATGAATACAATGAACTCATCTATTCAACTGATATAGGCGAAGAGAATCCAATATTGAAGAATGCCTGGGAATCAGGTGATCGAGAAGAATTCAATATGGTGAAAGCTTTGATCTCATGACAAATGAACCAAGAATGAGTGAACTTGAAGATGGATCTAAAGAATGGTGTCTGAATGGAGAACGGCATCGTGAACAAGGCCCAGCTGTTGAAAGGCCAAATGGAACCAAAAAATGGTGTCTGAATGGAGAACTCCATCGTGAAGATGGTCCGGCTATTATTTGGCCCGATGGATCCAAAGAATGGTTCTTAAATGGAAAACTCCATCGTGAAGATGGTCCGGCTATTATTTGGCCCGATGGAACTGAAGCATGGTTCTTAAATGGAAAACTCCATCGTGAACAAGGTCCGGCTGTTATATCACCAGGTGGAACTAAAGAATGGTTCTTAAATGGAAAACTCCATCGTGAACAAGGTCCGGCAATTTTACGATCAAATGGATCCAAAGAATGGTGGTTAGATGGAGAACGGCATCGTGAACAAGGTCCGGCTGTTATAGATTCAGATGGAACTAAAGAATGGTGGGAACACAATGAACTCATCTATTCAACTGATATAGGTGACGAGAATCCAATATTAAAAAAAGCTTGGGAATCAGGTAATCGAGAAGAATTCAATATGGTGAAAGCTTTGATCTCATGACAAATGAACCAAGATGAGTGAACTTGAAGATGGATCTAAAGAATGGCGTCTGAATGGAAAACTCCATCGAGAACAAGCCCCGGCTGTTATTTGCCCAGATGGATCTAAAGAATGGCGTCTGAATGGACAACTCCATCGAGAACAAGCCCCGGCTGTTATTTGCCCAGATGGATATGAAGAATGGTGGTTAGATGGAGAACGGCATCGTGAACAAGGTCCGGCAATTTTACGATCAAATGGATCCAAAGAATGGTTCTTAAATGGAAAACTCCATCGTGAACAAGGCCCTGCTGTTATATCACCAGATGGAGCTGAAGCATGGTGGTTAGATGGAGAACGGCATCGTGAAGATGGCCCTGCTGTTATATGGCCAGATGGATATAAAGCATGGTGGTTAGATGGAGAACGGCATCGTGAAGATGGCCCTGCTGTTATATGGCCAGATGGATATAAAACATGGTGGTTAGATGGACAACTCCATCGTGAACAAGGTCCGGCAATTTTACGATCAAATGGATCCAAAGAATGGTTCTTAAATGGAAAACTCCATCGTGAACAAGGCCCTGCTGTTATATCACCAGATGGATATAAAGCATGGTATCTGAATGGAGAACGGCATCGTGAACAAGGCCCAGCTGTTATACGATCAAATGGATCCAATGAATGGTGGTTAAATGGACAACTCCACCGTGAACAAGGACCCGCAATTGAACACTCAGATGGATCCAAAGAATGGTGGGAATACAATGAACTCATCTATTCAACTGAAATGGGTGAAGAGAATCCAATTTTGAAGAAAGCTTGGGAATCTGGTTCAAGAGAAGAATTCAATATAGTGAAAGCTTTGATATCATGATCGATGAATCAAGAATGAGTGAACTTGAAGATGGATCTAAAGAATGGCATCTGAATGGAAAACTCCATCGTGAACAAGGCCCTGCTGTTATATCACCAGATGGAACTAAAGAATGGTGGAAAGATGGAGAACGCCATAATGAAGATGGTCCGGCAATTATAGACTCAGATGGATATAAAGCATGGTATCTGAATGGAAAACTCCATCGTGAACAAGGTCCGGCTGTTATATGGCCAGATGGATATAAAACATGGTGGTTAGATGGACAACTCCATCGTGAACAAGGTCCGGCTGTTATATGGCCAGATGGAGCTGAAGAATGGTATCTGAATGGAGAACGGCATCGTGAACAAGGACCCGCAATTGAACACTCAGATGGATCCAAAGAATGGTGGGAATACAATAAACTCATCTATTCAACTGAAATGGGTGAAGAGAATCTCACGTTGAAAAAAGCTTGGGAATCAGATAATCGAGAAGAATTCAATTTGGTGAAAGCTTTGATATCATGATCGATGAATCAAGAATGAGTGAATGCGAAGATGGATCTAAAGAATGGCGTCTGAATGGACAACTCCATCGAGAACAAGCCCCGGCTGTTATTTGCCCAGATGGATATGAAGAATGGTGGTTAGATGGAGAACGGCATCGTGAACAGGGTCCGGCTGTTATTTCACCAGATGGATTCAACGCATGGTATCTGAATGGACAACTCCATCGTGAAGATGGCCCTGCGGCTTATTCCAAATATGGAAATAAATATTGGTATGTGAATGGAAAACGTCATCGTGAACAGGGTCCGGCTGTTGAATATTATGTAAATGGGTCCAAAGAATGGTGGTTAGATGGAGAACGGCATCGTGAAGATGGTCCTGCTATTGAATATGTAAATGGAGCTGAAGAATGGTGGGAATACAATGAACTCATCTATTCAACTGCTATGGGTGAAGAGAATCCAACGTTGAAAATAGCCTGGGAATCAGGCGGACGAAAAGAACTAGAGTTAGTGAAAGCATTAATCACTTGACTTTTTCTCGTGATGTGTTATAATATAATTACATATTGAGAAAGGGACTACCACATGACGAAGATTCTGGTAAAATGGAAAAATGAAACTGGTTATGTTTTTGAAGACAAAGGATATCGTGGTCGTAAAGAAGTTGGGATGGTCGATAAAATCGAGGGCGGCCTTTTATGTGCATTAATGCATGACGGTACTTCGTTCGTAGCGGAAACAATGACTAGCTTGAAGAAGCAGATTATGGATCATTTGTTCGAAGAATCTCAAAAGCTCGTAACGGTCAAAAATTTGATGAATGATAAGTCGGTGCAGATTCGGGCTGAACTGATCGGTGGTATTTGTGATCCTAGCACGGAACGGTATTGGAGCGCATAATATGCAAGGTTTTGGATTGACTTCGATAAAGGCTCCTTATCTTGGCAACTCGGGGAAATACGCTATTAATCAGCAACCTGCTCCTCGAAGAAAAACAGCATCATCTATAATACAAGCAAATATCACCAAAGCAAAGAACAGTAGGACTCCAATCAATTCTAAGAAGGTAATTCCTTCAAAGAAAGATATCAGAGAGTATTGCATGCAAGACGAAGAATTTGCAAGAGCCTTCGAAATCCATCGTTTGGCAGGAAAGGGGTCTTCGGCTGCTATTCGAACGTGCACAAATCGTCGGATCGAATTGTTGCGGACTCTGCCATTTGGACCAGTTCTGAAAGACTAGATTAAATGATTCTGGAGAAGTCAATTGATGGAAAAAGAATTCGGTGTTGACAAAATTAGGGTTGAAATCAATAACCTATAAAAATTGATAGACGAGATGTGTAACAAAGATTATCTTTCGGAACAAGAGGTCGTCTATTACAGAGAATTGATAAACGTATCAAAATCTCTTAATTGGATTAAAGAAGATTATGAAAGTTGGTTCTGGGATGATTCTCTAGAAAAAAATGGAAAATACGCTCGCAGGATGAAAGCGAAGGCGCTGACCGCCGAAAAATTTGGCAGGATTCAAAATGAACGAGTTAGTGAAATAGAGGCTCAAAACGACGAACTTCTGGAAATTACTAATCGCCTTGAAAAAGAGGCTAATCTTCGGAAGAAGGATCCATCACTTCAAGCAGCATGGGATAATTATCAGGTAGTGTTAAATATGGTAGAATAATATTGACCATGCCTATCATTTGAGTGTATATTAAACAATGGAAATTTGTTCTAAATGCGGAAAAAATATGAAAGAAAAGAAATTTCGTTATTCTGAAATCTTCGGTGAAACCATCCAAGGAGAAGGACAGTATACCGGAGTTCCTACTATTTGGGTTAGATTTTGGGGTTGCAATTTTTCTTGCCAAGGCTTCGGGCAAAAAAATCCAGGAGATCCGAGTACCTGGGAAACAGAGTATGAAAATCTCGATCTAACTGACATCAAAAGTATGGAAGATGTTCCAATCTTAAAATTTGGGTGCGATTCGGCTTATAGCTGGGCGAAAAAATTCCAGCACTTGGTACACCAAGAAACCCCCAGAGAAATGGTGGATAAACTTGAAAAATTAATGATACACGAAACCAACCCAGATGGGAAGTTTATTCATCCACGCTCTAAACAATCGATTCATATGGCGTTCACTGGTGGAGAGCCGATGATGAACCAAACTGCTATCTGTGAAATTTTTCGTGAATTTGTGAAGAGATCGAATGTTCCATCATTTGTGACCGTAGAGACAAATGGAACACAACGACTGCGTCCAAACGCAGAAGAGTTGATTAATGCGTTCAAAACAGCAAGCGAATGTGGTGGATTGGTTCCTGATGAGCAAGGACCGGTTGAATGGTTTTGGTCAGTTTCACCGAAGCTATACGCATCAGGTGAATCTTGGGAAAAGGCAATAAAAGCAGCCGTGTTACGATCATACGCTGATGCGTCCGACAATGGACAATTGAAATACGTTGTAGATGGTTCAGAGAGATCATGGGACGAAGTAGAAAGAGCCACTAACACGTATCGTGATGTTGGTATTGAATGGCCAGTGTGGATCATGCCGGTAGGTTCATCCGGAGAACAACAGGAAGAAATTCAAGCTAGAATTTGTGAAGAAACTGTTCGACGAGGATACAACTTCAGTGCTCGCATTCACTCATGGATCTTCAATAACGCTATAGGAAAATAAATGTTGAAATTTTTAGGAACTGGATCCGCGTTCACTGTGCCAGAATCAGGAGATTTGAATCAATGTGATTTTCAGTCGAACATGATTGTTAGACTCAATGGAAAAAACCTCTTGATAGATTGTGGGTCTGACATACGATTTTCATTGACGAAAGCGGGTTTAACAATAGGTGATATTGATGGTATCTACATTAGTCATCAACATGCTGATCATATTGGAGGTCTGGAATATCTAGCCTTTTCGACGTTTTTTAATCCGACTATGAAGAAACCTTTTATGTTCGGAAATCATCGATTGCTTGAAGATCTCTGGGATGACTCATTGTGTGGTGGACTCGGAAGCATCGAAGGGCAAAAAGTGAAACTTGACGATTATTTTGAAGTAGTCTCAATTCCAGAGAACGGTGTAGCTAAATGGGAAGAGATTGATTTCCAACTCGTTCAGGTGGTTCATTTTATGGATGGCTTTAGCATCGTTCCAAGTTATGGTTTGATGTGGACAGGTCCTAATGGAACCAAAGCATTTCTAACTACCGATACACAATTCAATCCAAACCAAATCAAAAAATTTTACGATCAATCTGATGTAATTTTTCATGATTGTGAGACGAGTCCTTTTGCTTCTGGTGTTCATGCTCACTATGAAGAACTCAAAACTCTTCCAGAAGAAACTAAAGCTAAGATGTGGCTCTATCACTATCATCCAGGTAAAAAAGTGGATTGTAAAAAAGATGGTTTTTTAGGATGGGTGATTAGGGGACAAGAGTTCAATCTTTAAAGATTATTTCTGTAAGATTAACAAGGAGAAAAATGCGAATACCATTCGAATGGATGCCTGGATCATGGGGTCTTAAAGGAAAGACAAAAGCCAGAGCAAAAGCAGAATATGAAATGGCAGCGGGGTCATATGAATTGGCCCGAACTCTTCTTCGCATTGATTATGATGTCACCAAAGAACAAGAAGAAGGGTCAATAGAAGAAATTCCTCTTCAATTTCAAAGAGGATTATTGGAACTTGATTTGTCTTTCGATAAGATAAGCAATTCTTTTTATCAAAATGCGATAGCAACGATTGAAGGTAATCCTTTTGTCAGAGTGATAGAATCTGGGTTTGACTGGGAACAAGGGCCAGGTGGGTTCTGGATGGAATTCGATTGGAATTATGAATTTATTGAATTTTTAAAAGATCAGGGATATGAAGGAGCGGGCGACCCGCAAATATTTGATTCCTGGTTAGCTGATATATATCGATCTCAGATCCTTGAGAATGAATTGTCTGGCGAAGATCAAGCCCCGGAACCTGAAGAATTACAAATCAGAGCAAAACCCAGAGAAGATGGAAAGATAGAATATCTATGAAGAAGATAGAATGTTCTGCACGTGAATCATGTGGTGATATATTTTAGATTATAGCGAAGAGGCAGTATAGATGGAAATAGATTTGTCCGTAATGGATCAGTTGAAGAATTTAAACCTTAAAGGGACCCAACAAATGACAATTCATAAAGTAAAATCATGGCCGTATCTTTTTCAAGCTGTTCTGGATGACAGAAAAAAAGCATGACTTTTGAAATATGAACGAGCGTGATTACAAAGCAGGTGATCATCTTTTGCTACAAGAGTTTGATCAGACTGTCGGCCAATATACTGGCAGAGAGCAGCTTTGTATTATCACGTATGTTACCAATAGAAATACTCCATGTGCGATGTCTAGTGTAGCACTGGATAGGAATCATACCGTACTTAGTATTGAAAAGGTTGAGAATGACTAAATCGATTAAAGATAGAAAGACAGAAATTTGCGTTGACGGAAAATGGAAGGAAATCCATTTCAGAGATCTTAAGAAGGAAGATACATTCAGACTTTTTGATGGACGAGTCACTCCTGTCCGTTATAAGGGAAAATATGAATTCAAAGCTACATCTGATCCGTATGTCAATGGACTCGGTACATTAGAAATTGAAATAGAGGAAGCCCGATGACAATCATTGATTATAGAAGAAGAACAGAATAGAAAGAAGGGTTCTTCATTTTTTCCAAACCGCTTGAAACAATACATGCATCTGCACCTTGGTTATCAGATGAGCTAATTAATTTTAGTAGAAGTTTCTCACGATTAGAGTATCGAAAAGAGCCAGCAAGCAATGGTCAATATCGGATGCTATATCGAAGACTAGGAAGTGATTGGGATTTGTTAATCAGCCGACCAAAACCACCAGTAGCAAGTAATCAAAAAAAGGAGATCACATGGTAAATGATGAAAAACGTCCCGACTGGACGAGATATTTTATGACAATGGCTTATCTGGCCGCAAGTCGAAGCAAAGATGAATCGACTCATGCCGGCTCTATTATTGTGAGACCAGATAACACGATCGTAAGTTCAGGATATAATAGTCCAATCCGAGGTATGGAGATTGAAGAAATACCAAAGACTAGACCAGAAAAATATTTCTATATGGAACACTCTGAACGGAATGCAATCTTCGCCGCCGCCAAAAACGAAGGAGGGTTGGATGGGTGTAGACTTTATGTTAATTTTCTACCCTGTTCAGACGGTGCTAGAGCTATTGTACAGACGGGGATTACTGAGGTCATCGTTCACAAAGAAGGGCAAGCAGCATTCGATGAAGCGTCAGGAATAACTGGTGGAGAATGGGATAGCAGTCATGCAGCGGCTTTAAATTTATTCAAAACGCCTTACGCGAGATCATTGAAAGGAAAGTCTGGTACAACGGTTCCTTTTCCAGATCAAAGGCTTTCGATTCTGCGTTGGTGGAGTGGTGATCTTTGGAAACCTATCGGATTTTTTAGAGGTAAGGAATTCAATCTATGAACGTCAAATCTCTAAAAGAAAGACTCACTGATGTACCTGATGATTACGATGTACAGCTTCAAACCATGCTATGTTTCTTGGATGATGGAACTGGAGAATTAGAAGATGGGCCATTCGAATACCGTTACCATGAGCCAATTATAGGAATAGCGTGGGATGATGAGGATAAAGAAGTAGTCTTTATCCTCCGAAACCCGGATCTAACTAACGCCACATTAAAAAATTATGAAGAGATTGATTGAAAATAAGGAGAAGAGATGAGTTATCGATATATCGCGTATTTAGCAGGACCAATTACCGGACTGTCATATGGAACAGCTACTGATTGGAGAGAATATGCAAAAGAGAAATTGGATCCGAGCATCGCTGGAATGAGTCCTCTACGTGGGAAAACATATTTGAGCCAGGTTGAAAATATTCAGGACACCTATGAAGATATTGCTCTTTCTTGTGCGAAAGGTATTACCGCAAGGGACTTTAATGATTGTCGACGTGCCGATATGGTGATCGCTAATTTCGCCGGTGCACGTGCAGTCAGTATTGGAACCGTAATAGAGATAGCATGGGCAAAGGCTTTCAACGTTCCATGCGTTGCAGTCATGCAAGAAGGAAATCCACACTGGCATGCAATGGTGCGTGAGTCCGTTGGCTTTATCGTCCCGACGCTGGATGAAGCGATTCATATCACCAATGCAATGTTAATTCCTGATCCCAATATTGAAGGATTGTATTCTGCGCCTCAATAATATTTTTGAAATTCTGAGAAAAAGTATTATAATAAAAATATGAAAACATTCATCTTAATAGATCTAGCAAACCTTTATTTCCGGGCGAAACATGTCGTTCGAGGCGACACCCCAGAAGAAAAAGCGGGAATGTGCTTGCATATAAATTTGATGAGTTTGCGCAAGGTTTGGAAAAAATTCAATGCTAGCCATCTCGTCGTGTGTTTAGAAGGCCACTCGTGGAGAAAAGAAGTATATCCCGCGTACAAAGCCAATCGAGTCCATGAAGAAATAACGGACCCGAAGGAACAGGCAGAACAGGAAGCAATGTACGGCGCCTTTACTCACATGAAAGAAATGTTCGAAGAACATACAAACGTAACTGTTCTTCGTCATTCATTAGCAGAAGCAGATGATATGATCGCTCGGTGGATCGCAGTACATCCAGATGACAATCATATCATCTGTTCTAGTGACAGTGATTTTGTTCAGCTAATAAATGAAAAGGTCACGCTCTACAATGGAATTCGTGATGTGACTTTCACTCCAGCAGGTGTCTTTGATGATAAGGGCCGTTCTTTGGATTTTTCCGTGAAGAATGATGGAAAGGTTAGAGTAGGGAAGCAGATTATCAAAGAAACCGATTCGTTTCCAGAGCGCGCAGATTGGATCGAATATGCTTTATTCACGAAGATCATTCGAGGTGACAAAGGCGATAATGTTTTCACGGCGTGTGAGCCCGGAACACGACAGAAAGGTTCATCTAAAAAAGCTGGAATTATCGAATGTTTTGAAGACAGGAAAGATCAAGGATTTGAGTGGTTCAATTTTATGAATCAGCGGTGGACAGATCACAACGGAACAGAACACATCGTCCGTGATCTGTTCGAGACAAATGAGACATTGATTGATCTTAAAAAAATGCCTTTCGAAGTTAAGGAAGCATTTGATGAATATATATTGAATTACGAGAAAGAACCAGTGAAGCAACTTGGATTTCATTTCCTTCGTTTTGCTGGAAAATATGATTTAGCTGAGATTACAAAAAATCCAAATGACTTTGTGGAGATGCTGAATGCTAGGAATTTATAGCAAAGAACAAGCTTACGAAGAATATCTTAATAAAAGAGAAGAATGGATCAACATTAAAAACATTGATGAGCCATTTGTGAATACTAGATTAGCTGAAAAAAGACGAGGAGTTTGTTTAGATGGATTTACTTCAATTCAACGCCCATTAGAAGAATTGGGATTCGATTGTGCTGAATTCTCTTTTATTGGTTTCAGAGAAAAATATTTTCAGAAATCAATATTTACACCTACCAGAAAAAAAAGTGAATTCAAAGATGAATGTGAAATACAAATAAAAAAACAAAAAGAATATGCTATTATCCTTAGTAAAAGAGGTGTCGATCTAATCAATCATATAGTAAATAACGATGAAAATGTTAAAAATCAAATTGAAGAATATAACCATTTGAAAGAAGAAGAAGACAAAAGAGAAAAAGAGAAAAAGATTAGAGAAGATAATCCTAGCCTACAGACAGCATGGGAACATTACAATATTCTATTGACTTTACATAGATGAACATTAGTTCTTCATTAGACTATTGAGAATCGATTACTGAATTATTTTCTAATTTTCAAGAATCCAAAATGTCGAAGATAAAACATCAGAGTTCTAATGGAGTAAATAATGAGAAAAGGAGTGTTGATGCAAGCTAAACCGTTAACTGAATCCTCTTTTATATTGATGACCGATGCAGGAGATCGTTTCGGGTTGTTATTGAAGAAAGATCTAGGCGTAGAATTAATCACATCGGATACACAGAATGAATTTCCTAATTTAGAATCACTGGAAGATCTTCTCGGCGGTTCTATCCATTTTATTAAGCCCATAGAAAATAAAGGTCAATCAGATATCGATATTAATGGGTATCCTTGCCGTCATGTTGAAATATTTGACATTGAAAAAGGTGAGTTGATCACTTACAAAGCTAGTCCCAATTCATCAGTTAGGTGGATTGCAGGATGGTGGGGAATCAGATTTACTAGAGGATTTATTACTTTCCTCTGTCCCAAACCGGGTTCATTAGAAGGGAACGATTTTGTCGGTCCTTTTAAGACTAAGATGGAAGCAGAGGCATCAGTAAAAATCAAAAACCAACAAATTAGGGATGATGATGAATCTATTTAACACAAAGAAAATTGTTGATCTAGACCACTGTTTAAACGAACTTGAGAAATTTGGTAGAATAATTTCTACTCTGACTAAAGAGTTTGAAAGAGCTAAAGCATGAGTTCCTATCCATCTCTAGAAAATTTTATTAGTAGGGTTCAGAGAGCTCGTGGTACTAAATCAAAGGAATTTAGATTAACGACCGAAGAAGCAACGTCTATCGCAATTGAAATCAGCAAGTTGATAGTGCTAAAGACTATCGAAGTAGAAAAGGTTGATCCTTCAAATCGAATAGATGGAGGAGCATTTACGAAGAGTTAAGTAGATTAGAAAATCCCCATCGGTGGAATATTTTGTTCTTCTGCAACTTCCCGTAAGTCACTACTTTTCGATTCATCATACCACATGACTTGATCAAGCATCCGAATTATCAGAATCACTGCCATAACCAAATCATCATGTTCTCCAAGCTTAGCTTTGAATCCTGTTCCTGCGGCAACAAAGAAGTTGAATTGACGAGCTAATTCCTTTGAATTGATTTTCATTGCTCTTTTCTCTAAGAGCGTCTTCAATCGAGAACAAGCACCGACTTTTGTTCTATTTGTCGTGTTGAAACCTTTCCGGATCCGCTTGCCTCTTGTCTTTCTTGGTTCAGTCAAAAAAGAACCGTCAAAATTATCCTCTCCGATTTCGTCGATGATTACCAACGCAGCTTCGCCTATCGTATTGTTCTCTACAGACCAATAAATCTCAGGATTAGTGTCACCGTCTTTTCTCATTTCTTGATCAATGATCGTTAGGATCTGTCTCATGACGCGCACCTGGTCAGGAATCCCCAAAATTCTGGACTGCCATTCAGCTACTTGTTCCATACCGGGAAGCTCAAAAATCTGAATGGCGGCGAAATCACCACCAGTCCCGAGAGAAGGATCATATCCAATAATGTAAGTATTTCCTCCTTTGGGTTTCTTCCACCAAGTGACCTCGCCCATAGCTTCAAGAGGACGAACCTGATCAACCTCTTCCATGATCGTTTTCAGGATCATCCCGTCAATCAAGGTTTCAGAATATCCAACGAATTCACATAGCTGCTCTCGTTCGAATTTCTGGTCATCATTCATTTTAGCACGTTGTCGACGTTCCCATTCTTTATCTCTAAATGGATGAGCTTTCCAGGTCGCCTTAATCGATTTGAATTCGTTGTAGCCAGGTCCCTTTGGATCCAACGGTTTTCCGTCCTCGTCAGTATATCGTGTAGATCCCCGCCAAAGACTAGCGAAAGTATCATATTCTGTGTACGGTGTCGAAGTTATAAACGATCGACCACCTGTTGCCAATGTCTGTGAAATCGCCGCCCAGAAATCGGCTTGCATATTTGGGTGGATGGCTGCGAACTCATCAACGTAAAGAAGAGAAATAGACAAACCACGACCAGAATGAGGTCCGGTTGCACGAGAAACAACCCGTGATCCATTAGTAAAGAGGACATGACCTTTAGCATATCCGTCGGTTCTAACGGCGGCTCGAATAAAGTCCGGGCAATTTTCATATCCAAACTGAATTCTTTCCATAATTTCAAGAGCCTGCAATTGATTATTAGCACAAATCAAGACGGTTTCATCTTTGTGGAACATAGTAAACCAGAGGATCAATCCACCTACAACAGTTGTTTTTCCCATCTGTCTAGCAAGCATGGCGATATTATCGTTGAAATTGAGAAAATTCGCAATCATCTCAATCTGATATGAAAATGGTTGGAAAAGTTCACGGGAAGATTTGCCTTGCTTTCCAACCATGGTCTGAATGTAATAATAGTTCCGAAGGAAATACTCAGGATCGCTTTTGCATTTCTTGAGTTCTATTTTCATCGCATCATTATATGTAATCCTAATTGACGATTTTTTATACGCTCCATTAGGTATCTTCAGATATTTTGAGTGAATTCCCGGTTTCTTAATTGTCATACTCTTATTTATCAATAAATAAAACAAAGAACAATGCTTGGAGCTCAAAAATGATTTCATATAACCGCCTAGCTTCTGAAATTTACGAAATATTGGCGGCCCCATCTTACGATTATACCTTGAAGATATATGACCAAGAAGGAAATTCAACAGCTACTCCAACAAGGGCCAAATGGATTTACGTTGAACCAGATGATATCATCATTCGATTGTCGGTTCGGGGCGAAGCAAAGAATGGCGTACGGAATGAAGAAATTTTCTTCTGGAAAAATCAAGATCTCGATAAAGATAAGATGATTAAGATCATCGGACGAATCAGAAAGGTCTGCAACCTTTTCGGTGTAGGTCTTACAGTAAAGGATTTCGCTCGTTCAGAAATGCAAAAAAAATTTAGTGATATGACTGCCAGAGAAATAGAGGAAGATCAAATGGATGAATCAATTGAAAGATTAGCAAAACTTTCTGGAATAGAAGAAAATAACGAAGAAGGTTTCCAGAATTGGGACGATGAAAAATCTGAAGACTATGTTCCAGAAGAAGGAGAAATTGTTCGGATTTCTCAAGCAATGATTCATGGTGGAAGACCAGCTGAAGTAACTGGGTTCCATAAAAATAGACAAGGAGAAGTTGAACAGGTATTTGTTCGTTTCGCAAATGGTCAAACTGGTAATTTTCATGCCAGTGATATTGAAGTCGATGAGGATGGTATGGCAGATAAAGAATATTATGAAGAGTTAGAAAATAGCGATAATGAAGAATACGGTCGAGAAGATTATGTCCATGAAGACAGCACTGATTCAATGTTTCAAGACGACCAAGTGAAAGCTATTCTTGATAAGCATCAAATGCAGACGATACACGATCAAGACCTTGAAAGTGATACTGAAGTATTTCAAGACCTCTACGCTTATTTTGTACACGGCGGTGATATGCCTTATGGTATCGCAAATGGTGATGATGGTGACCCAGCAGAATGGATCTTCCATCGACTCGATTCAATGGGTTTATTGACTGATGATATTGAAGAGAACGACATCGGATCACATGCTTGGGGTCCTGAATTTTTCGAAGAGGAAGATGGAATAATGGAATCGATGTCGGGAAATTCTAAGAGATCGTATTACAGCTTGGAAGAAGCTCGTCTGGTGGTTGTCCACGAGAAGATGATCGACGAAGAAAAACGAGGAGCTCGTTCTCGCAATATCAAAGAAATGTACGTTGAAGCTAGGGGAGAGAGGTTCCGTATCCCAGAAAATTATTTGATGGGCGGTAAAGCGATGTGTAGGCATCTCAACGAAGGCGGCTCTGCTATGGACAAAACCGGAAAAAGAATTATGGAAAGATGCAGAGAAGCGGGTTCTCTCCGTTCTTTCATTAAAGAATATCGATCAAATGGTCCCGCTAATCTTCTGGAAATGGCAAAAAGTCGAGTCCGTTCTTTGCGAGAAGAATGTGGTAAGATGACTGGTCCTAAAGGATATCATGCGTTCAAAGAATCATTCACCAAGCAGAAAAGAATAGGAAAAGAAAGAATCAACGAAATGTCACTTTACATCGCCGCTGATCTCGGACTAAATGAAGACGCTGATTTGCATGAAGGAATTCAATATCTTGCAAAGATGATGGTTCAAGAAAATGCTATTATGATCAAGAACGTGGCTCACGTGCTTTCGCATCTTAAGGGTGACAGAGAATCTGGAAGAAAGGAAACCGGAATCGAAGACCTTGCTAAAGCTTTGGTCCTTAAAAAAGTAGCTAATAGTTTGAGCAATGAAGATAAAAAACAAATGGCTTATATGGTCGGTATCGGTGTTCGTAAGCTTTGGAAAGAGCATCAAGGGAAGATCTCAGATCAGATCGATAGGATCGCAATGTCAATTAATGATGATTTCTTAAGTACACTGTTCAATAGAATCGTCGATAAGTTGGTCCACGATGATAAGGTAGCAAAGCATGAATTAGCTATTGCTAATATGATTAAAGATGGCGTGTTGGGTAACATCAAAGAACAGACGACGATGGAACAGGATTCTTTGTTGGAATTAGAAACTTACATTACTGAAACAGCAATGAAGCCTTTCATCTCAGAAGGGTAAATGCGAGGCCGGGTATGATAATGAATGCAATGCAAAGTGATTTTGAACGGATGATACGTTCGAATCATCGTTTAGTCCTATTGGACATCCTTTATTGGCTGCCAGATCATTCAAGCGTTTTACAAGAATTTATATGGCAGACAATGGATGATGTTCCATCTTTTCCTAGAGTATATAGATTCTTAGATTTTTGGAAAGAAAACATCGAAGCGACTATTAGTGAAATCAAAATAGCACATGCAGATCCCCTTCAAAAGACTAAATTTATTTCGGTAGATATAGTAAAATATATTTGAAAAAATCTCCTCTTTATTGTAATATGAATAGACTAATGAGAATAAAGACTAAATAATATTGTGGAAGTTAAATTTCACAATGGCATTTAGGCACATTAGGCAATTATAGGCAATTATAGGCACAAAGGAGTAACTATGGCACTAAACATGGAAAAAATGCGCGCTCTTCTCGCTCAAGAAGAGGAAAAAAATCAAAATCGTGGAAATAATTCTAACAACCAATTACCGGGTGATGGACCAGTTTATCCGCATTGGGCGATCCCAATTGATTCCAAAGCTATCCTAAGGTTTTTACCAGATGGTAACGAATCAAACCCATTCTTTTGGCAAGAACGATCAATTCGTAAACTTCCATTCACGGCAGTGAAAGGATTTGATATTGGTAATCGATCAACAGTTGAAGTTGTAGTCCCTGACTTGAACGTTTTTGATAAGAATATCGATCCGATCCAGAAAGAGATTGGTCCTTGGTGGGAAGAAAACCGATTCGAAGAATACCGAACTTACAAGAAAAGAATTTCTTATATTTATCAAGGATTAGTTAGAAAGCATCCAGGTTTTCTTGATAAGAAAGGAAATATTGCAGAGTCCACTTCACCAGAAAATCCAATTCGTCGGTTTATTATGAGTCCTGGTATTTACGAAACTATCAGAGCAATCATCATGAATCCAAAGATGAGATACTCTCCTACGGATTATGAGCATGGTAGAGACTTTGAAATCCATATGCGTAAGAAAGGCGAGCATAACAATTACGATGCTAGTCAGTGGTCGTTCGAAGAAGATGCTCTAACAGTCGAAGAGCTCGAAGCTATTGAGAAATTTGGTTTGTCTAATCTTAGTGATTTTATTCCGAATCGTCCAGATGATGCACATGTTGAAGCAATGATTGAATTGTTTCAGGCATCAGTTGCTGGCCTACCTTATGATCCTGATCGTTGGGGTGAATATTTTAAGCCAACTGGTGTTAATCTCAGCGAATCGAGTCAGCCGAACGGCGCCGACAAATCCGCTGATAAGGAACAGGAATCAGAGGCCGAAGCAGAAAATTCTAAGACTAAGGATCTGCTAAGCAAGCTCAAAAAAGAAAAGGCAGCTGACGACGATGAACCACCATTCGACGTCGATGAAAAGCCTAAAGAAGAGCCTAAAGAAGAGGTAAAGGAAGAGGTAAAGGAAGAAGTGAAGACCGAAAAACAATCGGCAAGCACTGCAGATCTTATCGCGAAATTAAAGGCTCGTCAATCATCTAAATAAAATCAGATGGCAGGGGTTAATTCCCTTGTCATCTTTTCAAAAGAAAAGATCAATGATCTTTTCTTTATCGTAATACCTGTCTGACAATAGACAGAAGGAGGTTATAATCACAAAACCAGTTGATATTTCAAAATTTCGCAAGTCAGTAACTAAGGGGATCGGTGGAATTAGTGAAGGTTTTAATGATCCAAAAACCTGGCTAGATACCGGAAGTTATGCCCTTAATTTTCTGATTTCTGGAAGATGGGATGGGGGTGTTCCTCTTGAAGGAAAGATGACAATGTTTGCCGGATCATCGGGTTCAGGAAAGTCGTATATCGTCTCAGCAAATTTGGTAAAAGATGCACAAAAGAAAGGCATCTTCCCGGTAATCATTGATAGTGAAAACGCTCTAGATGAAGAATGGCTTACAAAACTAGGAGTCGATACTAGTCCTGATAAAATCATGAAGATTAATGCTAGTTTTATCGATGATGTCGCCAAGTTCATCAATGATTTTATCAAAGAGTACAAGGGAGAATATGGCAATCTTCCACTTGAAGATCGACCAATGCTACTCTTCGTCGTTGATTCTATTGGGATGCTATTAACACCGACCGATCAGGATCAATTTCAGAAAGGTGATATGAAAGGTGATATGGGTCGAAAAGCTAAACAGCTTGGATCATTGGTAAAGAATGTCACTGCTCTTATCGGCTCGGAGAACATTGGATTGGTGGTCACAAATCATACATATGATTCACAGGACATGTTCAGACCTGATTCAGTTATCACTGGTGGGAAGATTATTGAATTTGCAAGTTCAATCATCGTTGCACTTGAAAAATTAAAGCTAAAGGAAGATGCAAATGGAAACAAGGTAACAAACGTTACTGGTATCCGCGCATCGACACAAGTTAGAAAGTCTCGTTATGCGAAACCCTTTGAGAAGATTGAAATCAGAATTCCTTGGGAAACAGGAATGGATCCATATTCGGGTTTGTTCGATTTGTTTGAGAAGAAAGGTCTGATTATCAAAGAAGGAAATCGGTATAAGTACAATAGTCCAGATGGTACTGAATTTAAAGATTTCCGCAAGAATTATGGACCTGAAATTTTTGACAAAATGATGGCTGGATATGATGAACCAGAAGTTAAACAAACAGAAGAAATCGATCCGGAAACCGGTGAAGTTTTGGAGGAATAATGCAAGAAGAATTGTTTATTGATCTTTGGCAGCTTTTTATGGCACATACTACCGATAAAGAGCTTGAAGAAGCTGCTTTTCGATTTGTTGAAATATTTGAGGATTGTGGAATTGATGTGAGTCGTTTTGAAGAAGTTCATGGACGCTGTAGCTTTCTAGATGAAGCCATAGAAGAAAAAACGAAGATAGAAGAAGATCCCGATGACGAATATGACGTGGATTATTGATGTCAGGCTGGGTTTATAAAATTCAGGAGTCTTACAATAATATTCTTCCCTTTGTGGAGTATTTTGAAAAAGAATATCAAGATGCAACCAAGGAAGTAAAACTTGAAGGACGTATTGAAGATAATTCAGCTAGATTGCCAGGTGAATTTGAATACCGCTATCGTCAATTACAAGAGATCGAAGCTGTTCTCGAATTCTTAAACATTGATCTCAGAAGAGAAAGATCTTCTCTTTATAAGAAATATTTAGAGAATTATAAAAGACAATTGACGTCTAGAGATATTGACAAATATATCGACGGCGAAGCAGAAATTGTCGAACTTCAGATATTACTAAATGAGGTAGCTTTGATCCGAAATAAATTCTTGGCTCTTACCAAAGGATTTGAAGCTAAAGGTTTCCAATTGAATAATATTATTCGTCTTCGCTCGGCTGGGATCGAAGATGCTTCCATATAAATAGAGTAGAAATAGGAATAAAAATAGGAAGAAAAATGGAAATTAGATTTTTAGATCCAGACGCAAAAAAGAAAAATAAGTATCTAAATCATCTGGGAGCTATCGAAAAGAGGAAAAACAGAGAAGGTTTATTAACAAGTGAAATAATCATAATTGCTAAGTTTTTCGAAAGAAAGAAATTGAATAATGCATTAACTTTAAATGTTAATCGTACAGATCTTTTGAACGTGACAGGATGGGTTAGAACATTATTTAAACTTCAACCATACGAACAAGCGATGAATGATCTTAAAACGATAGGGATTATTCTACCGATAAGTCAAATTGACGAGAGAAAAATTAGGAACGAATACAATAGAAGAAACAGAAAGAAACCTCAAATCTCACGAAAACCAAGAGGCCCAGTTGAGGTCCAAATAATCAAAAGGAGATAACATGACAACCACGACACAACTAGCAGAACAAGTTGAACTCTTTCTAGCAGAAAACGAGAAATTTGAAGACAAAAAGAACAGCGCTGCTGGAACACGTGCACGAAAAGCTTTGATGGAAATTAAGAAGCTAGCAGACGTTCGTCGTAAAGAAATTCAAGCAGCAAAGAATGAAAAGAAGTAACTACAACCCGTGGTGGGATATTGATATGAAGATCACCTGTGTGTTGCTGATGCTCGCTGTTTCGCCTGTCATTTTTATATTGTTGTATTAACTGGAATTAATCATGAATGAAAAATATATCCAATGCGAATCCCAGATAGAGTGGACTGAAAAAGTATTGTGTAAGGTGCGAACTTTTACTCGATCGATTAGAGAACTGTCACACTATTGAAGATTTGAAAGAGTTCATCTTGGAAAATCTTCTATGATAAAACGTTTTCGACAAAACATCGACGGCCGAGATTTCGTCGTCGGGGATATCCATGGTGAACTTGATTTATTCAACGAAAAATTACAAGAGATTTCGTTTGATTCAAGCGTCGACAGAATGTTTTCTGTTGGTGATTTAGTCGATCGGGGTCCAAAATCTTTTGAATGTTTGTTATTATTAGAAAATGAATGGTTTCATTCGGTGATGGGGAATCATGAATTAATGATGATGGACGCTATTATTGATGAGACTGCATATGGACAAAAAATCCAGCATCATGTTCATAATGGTGGAGAATGGATGCTTAATATTGATCAAGAAAAAATACGAAGATGTTTTGAATATGCTAAGAATTTGCCATTAGTTTTTGAGGTCGAGACCTTATCTGGTTTAATAGGAATTACGCATGCAGATCCCGCAGTAGATGATTGGTCAAAATTGCATGAAGAACCATTTGCCTATGAACATGATGTTCTATGGTCGCGTTCAAAAATTAGTCACAATGACAGCTTTATCATCAAGAATATCTTCATGACGTATCATGGACATACCCCGCTACAGTCAACCAAACAACTTGGTAATTCTAGATTTATTGATACTGGTGCTGTATTTGGAAATCGCTTGACCATAGAAGAATTAGGTATCGTTAGTTAACGAGGAAAAATAATGAAGATTAAGGAATTATTGATTATGGAAACAGAACAACCGGGAACTTTCGTCGGAATCCATCTTGCAGAAGAAACATTGGATCATATCAAAGAATATATGGATAAAAATAAGATTCAGAATGCACTAACTTCAGAGAAGCTACACATCACTCTTCTTTATTCTAAGAAGCCGTGCCCAAACTATAAAGCTGCACGGGATATATATCCGATCACTGCTAAATCCGATAGGTTTGACATCTGGACTAGTACTCATATCGAAGGAAATCCAAATTGTCTTGTTTTGAAAATTGATTGCCCAGAAATCAAAGAAAGAAATCAAACACTTATGACTGAGCATGAAGCGACTTCTGATTTTCCAGATTACAAGCCTCATCTTACTTTCAGTTATGATGCCGGAGACATTAAGGTGGACGATCTTCCAGAGTTTAACAATGAGATAATATTAATTCGAGAGTACAAAGAAGATCTTAGAGCCGAATATAAAAAAGACGACTAATTTTCTTCTTGATTTCTAAGATGTTCGTGTTATTACAATAAAACATCGAGAAGGATTTGTGATATGGGCGATACACTAGACACTAGACACTAGACACTAGACACTAGATTCGAAGAAGCTTATAGAAAGGAAACACCCAAGATGAAAAAAATATGGGAAGATCTCAAATGTTTTTTTGGTATTCATCCATACGATGAAGATGATAATTATACAAACGGATATCGTTGGAGATTTTGTAGAAGTTGTGCACACAGACAGCGCCGCGCACCTCAAGGTCTTAATCCAACTGATTGGCATGATTTTTAATTATAACGAAAATAATTGATTTTCTTCTAATCAAGTGTTACTATCTATTATAGAAAGTGAGAAAGTGAGAAAATATGACTGATGAAACAGTAATAGATAAGAAGACTAAAACAAAATCGAAGGTTCAAAAACCAAAGAATTATCATGTTATTCTTTTAAATGATGACTATACCACTATGGCATTTGTGATTGGTCTGTTATCATTTGTTTTCCATAAAACCGATTCAGAGGCGTTCAACATCACACGAGAAATTCACGAGAAAGGTAAAGGCATTGCCGGAACTTTTTCACTGGAAATTGCCGAAACAAAAGCAGCAGAAACGATCATGTTAGCTCGGCAAAGTGAATTTCCTTTGACGGCACAAGTTGTAGAAGAATGAAAATAATTGAAGACTATCCTCCAAATTTTGATGAATTGATAAAGGTTTTTCCGATTACTAAAACTGTTATCTTCGCATGGGGAGACAAAATTTATAATCCGAATAGGATTCATATTCCCGCCGAGCTCATCTCCCATGAAGAAATTCATGGTGCCCGACAAAAACCCGACGTAGAAGGTTGGTGGGCACGATACATCGAAGATCCGGTCTTCAGAATCCAGGAAGAAATTCCAGCTCATCAAGCGGAATATAAATGGCTTATGGAAAATGGAAACAGGCACGAACGAAAATCTGCCTTGAAGATTGTTTCGAAGAAGCTTTCAGCTCCTCTTTATGGTCAGCTTATCAAACCAAAACAAGCAAGAGAAATAATTAAAGGAGTGTTGAATAATGACTGAAAAAATAACGATTGGATTACAATATGATGGATGGGAAATCATACTTCCAAATGAGAAAAGATTTTCGTGGAATCATAATGAAGAAGACAATGGGACCTTAGCGTTGCAAGCTCTTCTTGAAGAGCTTGGTTTTGAAACTGAAATCGAGGAGCAGTGTTGAATGTTTTTCTTTTGGGTGGTCGTTCTTTCTAGCCTAATATTGTTTTTAATTTGGTTTTTATATTGCAATGAAAAAACTTACAAAGAAAGAATAGCGATGATAAATAGAAAAGAAATAGGCGGAATCTGGTCTGTATCTTTTCAAGAACATCTTTGGACTCTTGTGTTTTTTAGAAATATTGAAACATTATATACAAAAAGACGTGATAAAATAAGGAGTCGACGATGCGACCTATCCTGGTAGTAGACACCGAAACGACCGGTCTTAACGTGAAGACAGCTGAGATTATTGAGATCGCCGTTTGTGATGTAGAGACAGAGACAATGGAATCGTTTCTTCTTCGCCCGGTTGAAGGTATTCCAGAAAACGTACAGAAATTGACAGGTATTGATGAGGAAATGGTTAAAGATCAACCTACTTTCTTTGAAAAAATCGAAGATGTGATTAAGCTTCTCCGTCCAGGAGATAACCCAATATACGTCGCTCATCACGCACCGTACGACATGCCAGTTATTCGAAACAACCTTGATTTCGCCGGCCTAACCGAAAAAGACACCGAATGGCTTTCTAGAGAAAATTGGCTCTGTACCAATCGACTGTTGCGACGGGCTCACGGACACAAACCTCGCCTAAAATACACGAATCTTCCAGCGGCTATTGAGTTTTTCAATCTGGATGTTCCAGAAGCAGATACAGTCCACCGCGCAGAAGCTGATGTATGGATGGCTTTGCGATTATTCAATCAACTTCGTAAGAATGACTACGAAGATTTATCTGATGAAGAATTGATTGATCTCTGTTGGCAGCGATATGTATTCGCCCGATTTCCTTTTGGAAAACATAAAGGAAAACTGTTGAAAGACATTCCGACCGGTTATTTCGTCTGGATGTGTGATAATATGGATTCATTAAATCCAAAAGATGAAAGATTCGACCCGGATCTTTATTCTACAATAGAAAAAGAAATTGAGCGTCGGGTCGCTGACTTAGGCGACTAAATAGAAATGAATTAATTTAAAGACCGAATGGAGAAAAGATGACCAATATCTTTCAAGATTTCAAGAGTCACTATGATACTAAGAAGCAAGAAGAACTTACAATACAGGAATATTTAAAGCTGTGCAAAGAAGACCCATCAACCTACGCAACAGCAGCAGAAAGAATGTTGAAAGCTATTGGTGAACCAGAAATGGTAGACACCAGCGACGACGCTCGATTTAGTCGCGTCTTTAATAATCGGACCATTAAGGTTTATCCTTCCTTCAAAGATTTCTACGGGATGGAAGACACTGTTGAACAGATCGTCGGTTATTTCAAGCACGCAGCACAAGGACTCGAAGAAAAGAAGCAGATCCTCTATCTCCTAGGGCCAGTCGGTGGAGGAAAATCAAGCCTCGCAGAAAGAATCAAATCTTTGGCTGAAAGTTTTCCAATTTATGCTCTGGCGACAGACGACTCCACTAGTCCCATTTTCGAAAGTCCGCTAGGGCTATTCGATCCTGAACAATGGACCGATCGACTCGAGAAAGAATATAATATTCCAAGTCGATACCTAAATGGACTAATGAGTCCATGGGCGAACAAGAGGCTTCGTGAAGATTTTGATGGTGATATCAGCAAGTTCAAGGTGGTTCGTTTGAATCCATCTAAGCTTAATCAGATTGCAATCTCAAAGACTGAACCAGGTGATGAGAATAACCAGGATATCAGTGCCTTGGTTGGTAAGGTTGATATCAGAAAATTGAACAAATTCGCACAGAATGACCCGGATTGCTATTCTTATGATGGTGGGCTATGCCGGGCAAACCAAGGGGTATTGGAATTCGTGGAAATGTTCAAAGCCCCGATCAAGGTATTGCATCCGTTACTCACGGCGACACAAGAAGGGAATTATATCGGAACTGAAAACATTGGTGCTATTCCTTTTCATGGTGTGATCCTGGCCCACTCGAATGAATCAGAATGGACGACGTTTAGAAACAACAAAAACAATGAAGCCTTTCTCGACCGTATTTACATCGTCAAGGTTCCCTATTGCTTGCGGACAACTGAAGAGCAGGAGATCTACGAAAAGCTGTTGGCAAGCTCTTCTCTGGCGAACGCTCCCTGCACGCCAAAGACATTAGAGATGATGGCACAGATGGCCATTTTATCCCGCCTCAAGATTCCAGAAAATAGCAGTTTATTTTCGAAGATGAGAATTTATGATGGTGAAAATTTGAAAGACGTTGATCCTCGAGCTAAGTCAATCTCAGAATACCGAGACGTAGGTGGTGTTGATGAAGGTATGTCAGGATTGTCAACTCGCTTTGCGTTCAAAATTTTGTCAAAGGTGTTCAATTATGATCCAGAAGAGATTGGTGCTAATCCAGTACATCTTTTGCGAGTTTTAGAAGAAAGTATAATCAAGGAACAATTCTCGACGGAAACCGAAGAACAATACATCGGCTTCCTTAACGAATATCTCAAAGACAAATATGCAGAATATATCGGTAAAGAAATTCAAATTGCTTATCTCGAAAGCTATTCAGAATACGGACAGAATTTGTTTGATCGTTACATTGATTATGCTGATCACTGGATTGATGATAAAGATTATAAGGATCATGATACCGGTGAAATGTTTGAACGTTCTGCATTAAATGACGAACTAGAGAAAATTGAAAAATCTGCTGGAATCGCTAATCCAAAAGACTTTCGTGGCGAAGTGGTTAATTTCGCTCTACGGTTCCGCGCCAAAAACAAAGGCAAGAATCCAAAATGGACGTCATATGAAAAGCTTCGCGAAGTAATTGAGAAGAAGATGTTTAGTTCAACTGAAAACATTCTTCCAGTGATTAGCTTTGGTTCGAAGTCAAGCGAAGACGATGAAAAGAAGCACAAAGATTTTGTTGAACGAATGAAGGAAAAGGGTTATACAGAGAGACAGACTCGTCTCTTAGTCGAATGGTATATGCGCGTGAAAAAATCGACATAAGGAGCTAACGTGTCATCAATTATAATCGATCGACGTAAAAACGGCAAGAACAAAAGTTCTTCCAACCGACAACGCTTTATCAAACGTTCCAAAGCTGTAATCAAAGAAAGAGTCGATCAGATCGTTTCTGAACGAAGCATCAAAGATATCGGTTCGGGTGATAAAATCAAGATCCCTTCTAAAGGAATTAAAGAGCCTAGCTTCCAAAACGGTAAGGGAGGAAAGAAAGATCACGTCCTCCCCGGAAACAAAAAACACATTGTCGGAGATGAAATCCAACGTCCACCATGTGGTGGTGCAGGTGGAAGAGAAGGATCATCCGATGGAGAAGGTGAAGATGATTTTGTCTTCAACATCAGTAGAGAAGAATTCTTAGAATTCTTCTTCGAAGATCTTGAGTTACCCGATCTAATAAAAACTCAACTTAAAGACATTGAAGTCCAGAAACTAAAGAGATCAGGTTTTACTCCAGTAGGAAATCCATCTAATCTGAATGTTTTGAGATCAATGAAGCAAGCGCTAGCTCGCAAGATCGCTTTACAAGCAGCGTTCGATGATGAAATTGAAAAAATCGAGTTGTTGATTAAAAAAGATCCTTCTTCTAAAGAACTTAAAAAGAAATTAGAAGAACTCAAAGATCTAAGAGAAAAGGTACCGTTCATAGATGATGTTGATTTACGTTTCAATTCTTTTGAAAATAAACCAGATCCAACTACAAAAGCTGCGATGTTTTGTATCATGGACGTCAGTGCCTCAATGGGAGAATATGAAAAAGATCTCGCCAAGAGATTCTTTATTCTTCTATACCTTTTCTTACAGCGAAAATACGAAAAGATCGAAATTGTCTTCATTCGCCACACTCATAGTGCTAAAGAAGTAGATGAACAGGAGTTTTTCCATTCGAAAGAATCAGGCGGTACCGTCGCCAGTACAGCATTGAAATTAGCTCATGAAATTATTCAAAAACGTTACCCGTCATCAGATTGGAATTTGTATTTTGCTCAAGCATCGGATGGAGATAACTGGATAAACGATTCGGCTCAATGTGAAGAGTTACTATCTGAAACTATTATGCCTCTTGTCCAATATTATGCTTATATCCAATTAGAACAAGATGATGACTCATTTATGTTTGGTACCTTTGGAGAAAAAGAGCTCTGGCAAAGCTTTGAAAAGATGATGGGAAGATTTAAAAATTTCAAGATGAAAAAAATTAACGGACCGAATGAAATCTATCCGGTTTTCAGAGAACTATTTTCTTGAACTTAATTTCTTATGCAGTCACAAAAGGTAAAAAATGAAACAGAGCAAAAAACTTTGGGACGATAATGATTGGAATTTTGATCGGCTAAATGAAGTGACGACCATCATCGAAAAAATAGCAGTCGAAAAATTTGGACTTGACTGCTATCCAAATCAGTTGGAGGTTATTTCCTCTGAACAGATGATGGATGCTTATACTAGTCATGGAATGCCAGTGTTCTATTTCCATTGGTCTTTTGGTAAAAATTTCACCCAGACAGAAAATAATTACCGTCGTGGTAGGATGGGCCTCGCCTATGAGATAGTGATTAACTCAAGCCCGTGCATCAGTTATCTGATGGAAGAGAATACGATGGTGATGCAGACTTTGGTTATTGCCCATGCAGCTTTCGGACACAATAGCTTCTTCAAGGGAAATTATCTATTCAAAGAGTGGACAGACGCAGAGGCCATTATCGACTACCTGATTTTTGCTAAAAAATATATCACAAAATGCGAAGAGAAGTATGGTTTAGAAGCAGTAGAAAAGGTTCTTGATTCTTGCCATGCTTTGCAATTCTTTGGAGTAGATCGCTATCATAAGCCAAAAAGACAATCCAAAGAGAAAGAGCTCGAACGTCTTCACGAAAGAGAAGAGTACAGACAACGATCAGTTGATGATCTTTGGAAGACATTGCCGCAATCGAAGAACAAAGACCCAAACGGAAAGGTTTATAAACCCTTCCTCGAAGAGAAACAAGAAAATATCCTCTATTTTCTAGAAAAGAATGCTCCTCTTTTGAAGAATTGGCAGCGAGAAATTATCCGAATAGTCCGCAAGACAAGTCAATATTTTTATCCTCAAATGCAGACAAAAGTGATGAACGAAGGATGGGCGAGTTTCTGGCATTATACTTTGATGAATGAATTATGGGAACAAGGTTTTCTTGATGATGGACATATGCTTGAATTTATGCATAGTCATACGTCGGTTCTATTCCAGCCAGATTTTGATGATCAACGTTATTCTGGATTAAATCCATATTACCTGGGATTTTCGATCTTTATGGACATCAAGAGGATGTGTGATAACCCAACAGACGAAGATAAAAAATGGTTCCCTGATATCACCGGTGGAGATTGGCTTACAGAAATAAAATACGCAATGGAAAACTTCAAAGATTCTAGCTTCGTCCTACAATATCTAAGTCCCAAAGTCATCAGAGATTTGAAACTTTTCGTCTTAAAAGATGAAGAAGATGAAAATTATCTGGTAACCAATATCCAAGATCAAGACGGCTACATTAAAATCCGTAAGAATCTTTCTCAACAATATGAAATCAATCGTTCCATCCCGGATATTCAGATTACTGATTTCGCCATTGATGGTGATAGGACTCTATTTCTGGAACATACTATGATTGACAAGATACCATTAGACAATGATAGTGCTCAGGAAACCATCCGTCATCTACGTAGACTCTGGGGCTTTGATATAATGCTTGAAAGCATCGATGAGGTAGGAGACGTCCGGGATATATTCGAAAGCATCCTTTCCAGTGACGATGAAAATATCTGGGAATTTAACGACATTCCTTTTTAATGCTTGACTTTTTCTTGCACCGTGTTATAATTAATTATGATAAAGAAATAAGAAGGTATGAAAATGGATAAGTTGATAGTTTACGGCGAAGAAAATGAAAAGATCGAATTCGAAATCGCAAATGGTTTCGTGGGGCGCGTGGTATCTGCGGTCGCAGAATACAACATTCCAGCTGCAGAACGGGTTGCTAAGCTTCTCAACGAAGATGCAAAGAAAAATATTGACAATCAAGAGAAGATTTAGTATAAATAAAAGGCAAGATAGACATAAAGTCATTTTGCTTTAAGTTGGATCGATTGGTCACAGCAAATGTATTTAAACCCATGAAAGTGAGGTGATACAATGAAAAATACAATCCTTAAGGTATCTCGTCAAGATACCATCGCAGAACTTTCACCGTGGTTCGATAGCCAATTGAAAAAGCTAATCGCAAGTGGTGGATTCATTCAAGAAACAGAATTAAGACTGACCTCGATCAAATTGATCGAGGATCTGGTTGATTATCGAAAACAATCAGGTATCGACGTTGCAGTTCTTGGCGTTTCTGGTGGTGTTGATTCGGCTCTGGTAGCCGCGCTGTTTAAAGAAGCAGGATGGAAAGTCAAGGGTTTATTGCTTCCAATCAATCAAGATCCGGTCGAAACCGAACGTGGTGTTGAAGTTTGTGATGCTCTTGAGATTCCATTCGAAACGATTGATTTGACCAGTGAAGCGCAGCTTTTGTCTGATCGATTGGTGCACATTAATCCAATGACTGACGACGAAAAAATTCGTACCGGGAATATTAGAGCTCGACTTCGAATGATCACACTATATAATGTAGCACATGCTGAACGGGGCCTGGTTGCATCAACTGATAATTTTAGTGAATTGGCTGCAGGTTTCTGGACTCTACACGGAGACGTTGGTGATCTCAGTCCAATCCAATCTCTTTGGAAGTCATGGGAAGTGCCAGTCATCGCAAAGATGATGGGTGTTCCAGAGTCAGTTTATACGGCTAAACCAACCGACGGTCTTGGGATTAATGACGGTGACGAAGCACAGTTCGGCTGTTCATATCTCGAATGGGATATCATGTTGATGTCGTTCATGAACAAAGATACGGCGATAAGTGATCGAAGATCAGCTGATGTTTATGATAAGGTTGAAAAAAGGATGTCTCGAACAGCCTTTAAGCGATACAATCCAGCCTATCTCGAAGCAGTCCCTGGGCGATTTGAAAGCCTGGCAAAACTTGATTCGATCTGGACCCCAAGCGTTTTGAAAGGACAGAACAATGACTGATTTTGCAGAACGAAGTTCTTTGCAAGAAACCGATTTCATCATTAGATCTCTGATGGACGTCGATTTTTATAAACTTACGATGGGTTATTACATTTTCAAAAAACATCGGGGTGTCAATGTCAAGTTTAGATTGATCAACCGTGATCAAAACGTTCCACTAGGATTTATGATTGACGAACAGGAGCTCCGAGAGCAGCTCGATCATGTTCGCACCTTGGGCTTTCGAAGAACCGACCTTTATTACCTTCGTGGAATGGACGTCTACGGTGAAAATATGTTCGACGAAGAATACATCGAGTTCCTTTCCACTGTTCGTCTGCCTGATTACCACCTTGAGATGAAAGGCCCTGAACTGAGCCTAACGTTCGAAGGACCTTGGGAGCAGGTAACTTTTTGGGAAACCATTGCCCTGGCGATCGTGTCGGAGCTTTATTACCGGAAGAAATTGCGGAAGATGACATCGATGGATCGAAAGGTCCTCTACGCGAACGCGACCAGCAAGCTGTACAACAAACTGAAATTCATCAAAGAAAACGCACCAAACGCGAAGATCACGGATTTTGGACAGCGTCGTCGTCACAGCTTCCTCTGGCAGAAATTCGCCATTGAGATGGCCAGTGATGTACTGGGCGATCAGTTCGTCGGAACTAGCAATACTTGGTTGGCTTTTAATCAGGATAAGGTTCCAATTGGTACGAACGCTCATGAGCTTCCAATGGTGGTGACTGCACTATATCCGGATGAACTGAAACCCAAAGCACAGTATGATATCGTTCGTGAATGGGGAACATTGTTTGGTAAAGGTCTTCGGATCGTTCTACCTGATACCTATGGATCTACGCAGTTCTTTAAAGGGATGCCTCGGAACCTTGCGGAAGAGATCGCCACCAACTGGAGAGGAATCAGACAGGACTCTGGAAGCCCAGAAGTTGAAGCTAATATGTTCTTCTATTGGTTGCGTGATCATGATGTTGATCCACGTGAGAAGGCTTGTATTTTCTCGGACGGTTTGGATTACGAAAATATTGTCAACCTTCAGACACAATTCGAAGGGCAGATGATCACACCGTTCGGATGGGGAACAGCTTTAACTAACGATTTCATCAACTGTGATCCATCAGGAGAAGATCGTTTTCGTTCTTTCAGTCTGGTGTGCAAGGTACTCGAAGCAGATGGAAAACCAGCAGTTAAGCTGAGCAACAACCCGAAAAAGGCTACAGGTATCCAATCTGAAATTGCAAAATACTTGAAGATTTTCGGCAATGATGGAAAAACTGAAATGGAGACAAGGGTATGATAAGCTACGAATATCCAAGACCAGCAGTCACTGCAACCGCCGTTATCATTTGTCCTTCTAATGGACGAACTACGGTTTTGACTGGTCGTCGAACTTCTAAGACAGACGCCTTCCCTGGTTATTCTTGCCTTCCTGGAGGCTTCGTTGATGAAGGTGAACAGGTAGAACAAGCTATGATCAGGGAGATCAAAGAAGAGACCGGCTTGGAAGTCCCATTGTCAAAATTGAATCTATTCGCAGTTTACAGCGATCCAATTATTGATCCTCGCTGTCATGTTGTCAATGTTTGCTATCTGGTCATACTGGTTAATCCACCATCAGTCCGGGCTGGTGACGATCTTTCATCAATTGCATGGGTGTCAACTGATCCAGTGGTGAATGAAGAGATCAAGTTGGCGTTCAATCATACCGAAATCGTCAAAGATGCCTTGTCGTTTCTTGAAGAGAAAAAGCGTAGGAGGATTTAATATGACTAGAAGGACAGCACTTGCCTGCATGCGAATCCAACCGCTGCATAAAGGACATACACAGACCATCAATCAAATGATCGAGTCATGTGAGACGGTGATCTTGGGGATTGGTTCAACCAATGTCAATAATAAGTGGAATCCTTATTCATTCGAAGATCGAAAAATGATGGTTCAAAATGTTTTTGGAGATCGTCTGAAGATTATTCAACTAGCTGATCTAGACACTCAAGACGACAATAACGATTGGATTGATTATGTCTTGGAAAAGATCTATAAGATTGGTCTTCCTGATCCAACCGATTATTTTACTGGAAGTGTAGCTGATTCTCGATGGTATACAGATCGATTTTTCTTGGAAGGAACACCAATCCAGTGGAATACGTTTATGATTCAAGAACAATGGAAGAATAGATTCAAAATCAAAGATCAAAAAAGGGAATGTCATATTATCAATCGTGATCATAACAATGTTCCTCCTGCGACAGATCTTAGAACCTTTCTTGAACTCGGTCAACCAGATTGGAAAGAATGGGTCCCGCGGGTTAATCATCAGCTGGTGCTTGATAAATTCCCAGAAATTTATAGAATAAAATGACTTGACAATTCATCAAAAAAGTGTTAAACTACAAGGACAATAAGGGAATGCCACGTTGCCCTGGGATAAACCAAAAGACGTCAAACTCATAGGAGAGTTGCAATGTTAAACGCTAGTGAAGCAAAAACGATGATGCCCGAGCATAAAATAGATCTCTGGGCTTTCACCGAAGAACTACAGTCGTTCTTGCGAGAAATTAATGCTAATAATGTTATCATCGATCAAGAAAACTTTAACGCTCGAGAATGCGCTGCGGTCAAAGCGATTCTGGATTTCATGTTCAAAACCAAGTCGTTAGAAATTAAGGTCACTCAATAAGAGGATCGAATTAAGGATCATTTTGGTCACTTGAAAAGTTCATCTATAATATTAGGAGAGTAAGATGAATAAGAAAGTTGTAATCGTAGTCGACGCACAGGTAGATTTCATCAAAGAAGGCGCAAATCTACCGGTTCCTGGAGCTGAACCATTGATCAAACCGATCAATGATTACCTCAAGAGCCTTACGAAGGAAGACACCCACCTGGTTCTTTATTCCTTCGACACTCATGTTCCTGAGGTTTACGCAGAATCAGAAGAGGGTAAAATTTTTCCTCCTCATTGTGTTAAAGGAACAGAGGGATGGGAACTAGCCGTCACAACTGACATCGAGCCTTTGGTCTATAAACTGGAGAAAGGCGTCTTTGACATGTGGCAAGAAGAGAAGGTGACCATCACCGACGCAGAAGGCCACAAATGCTCGAGAGAGTTTTTCTTCGCTCATCTCAAGCGAGACGAACTGTTTGACTTTGAGGTTGTAGGTTTTGCGGCTGATTTTTGTGTGAAATGGGCGGTCGACGGTCTTGTGAAGAATGGCTTTCGAGTGAAGGTCAAGAAGGACCTTACCAAAGGAATAGAGCGGCAGATTGAGCAAGTCTATTCTGAAGAATGGGTGAATAAGAGGGTAGTTCTAGGCTAATCTAACGAAGGGTGGTCGAAAAGATCACCCTTCGACTCTTCGAAAATAATCCAAGAAAACACTTGACAAAATCTTTTTTAAGTTTATACTATAAAGACACTAAGGAAGAAGGAGAAGCAAGTGCAGAAGATACGGATTAAAAAAGGAACATATCGGAAGACCGATGTTTCTGGTACGATTGCTGAGATGATTGAACCTGCGAAAAAAGGTTTCTACAAAGGGAAGCCGATCCTGAAGGTGACAGTCAACGGTGAAGTTTTTGGACATCCGAATAGTAATGCTCGGGTGCTGATCTCATCGGAGGATGATTACGAAAAGGTCGATTCAAAGATCGAAGTTTCTGCTCCAGTGTTCGAAGTTCCCGAAGGTGTTAAGACCAGCGCAATTGATTGGACCAAGGTAACATTGGAAGGCGATGTCGACGGTGAGACAGAAAAGAACGCCATCGAACGGATTAATGAACGATTTAGCGTTCTTGACGAATTGACGTTTGGCGTTGGTCGGGGTCACATTCGAGGTTTGGTCGTTTCGGGCGCTCCTGGCGTAGGTAAGAGCTTTGGAGTTGAAAAGTGCCTGACAGAGCTCAACGTGATGAATTATATGGCCGATAAGAAGCCGACGTTTGACATCGTCAAGGGTACGATTACTCCTATTATGCTTTTCATAAAGCTTTATGCATTCAGCAACGCAGACCAGATCTTGGTTTTTGATGATTGTGACAGTGTCTTCTTCGACGGTGATGCACTGAATATGCTGAAAGCAGCCTTGGATACTGGCAAACGACGATATCTCAGCTATAATTCTGATAGTAGATTGCTTGCTGCTGAAGGCATCCCCAATCATTTCGAATTCAAGGGCTCGGTGATCTTTATCACAAACCTTAAGCCAGAGACGACGAGATCCGAAAAAATCAAGGCGCACGTGCAGGCACTGTTTGATCGAGTCCTTTCGTTGGACCTGACCATTGACACACCGCGGGATCGTTTCCTGCGAGTGAAGAGTGTGGCGTTGGGGTCGGGGATGTTGGACGAATATGATCTCAAAACTGAAGAGCGCGAAGAGATCGTCGATTTCATCCGAAAGAACATTGGTAAATTGAAGAATGGCATCACTCTACGCACGGTGCTCAATCTTGCCGATCTCATGCGGATGAAACCAGATGACTGGCAATACTTAGCAAGAAATACACTGCTGAAGCGTATTTGAATTTTAATAGAAAGGAAAGAAGATGATGAAACGAAAAGATTATGGGATGGTGCATTGGTTCTTCCTCGGTATTATCTTTGCAGTCTGGGCCGTAGCAACGTTTAGCTGGTAACTTTTAAATCTTCATACCGTCTTCCAGAACGGAAGACGGTATCTTTTTGACTTTTTTTCGCTGTACTGTTATATTAAGATAATATTGTACTGTCTAATTTCCAAAGGAGAAAAATGCGCAGCTGCACGTTAATTTTAAAAGACGAAGTAAACGCTACATTCAAAGGATTAGACGCTGAAACACGGCGTCTTTGTTCAGCTGCTCTAAAGTTTTACGATCCCAAAGCCCGCCATACCTATGCAGTGAAGATGGGAAGATGGGATGGACGTAAAGCTTTTTTCAATGCGGTAAACGGTGAAACATTTATCAATCTTCTTGACCGCGTCCTTCCAATCATTGAGGAGCGACTCTATAACATCGAAATCGAAGATCATCGTGCTGAGTTCGAAGTAGGCTTCAAACCAATCGATGAAAATTATTTGAACGACGTCAATTGGCCCGAGGGTCACCGGCTCGAAGGTGAAGCTGTCGTCTTGGAAGAACATCAAGTAAGAATAGTCAACGCTCTTCTTGAAAATCAACACGCAATAGTCGAAGCAGCTACCGGAGCAGGGAAATGTCTAGGATACAATACTAATATCGACATATTAATTGATGAAAATACTGAATTTGGTAAGTTTCTTATGAATAAAATAGAAGGAATAACCGGTTCAGGAGAAAGTAATGGAAATATTGAAGGAGAAATTTTTGAAAAGCTGCACTCTTAAGATTGGGGATTTATTTTCGTATTATGAAGAATTTTCTAAATCTAAATTTCAAGAAAACATTGAAAAAGATATCAAATCAAGTGGAATATATATTAGATCAATTGAGTCATATGAGCCGATATTGCATCTAATTATGAAATCCACAGATGGAATTAAGATATTTTTTGAAGATAATTCAAACATTGAATGTTCGTCTGGTCATATTTTGTTTTCAAATAGAAAAGAGATAAATGCTAGAGATTTGTGCAGTGGTCAGAAAATCGACACCGTTCGAGGTTTTAAGAAGGTTAGAAAAATTGAGACATTGCCCAATCAAAAATACTTTGATGTTTCATTGCCTTCTCCTCATCTATATGTGGACAGTTCCGGCATAATTCACCATAATACAGCAATCGCCGCCGCGTTAGCAAAAAAGGTCAAGAACTACGGTAGAATGCTAATTGTGGTACCTCGAACTGACCTCGTCACTCAGACTGCAAAGGTTTTCACGGATATGGGCATCGAAACTGGGCTGTTCTATGGGAAGACGAAAGAGTTGAACAAGCAAGCTACCATCTGTACATGGCAATCCATCAATGCTTTCTATAAGAAACCAAGAGGAATGGATCAGCTAACACCGAAAGAAATAGAAGAAGTCCTAGAGGGTCAGCAGGCGATCATTTCCGACGAAGCGCACACCATGTCAGGAGCAGTGTTGAAGGATCTGTTCACCAATCAATTCAAAAATATTCCTATTCGTTGGGGGCTAACTGGCACGATCCCTAAGGAAAAGATTGAAGCTATCCAGCTGGAATTGGCTATCGGTCCCTGTGTCTTGCAAGTGGAAACCAAAGAACTACAAGACAAAGGATTCTTAGCTGATTCTGAAATCACCATCATGCAGCTGGTAGACAAGAGAGAGTTCATCGATTATCATGCAGAGCTAGACGCTATCCTCAAAGATGAAGAGAGAATAAGCTACATAGCAAAATTCACGAAAGAGATAACAGAAACAACCGGAAACACCTTGATACTCATCGATAGGGTTGATCCCGGAAAAGCGCTAACCGAAGAACTTAAAGCGCTAGGATTAGACGCAGAGTTCGTCCGAGGTGCAATGAAAAGTAAAGATCGTCAAGATCGATATGCTGAAGTACAGGCCGGAAATCATACTGTCACTGTTGCTACATATGGTGTTGCCTCTACAGGCATTGATATTCAGCGGATTCATAATTTAGTGATGATTGAATCGGGACGAGCCTTCACGAGAGTGATACAGTCTCTTGGTCGTGGACTTAGAAAAGGATCTGATAAGGAAGACGTTCAGGTGTTTGATATCTGCTCATCAACCAAATACTCGAACAGGCACAAGAATGAACGCTGTAAATATTATCGTGAAAAAATCCAAAAACACACGGTTTATAAGATTGCTGATTGGAGGCTTCATGCTTAGAATTTCATAAAATCAGTAAATATTTTTATGTTTAATGATCTATATCCAATATCAGAAATACCTAATTCTAATAGAAAAGTCATTGTGCTTTCAATTCAAGAAAAATCAATTTTTAATCCTATAACATGGATGAGTTCTGACAGATCAGAAAAACACGTTGCTTGGATTGGGTTAGGATCATATAATAGAAGAATAAACAAATGGGTCGGAGGACGATTACTCAGAAATCCAACACATTGGATGGAACTCCCAAACCTAATAGACAATCAAAGAATCAAGTAAAGTCCAAAGGAGAAAAAATGACCAGCAATAATCCATCAACTGAGACTGATTTCGATCCAATTCGAGATAATGGATATTATCTTTTTATGGATAATTTCAATTATCAATCTTGTGAGAAAGCAATCAGATGGATCATAACTGAAAATCTTCGAAAAACAGATCGTAAAGAATTTCTAACTTTAGTGATTTGTTCTCCAGGTGGATTGGTATCGACTTGCTTTGCATTGGTAGACACAATGAAAGGAAGCGCAATCCCCATCCGAACAGTCGCTATAGGTCAAATTGCTAGCTGTGGTTTTATTGCATTCATCGCTGGTGAGAAAGGACATCGGATCCTAACGCCGAATACCAGTATTTTGTCTCATCAATATTCTGCTGGAAGCAGTGGGAAAGAACATGACCTTTACGCTTCACAGAAAGGTTTTGAACTGACAAGTGAGCGTATCTTAAAGCATTATATGAAATGCATCGATGGGATGACAGAAAAGAAAATCAGAGAGTATCTGTTACCTGCACACGATGTCTGGTTGTCAGCTAAACAAGCAAAGAAATTGAAATGCTGTGACGAAGTCAAAGAAGTCTATTGATTTATTGACATTGACACTCTTCTTTGTTATTATCGTTATTATTTGTGTTTAGTTAGAGGAGATCACTATCCGAATTTTAACACCAGAAAATACCGTTTTTGATATCACTCAAATAGTTGACGGGATAAGTAAGCAGAAATGTGCAATTTTGGATGCATCCAATCCGGATGATATTGACTATTATTTTGTTAACCTGACGATGTTCAACGAATATGAATATCCTGCTGTTCAACTTTCGATTGGAAAGTATCAACTCGAAGTACCGATGAACTGGAGGATTTTGACAGGTGATGCTATTCAGGGTGAATTGGAACTAGTCGACATCGAAGAATTACCAAACTTTGATTATGAAGCATATGTTCTCAATCCGTTCAAGAGCTATGTTCCAAAATTTCAGCCTGTACAGATTTCAAATAGCTATACTAGCGTCACCAGTTGGTTTACTCCTAGACTCCAGAAGAAGCAGCTTCTTGCCGTTCCATTAGGGAACCCGTCAGAATGGGTTAGCAGGAAAGATATGATAACCGGAAAAGAAACTAGCTATCCCGAATGCGTTTATTTCGTCGATGATTCAGACAAGATGAACGATGTTCTGGATATTATGGATGTTTTTTAAACTTTTCGCTTGACAATTTCCTTTTCTGTGTTATTATTATGAGTAATAAAGAAAAGGAAGATACGGTGTCCGAGAAAATTTCAGTTGAAGAATTTAGGAAGCGCGTTATGTCGTTTCGTGAAAAGATGGGTAATGTCTTTTGGAGCGAAGAACAGCGCCAGAAGCTAGAGTAATCCAGACTAACCTTTCGGAGAAAAAGGTCAATATCCGTTATGGCCTTCATGATATCACAATAGAGACTGGAAATCGAAGGTTTTCTGAAAATATTCGGCCGCATCCATTGGGAATGTGTCAAGTTTTTAAAGTTGAAGGAGAAGAAGTTTTTTTCAGCAACCTCAAAGACGCAGAGATGGAAGCTCGTTTACAGCTTGCAACCCAAATAGAAAAAGCAAAGAAAGCTATTATCGTTTACTCTTAAGATATTTAATATCTGCTTTTGAAAAAAGGAGAGGATTTAATCCTCTCCTTTTATTTCGATCAATTTAGTCATCAATCATATTAGTCTTGATCAAATACTGCTTCACCCGGATAACTGTAAATTGTTCCATCCGTGGTCTTCACAATATTATCGTGAAGTTTCGTAGCAAATCTCGTTCCAGCAACTGCTGTAGCAATTCTAGGAATGCTAGTGTAGCCGGTTCCGATAGTATCAACTGCAACCGAAGTGATCACGTCACTTGTTAATGTAGCAGAAACTGCACCCGATGAACCGTTACCAATAACTTGAAGAGTTGGTGCAGTACTCCAATCATCTCCACCTTGATCAACTGCTACACTTTCAATGCCGTATGTCAAATTGAATGTTGCGTCATCATTTCCAGTACCACCGGTCACAGAAACCGGATTAGTTGGAAGGACAGTATAATCCTGTCCGTCAGCTATACTAATTACAGTAATTACTCCAGTGCTAACCGTATCAACTGTCAATGTCGCGGCTGTTCCAGCCGTTCCACCAACAACAGTTAAGGTATCGGTTCCGGCATATCCGGTTCCACCATCAACGATTGTTGCACCCACTACTAGCATTGTGGCGGTAAACAATGCACCACCACCGTCGTCAATTGCAACCGGTAGAACTTTGATGTAACCTTCGTTTAGAGCTGGTTCATCATTGCCAACAAGATAAATTGTACCGGTTCTTGTCGGCGTTGCACCACCAGCTACTGAACTGACATTGAAACGAGTTGATCCCGTTTGTTTGTTAATCCAGCAAGGTTCTGGACCAATTACAGCATCAAGATGTGCCATAACACGAAGTTGATTTCCACTTCCTGTGACGTTCCCGCCTAATTTTGAATGTAAAGGGCGTCCCATCGTCTTTCTCCTATTAGAGTTTATAACTAAAGGCATCGAAGCCTTATTCTTATTTAGTCTATCAAAAGATAATTGACAAACAACCTAGAATAATTTATATTAACATCATGGCAGTTAAATTAGATATATTCAGAACATTAGACAATATTGATCATAGAAACTACGATTTCTATGCCGAATTAAATGATGATGAAAAGAAGGCTTTTGCTTCTTTCGTAATTATGAGATGGATGAGTGGAGCACCAGATCAAGGAGGCCTGCATTCGTTCTATCTTCAGACGACGAATGAGTTAGTAAACAAAAACCTTTGGGATCTAAAAGATCATGATGAACTGATCTGGGGTTTGATGGCTTCTTGTGGTGTTGGTAAGAGACAACAACATAAATGGATCAAAGGACCTTCTCGTGGAGTGAAATCAAAGATTGACGCTGTCTTGAAAGAATATTTTCAAGGAGTGAATGAAACTGAACTTCGGATCATTAAGAAGAATATGACACCTGATCAATTTAGAAGGATGTTGATTGATTACGCCATGCCAGAAAAAGAAGAGAAAGAATTGGTTAAACAATACAAGAAGGAAACCAAATGAGGTGTGATAGGTGTAAAGGAGAAAGAACGGTAGGTCCATATCCTAACGGTTCATGCGCAACTATTAGAGATTGTCCAAAATGTGATGAGACGGGAAAAATAACATCTTTTAATCTTCCCAAAGTAATGCGGATGCCGGCAGATTGATATGAAGTGTGATTTCTGCAAGAAAGAATACAAAAGAGAAGAAGCATTCGAAAAGCATATATGTGAGCCGAAAAGAAGATGGAATCAACGACACGACCAGATAGGAATGATGGCCTTTGAATTGTTCTCAGAATTCAAAAAATTCCATCGAATAAGAAGCAAAAAAGACCTTCAGACCGTGTTTCTTGAATCAAAACAATATAGAGCATACGAGACACTAGCGAAGTTTTTTATGACTATTAATCCATTGAATATAAACGAATATTTTTCTTATTTGATGCGTTCGGGCGCTCCGTTTAGGAAATGGACAAGCGAGAATCATTATTTCAAATGGGCTCATGAAAAAATAATGACAGAGGACTCTGATATTGCGGTAAGTAGATCTATAGAGACCTTACAAGAATATTCTATAGAGCACGAACTAGAACTTCAAGAGGTATGTTTAAATCTAACCGGACATCGATTATGCCTTTGGCTTAGAACAGGAAGAATTTCACCTTGGTTTGTAATTTTGTGCTCACAAACTGAAAACCTTCTAGGAAAATTAGATCAAGAAGAATTGGATTCAATTAAAGAACTTATCAATCCATTATATTGGAGAATGAGAGTCAAATCCGACCCGAAAGTACCGCATTTGAAAAAAGAATTAAGAGAGGCTGGCATATAACATTAAGCAGCTTAAATAAGGTAAACAGAGGATAGAAATATGAACGAAGGCTTAGCAATTAAGAAGAAGATTAAAGAAGAAGATTTGTCGATGTACTCTACTTCTCGTAAGAAGCCTAGAAAAAAAACAGAATCTATCCCTAAAGTTGAGGTTCAATCTCCGAACAAAAAGACGGTCGCAATCAACGTAGATGGAAAAACAATTAACGTTCCATCAGTTGAACATGTTAATGCACTCGAAAAAGAAAATCAAGAAATGCGTCGACGAATTGAACGCTTACATTCAGTGTTTTCTCGATTATCAATCGAACTAGAAAAATTGAAAAGGTATCAACAGCAAATCATGATTAATAATGCGTGATATTCCTGACGTAGATATTGATTTAAAAAACAGAGAAGAGGTTCTTTCTAAGCTTCCTCATGTACCGGCGTCAATACACAGATTACCCAATATAGAAAAGCACAAGTCAGGAGTATATTTCCAGAAGGTTCCAAAAGATCATATCACTGGATGGTGCTCACTCGACTATAAAAGATCAGAACAGCTTGGTTACGTCAAGGTTGACTTGCTTCATAACGGTGTTTACAAGGCCGTCCGAGATCCCGATCACCTACGTAGTCTAACCAAAACGGATCCTGATTGGAGTCTATTGGATCATAAAGAAGTAGTTGAGACCTTGTTTCAATTACATGATCATTATGAAGTGGTGAAGCAGATGAAACCTTGTTCTCTTAGCGAATTGGCGATGACTATCGCGATAATTCGTCCAGCGAAGAAACACTTGATCGGTGAATCTTGGGAGAAGATCCGTGCAGAAATTTGGCAAAAGGATGTTGGCGAAGAACGGTATCAGTTTAAAATGAGTCATAGTTTTGGGTACGCATTGGTTATTATCGTCCAGCTGAATCTTTTGATGGAAGAATTAAATGGCTAGCATCGACACTCTTTCTGAAGATGGATTAAAAGATGTAATTCGAAAAGTGATGTCTTCTGAAATAACAATAGAAATTATAAATATTCAGTCGATGAATAATGTGGTGGGATCGATTTTTACCTTAACCACAATACTCTCATATGACACTGGAAGAATATGAGAAAAATCTTGAGGAAAATTATCCAGCTTATAAAGCCACAAAAGAACAGGGAAACGAAGAAGAAATAAAGACGATCAGAGCGATGATCTCTTAGATTCTTTTCTTCCTGTTCTTTGCTTCAAGGTTTATCGTTCTTCGTTTGATTCTCTTCTGTACTACATTCTGTAAACTGGTGACAGGCCCTTGAAGAATTTTGAAATCCTTATTTGCAAAATTCCTTAAAACATATCTAAACGGTTTGAATTCTTGTTTTAGGAAAATAGAGATTGGAAGCATTCGATTTGATTCCCACCACCATATTTCACCAAGTTCCAAGAAATGCTTTTTCTCAGCAGTAGTTTTCAAATCTTCTAAGAGATACATACCAATGAACTGTCGGGTCTGATTTAAGACGATACCGACATGATAGTCGGTGGTCTTAAAAACTCCTAAAGAGAGGAACGGAAATCGATCATGTAATTTGTTAAATTCGTTTGTCATCTTTCTTTCTTTCTAATAAATATTAAGTACAAAGTTATTTAATGCTGAAAAAACGGGTACAAATGAAGATTGATTTTTATTCATATAGACAAAACTTGGAACTATTGTATTCGACGGCAGGACTGTTGGAGAACCTACCAATGACACAACGAAAATTTAAGATCTATCAAGGTGTGGCTTCTAGAATCTATGTCACGATAAAGAACAGTGACAAAAAAGTTATTCCCGCCGCCGGAAAAGTTTTCACTGCTTACTTGGTTTCAAACGAAACCGAAGAATTGGTTCTTCAAAGAGAGCTCGATGAAATAGATGCAGCTAAAGGACAATGGGAACTCACCATGCTAGAAGGTGAAACTGCAGAGTGGAGACCAGGAACCTACAGAATGGTTGTAACGATCCTCGATGAAAACCAAGATGAATACAATCTTTATGGTGACACCGATTACAGTGCTATCGCAGAAGTTTGGTTGTTGGATAATGCAATGCCTTCCTTTAAAGCCGCAACAATCAGTGACGCAACAGTTTGGAGTTTGAGCAGTGGAGTTTATTACTCTAGTGCTTATCCAGGAGACGCACAAGAAGGTCGTCATGATGGATTGCATAGCTTAGTAGCTTATTTGACGAATTTCACTGGTCGATTTTGGGTTCAAGCCTCACTGGATAACACTGCACCTGCCGCAAACTCTGAGTGGTTTAACGTTAATGTCGGTGGAGCCACTGATTTTATCGATTACGTCTCTGAGTCAGACATTCAAAATCTTGACTTCAATGTCAACGCTCAATGGGTTAGATTCGCCTATGATCCTGATGTCGCAAACTTAGGTACATTCGATCAAGTTCTTTATCGAGTTTAATCATTCAGACTTATGTGAAAATCACATAGGTGACATGTAAAAATAATATACAAATTTTAGTCCTTAAGATGTTAAATATATGTGGCACCGCAACATAGAAAGGTGTTGAAATGCTAATCGTAGGTTTCAATTATTTTTACTGAAAGAAGGACTAGGACATGAACACAATCGAAAAAAGATTAATCGCCGCAAAGGCAAATCGAACTGCAACAATCAAACAGATGATAATTAATCTGTTTAATAGAATAATGTCACCAATTAAAGCACACAATGAACTAAATAGAGCTCGTAATAGCTTAAATAGCATGACTGATTATGAATTGAAGGACATCGGGATCACTCGAAACGAAATTGAATCAAAAATCAAACCAAAAAAAGAAAAGATCAAGCATACGGTTTTCATCTTTGAACGTTTTATTGATGATTTTTATGATTCGATCACAAGAGCTTATTCATTACGATAAAACGCTTGACTTATCTCCTTCCTATGTTATACTGTAAGGGTAATTAGGAAGGAGATTTTCAATGAAGACAGTAGTAACAAAAGAATCATTAGATAAATTGGTGAATCGTGGTGATGTGGTTGCAAGCACAGCAATTGGCCGACAAACTCCGTCGGGAACATAGCTTCGCGTAAATTTTGCATTTCTCTTTCGAAAATGTTAAGATAAAAGGTATTTAAAAAAGAGGATGATCCTTTGCGAAAAATTCTGACAGTAGTTTTTGTTCTGCTAGCATGCCCTGCAATAGCTAGTTCCGACGTCGATCAAACAGTAATGGATCGAATATGGTCCGAGACTGATATGATCAGTCCCCTAACGAAGGCACCGGAAGATGTCAGAAAGGACTTGGCATGCCTGGCGTTGAACGTCTATCACGAATCTCGTGGATCTGTTCTTATCGATAAGGTTGGAACAGCTTTTGTTGCGATGAATAGATTGACCAAAGCTTATCGAGGCGCCAAAACCATCTGTGATGTGATTTGGCAATCAAGTCAATTTAGCTGGACGAATGATGGCCGTTCGGATTTTCCGAAAGATGACCAAGCGTGGATTGAAGCCCAATTTGTTGCTTTGATGGTTTTCTGGGCCGATAGGTTCGACCTTGACGATCCAACCAATGGTGCTACTCATTATGTTCGACATGACATTTTCAATGATGTTCCTTGGACAAAGAGAGCAGTCTGGACAAATCGTCTTGGTGATCATATCTATATGGTGATTAAATAAGAACATGAAACATTTAACGTATTCTCCTAACTTAATCACGCCGGTGGTGCCGGTACTTTTAGGAGAAGAAAATGAAAAGAGCATTAAGACGTCATCATCGGCAAAGGCGAATTAAAGCAGAATATAAGAAATGGATCCGGCTTTGTAATTTTGATGAAGAGCAGACGACTAGAACTGCTCTAAGATTGCATAGCAGAAGAACACCTTGTTCGTGTTGTGGTTGTGGGAATCCAAGGAAGCATTTCGGCATACAGACACTATCAGAAACTAGAACAGAAATCTCAACAAAAGAACAATTTGCTGAGCAAAATTTGTCATTTAAAAATAGATTTGGACGGAAGTAAGAACATGCGACAATCAATATTTTCATTATCATTATCATCACTATCAAAAGATGATTTAGTAAGTTCAAGAATGAAAATGGAGAAAAAGCATGGACACTCGATTGATTCACGATCGGCATTTCATGAAAATGATTACTGATCTTGCAAAAGATCATGTACCCGGCAACGGAATAAAAAAGAAGGCAAAGCTTTGCGCGATAATTACAATCCGCAATAAACTGGTTTCGATCGGTTTTAATTCTGACAAGACTCATCCTTTTTGTGCACGGTTCGCAAAACATAAAGAAGCTATCTATTCTCATGCGGAAACTCAATGTATTCATCGAGCATTGAAAGGAATTAACCCAGAAGATCTGAAAAAAGCCACAATTTATATTGGTAGGGTGAAAGGTAAGAAAGATGATTGGGGTCTTGCGAAACCTTGTGCTGGTTGCATGGGTGCTATTAAGCACTATAAATTGAAAAGAATAGTCTATTCGCTGGATATTAATGGTGGATTTGAAGAGATGCTTCTTGTTTGATTGGAAACTAATAAATAAAACAAAGGGAAATCCACTATAGGAGAATAACATGTCTTTTGACAGAATCTTTTTCAGAGTTAGCATTGTTGATACAGGTTTTTCAACCACGGCACCGGCTGACGGCTTTATTGATAACACTCACGTCTGGGAAGAATCAGGTTTTGCTCCTGAAGGAACGCCAGGCACAGCAGTACCAACTAATGATGTAGCAGGCAAAAGAAAAGGTCGTGGCGCATATCGTTGGAAGCTTCTGCAGAACCATCTTCAAGATGGACAGGTCGTGGCTTATTTTGGCAACGTTGACGATAGTCAGTCAACAAATGGAACGATTGATAATCCGCCAGATCGTATTGATTTCACCGTTGGTTATGATAAAGAATTGACCGATATCCACACTGATGATGAGCTTAATCCTGGAGATCAATTGACTGGGGTCAATGCGGTGAGACGAATGGCTGCTAGAGTCTTCTGCTACAATTACAATACCAATCTTTATTGGTATGATCCAACCAAATCTAATGCTAGAGACGCCGGACAGGTTATCACAGAGGAAGATGTCGACGCAGATGCTGTAGGTGGAACGCTGACATTAAGAATCACAGACGCAGAAACTAACGTCACGGTTACCCAAGTCGTCAACGTAGGTTAACGTCTAAATAAAATATGAATTTGATATCGAAATGACAGCTAAGAACCTTTAAATGCGCGAAACGTTTTTCTTTGCATTTCTGACATTGATTACGGCATTGCTTTTGAGCACCGTCGCCATTTATTATTCTGTGTCGGGAATCGTTGCTATTTTTGCCGCCGCACCAATCGCCGCTATTATCATGGGTGGCATCATTGAATTTTCAAAGCTAACCGCCGTTTTATGGCTTCATCATTTCTGGGGAAAAGCTTCTAAACCGATCAAGATATGGTTGGTTTCGAGCGTAGTAATCTTGATGATTATTACATCGACTGGAATCTTTGGTTTCTTGTCCAAGGCACACACGGATCAGAAAGCAGCAGGAACTGAAAGCATCGCTCAAATTGAAAGAGTGATTTCGGAGATCGCTAGACAAGAATCAATCATCCAACGAGCAACACAACGAATAGAGCAAACTCAGACTGTTGGTTCTGGTGCCGATGTCAACATTCAATCACAAATTGATAAAGAACAGAATAGAATAGACGTTTCTCTACAAAGATTGAAGGACGCAGAGCAATCTCAGAATGCTCGTATCGAACCTTTCCAGCAAGAACTAAACGAAATCGAATCTATTTTGGGTCAATTGCAATCCTCTATTAATTCTCAGAACATAAAACAATCACAACAGATAGTAGGAACAAATCCGGATGGTCAATATGGTCCAGCTACTGCCGCGGCAATAAAATCATTTAGAGCGCAGAAACAAGAAAGAAGACAGGAACTCCAAGAACAAATCGATAAAATTCGAACAGGTAACCTGGCAATTACTTTGGCGAAGACTCAAATCGAAGACTCTAATGAATTGATCAATCGTCTTCGTGCTAAACTGGGACACAGTGAAACAGATGATCTTGATAAAATTATTGACAGTCAACAAGAAAAAATACGAAAAGCCAATGTCGATCTTGATTCGTTGACACAGGAAAAATTTCAGCTGGAGTCGGTCAATAGAGAGCTAGAAGCTAAAGTGGGGCCGATAAAATTCATCGCAGAAGCGATTTATGGAGAATCGGATTCCAATTTACTTGAAAGAGCAGTCACTTGGTTTATCGTAATGATCGTTGTTGTCTTCGATCCGTTGGCAGTGGTATTATTGATCGCGAGCCAATACACTTTCAATTGGTATAAGGACGAGAAAGAAGAATCCAAAGAAAAACTTCTTAACCTAGAAGATGGAAGAAAAGATTCTTTTGTGGAAGAAAGTTTAACGGTCGAGCCCGAGCCTGAACCCGAGCCTGTATTGAAAGATGACGAATTGATAGAGCAGATTGTCAATAATCCAAAAATGTTAGACAATCTCGAAATTCAGCATGTTCTAGATCAAGACGGTGATTTGAGATCTCGTCTAGATGAATACCTCGATAAAAAAGATGTAATCAAACCCCAAGAAGATATTAATCCCAAAAAACCTAAAAAAGGAAGTTGGCTTGCTACTTAAAGGACTCAAAAATTGCAGATAATAATAAATGATCAAATCAGATTCGAAAAAGTACGAATAAGTAATCATGGAATTCTTTCAATCAACGAAGCTAAAAATTTAGCAGCTAGAGAAGGATTGGATTTAATTTTAATCACAGAAAAAGCAGATCCACCAGTCTGTAGATTAGCTGATATTGGAAAATACAAATACGAACTTCAGAAAAAAGAGAAAGAGAGCAAGAAGAAACAAGCGGAATCTCGGATTGAAACCAAAGAAATCAGACTCAGGCCAGTAACCGACAAACATGATCTTCAAATCAAAGCTAAGCGTATTTCTGAATTTCTAAAAAAAGGAAACCAAGTTAAGATCACAATGCGCTTTCGTGGAAGAGAATTGGCAAACAAACCACAAGGAGAAGAAACATTCAAGAAACTTATTGATATGATTGATGGTTTACGTTATATTAAAAATAAGACGTTCGAAGGTCGAGCGTTGAGTGCCACCATTGCCAAGGGAGAATAATTCAAAATGGGCAACAAGCACAAGGGAATGGGCGATTTTTCCACCACCGTAAAAGTCTTTAACAACGAAGTAGATAAGGGCCTTTCTCGTCTCCGACGACTCTTAGTTCAAGAACGTTGGATTACTGATATCCGCTCTAAAGAAGCGTTTATTGGAAAAGGTGAGAAGACGAGAAAAGCAACGGCTGCTGCCCGACGACGGCAACAGAAGATGCTACGCGAAGAAGAGCAAGAACTGGATCATGATACAATCCATCATCTTTCAGCCCTTAAGAGGGGACGAACCCGAAAGGCTCGCCGCGAACGGGATCGTAAGATTCAAGTGAGTCATATGGCCGAAAAGAGGGGAGAATTGATCCCCAATCGGGAAACACATTACCTGGGGGATTATAACCAGGTAAATTACTAAAATAATCGAAAATAGAGGGGAAATTTCCCCTCTATTTTTTCAAAAAAACCTTGACAAAACCCTTTCGAATTACTATATGTAATAGTGAACGCCAAAAGGGTTCATTTACCGGTCGCTCTATGTCGAGGACCAAAACATTACCTTGCTAAACTTAGGAGGTCAATTATGACAAACAGACAATTATCATCACTTCTTCCCGGACTAAATCGCATGACAGTAGGCTTTGACGATCTTTGGGATCGCGCAGCTTCCGCGAGAGTAAACAGTTATCCACCGTATAATATCGCAAAGCTTAACGATGAAAATTTTGAAATCACTCTAGCAGTGGCAGGATTTTCCAAAGATGAATTGACGGTGACTGCACAACCAGGGAAGCTTACAATTAAAGGTCACAAAGAAGAAGTAAATGATCCCACTAATTTTGTATATTTCGGTATCGCCACTCGTGATTTCGACCGCGAATTCAAACTTGATCTTTTAGTTGAAGTAACTGGTGTTTCTCTTGAAAATGGTCTATTGACTGTCTTCCTTGAGAAGAAAATCCCGGAAGAAAAGAAACCAAAGATCCTACAAATCAAGTAAACTTTTCGAAAAAAGATAAATAGAAGTGTCGGGAAACTGACACTTCTATTTTCGAGAGAGGGCGAACATGAAATTATATCAAGTTATTTTAGAAAATCATGACAATCTATCGGCTGATTATGTCACTGCTATTCTTGTGAATGCCTTCCATAAAGAAATAAAGGAAGCTGAATTGATGTCAATTCAGCTAAAACAGAACGGATTCTCAGTGCTGGATACCCTTCCTTTTCAATTTGCTGAACAAAAAGTAGCCGAGCTTATATATCTTGCTCAGTTCGACAGCGTCCATTTACAATGCTATTTTGAAGAATTGGAAGCTTAGTCTTTCTTTTTGCGAGTAGGTTTTTTTCTAGCAGGAGGAGACGCCTTCTTCTGATCTGGGGTTACCGGCCAAGTACCATCAAATTTTATGTCTCGAAGTTCTTTTCTGTACTTCTTCCACGCGTCCTGATCTTTCTTTAATAGTGGAGAATCTGGTAACTGAGTCCAGTCGCATTCCAATAGACGACGGTTTCTTTCCGCTTTCTTCTGTGCCAGTGTTTCAACAGGGCGAAGTCTTGTAACTGCCATGGTTGTTCTCCTCAAGTTCTTTTGTATATTTAGTTATCAACCCCATTGCATAGAAGCCGATAAAATTGCTTGTCCTTTATTATTCAACGTTTCGACCAGATAACGAACAGAAGTACCGATTGGAAGGTTACTGAAATCGACGTACGCCGAGAGAATTTTCAAATCATCGTAAACGTTGTTTGCTTCCTCTAAGGTTCCTTGCTCGAACTGAACCACTTCATGTGTCCCGGTCCCATCTCCGGTCAGCGTGATTGTCGCACCGCCCGATGTCAAGCTAAGTTCAAAATCGTTTGCAGCGGTGTTGACGATATAGTAGAGGGTCGTTGCGGACGACCCAGCAGGAAGGTTCCCGGTGCTGGTTAAGATGACCCTATCACCAGCAACGAAAGGATGAGAAGACAGTGAAAATTTACTGTTCACAGCGAAATTGGTAGTCACCGTCTGTCCATCGTCTCTTGTCATCCAAGCTTTGACGTCGGTGTTGACAATCACTGAATCAATCGCTTCATGTTCAATAACCATCCACCCTTTGTTTGGTTGGCTCGACGCTGTCTGAGCCATCGAAATCAACGTCATTTCACTTCCAGACTCGATCAAATGTCTATCTTTCTGTTCAGCAAAATCAGCCATTGCTAGATAGATATAATCACCACCAGTAGCATTTATCTGAGCGTCAACTGCTCTGATTTTGAAACCAGTTCCAAGGAAATCTAATTCTTCACTTCCAGTGGTCTCAGCAGTGTTGATTTCAGCTAAAAGCTGATCATCTATTTCGTTGAAAATACTCCTAGCTGTATCATACATGAACCAAGAACCAGCGACGTCTGTTCGCTTGATTAATATAAAGCGTGGCTTAAATCCAAGATGAACAAATGGCCCGTCAACAGCACCATTACCAGTATAGCTTCCTACTTTACAAACTCCATCAACAGATCGGAAGCAATAGAAAACATAATCAGAACTAGAATTATTGGTATCATTACTACTTCCAACCGGAAACACGGTGCTGTTAATACCGCTTCCGCTGTTCCAGGTAGTAGCAGATGTCGTTGTTAATGCATTAGTGTCAAGATAGAGTGTATCTCCCGCGATAAGATATTCCGAATAGACTGGCCAAGATTGTGTTGCAGAACTAGTCCTCTTACCTATAATCAATTCGGGTGTACCACCAAGACCATGACCCAGAGTTGCGTTCGCTCCTGTAGCATCAGCCGAAAGCATTCTTACAATACTAAAATGTCCTGGTTTTGCAACACTTATTGTCGTATTGATTGTGCCATCTGTATTTGCTTCGCTGGTTTCACCAGCTTTCCAACACCAAGCTACATAATTTTCACTTACTGTATTGTGAGCAACATCGGTTCCAACGGTGAATCCAGAAACATCAAAACTGGTTAATCCTTGTGCAACCGTTGTTTCTATAGCATCAACATCAGAACTTAAAGATTGTTGAGATCCTCTGATAAAATCATAAATTTGATGACTATCTGTTGTACCGGTCTCTCGATTTTTTATCCAAACCAATGCAGGTTCAAATCCTACATCAGAGTTTGCAAGTGAAGCCCCGGTTCCAGTATAGGTTACTGTATTGAACCAACCAAATCCTTGGTTTTCTGGAGATGAAGTCGCATGTTTTGTATCAATTGGTAAAGTTCCACTAGGCGATGCCTGGGTCCATTCAACAACATCAAAGTAGAACGTTCCAGCAAGAGTATTAGCTGAATCATCCCAAAGAACAATGAACCATTTTCCAGTCAATCCAGTGACAGCATTTCCTTGTCCGGCACCATTCTTCTCGAACACCAATGTACCACCTGAAACATGAATACCGATAACATCAGTTGCTATCCAACTATTACCATAAGCACTAGTACTGTTATTGTTGCGAAGTGTTCCGTCAGTATTATAACCATAAGCATTAGCTGATACGGCAGGCAGATCGCCAATGTTGTACGCATCGACCGAAATGATGCCAACTCCCATGTTAGCGCTTGAACCGCTCATAGTTGAACAATCAAATTCACAATAGAAATTTCTTTCAACATCGAACGGGATAGTCGTTACTGCAAATCCTCCAGTTCCCGACGAGGTAATTGTGCGAATTTTATCTGCATAAGCAAAACCTGAATCAGTAGGATGAATAATATTAAAAATCGACAGAGTATTTGACGGTGAATTATCTGATCCATTGGTTGCGTGATCCATACTTCCACCAGCAGCAGTGAAATTATTAGCATTGGTACTGGCGTCAGTTCCATCTCCAATTGCTGACGTCATGCAGACTGAATTACCACCGGCAGCAGTCGCCACAGCGACGACACTGGCGTCTGTTTTCGGAACCCATTCTATCGTTTTGCTTCCGACGATGATTGATTCTCCGAAATCAGTAGTAGAATAATCACCTGCTTGTAAAGATACTCCATCCATTATACTGAATTGAGAAATAAACCCAGCAAAAGTTTCTGTAGAATTTCCACCTAGATGATGTATTGCAGTACCTAGAATCTTTCCGGTATCGGCATCACCTATTACTCCAGTTGAAGTGTCAAAAGCTGTAATAGCTTCATTATTAACATAAATTTCTAGCTTGGCGTCTCCTACGTAGGCGGCGTCTGTATCCCAAGAGATTAAAACGTGAAGCCATTCGGTGTCTCGAAACACTCGAGAAGAAACACGAAGTCTGTCCGCCGCGCCTGTATGGTTATTAAAATGCAACCTGTTGCTGCTGTCAAAACCAATAATAGAACGGCTAGTAGTGTCTGCAGTTAAAAAATAAGAATCTATACTAAATTCAGTTCGTTGAATCCATGCACTCATGATCCATTTCGTCTGATCACCAGCACCACCGTAAGTTTTCGTTCGATTATCAGCCGTACCGTCTAACCAAGCCGACTGGCTTACTCTATCATAATCAGAGGAAACCCAATTCTCTAAATTTACAACACCATCTGAGAAGGTGTATGAATCTGTAATGCCATCTACAGTTTGATGGACAGCGAAACCGGCGTTCTCGGCTATCATCTTGCTGTTCAAGAAAATTTCTTTTCTATCGTTTGGATCAGCTAATTCTTCTTCAGGTCGCGATGTTGCTACACCATTAACATACCTAATGACGTTGCCAGCTGTCCCTGACGCTAATTTATCGAGTGTTATTCCTTTCTTAAAATCACCATCGGAGATAACATCTGAACTGACATCAATTCCAAAACCCTTCCCTCGATATTTTACATAGATAGGAGCACCATCTGCTGGTGCTTCAGTGAAGGTAAGCATGGTCCCGTTGGTATAATAAGCATCGTAAGACTGGAAGACGTTACCCACCCAGACGTCAATTGCTCCATCAGCTCCAGGGCTTTCTGGAAGCGTAAAATCGACTAAGATCCCATTACCCGTCGCCGAGAATGTTAGCTGACCAAAATCCAAGCCTGCTGTCTTTGAGTTTCCGACGTAAGTCATCTATGTTATCTCCATTGTAGACCAACACCGTGAATCTCTTGATCTACTGTGGTGGTTGTAATTCTGTAAAGCATTGACGTTCCGGCTGGTTGGCCACTAATATCAACAGTGGCTGAAAAAATCTTGTGAGTCCCGTCGGATTCTTCAGTGCTTAGCGTTCCGTCATCTACTAGCGTAGCGTTTGTGAAAGTCACTCCATTGTCCCTTGAAACAGCCACTATGATGTCAGTATTTATGGTGGTCGCAGCCAAAGCCTTATGTTGAACGACGACGTAAGCTTCGTCTGGTTGTACAGAAGCAGTGAACACTTCAGATAGTAAGACCATTGCAAGAGAGGTGTTTGTAATCCCTGAACCAAAAAAAGTCTCATTAGTCGAGCCAGCGGCATCATACCCAGTAGCGTCGTTGAAAACATCCGATATACCGTCTTTCATTCCATAGATGGCTTGCCCGCTGTTCTCTGCAATCCGCATAGAATTTATCATGATTCGTCGTTGATCTTCTCTAGATTCTGCAATTGGGTCAACGCCGGTTGGATTTCCACCAACAAACTGAACAACGAAACCTGCCGTGCCATCTGCCAAATTGGAAAGATCAAAAGCGCCATCCTGTATCATTGAAGTAGAAACCATACCAACGTTCGGTACAGCAGTCCCTTGACGACCTTCTCTGGTCTTGATAACTATCGACATACCAGTAGGAACAGCTTCAGACATTGTCAAGTTGGTACCAGTCACACTATAAGCCGCTGGCGATTGCCATGCTCCACCAACCCAAACATCAAACGATTCATCTGATCCTGTTTTTGGTGTGGTAAAAGGCCCGGTACTGCCAGAACCAGTTACCACCGTGACACCATGGTCTAATTTTTTCCTGATTGGTTGTCTTCCCATTAAAGGCATATATTATCTCCACTGAAGGCTGACGCCGTGAAATTTCTGTTCGACGCTATTCGCCGTCTTTATCCGGTACTTCATGTAAGTTCCGACTGGTTGAGATGAGAGATCGATAAAACTAGACAGTGTTTTTATCCCAGTCCCATCAACATCAAGCGAAGTATCGGTTAAAATTGCCGTTGTCCAAGTTGTTCCATTGTCTCTAGAAGCTTCAATGACAAAGTCAGAATTGATGTTTCCTGAATCAATAAATTCATGTGAGACGACAACATAAGCTTCTTCGGGTTGATTATTTGCCGTAAAGAGGATTGAAGCTAGATTCATAACAATACCAGAAGAGTTGATGTAATAACCAGTCACGAAAGTTTCGTTGGTTGATGTTGTAGTGTCAATGCCGGTTTCATCATTGAATTCATCTGCGATACCGTCGATCATTCCTTGAACCGTCAGTCCGTTGTTTCTGATGGTACGAAATTTATTCAATGCTATATTTGTTTTGTTCTGGTCCGTAGTTCCTGGAAGATTAATCAATGCGGCCGTTCCATCAGCTCCCCAACCCAACAGACCATCGCTCGTTTGATTCTTCATCTTTACGAGTGTCAGTGCATCGTCGGCAATCGAATCGTCACTTACTGATCTTTTGGCGACAGAGCCTTCAGCTAATTTTACAAATCGATGTTTGACAACAATATCGAGCCCAAACGATGGTACGTTATCAAAAGTTAGGCTCAATCCGTCAATGGAATAACCGTCAGATGCTTGAAAAGCACCGCCAACCCAAACATCGACCCCATCTTCTTTCGTGGTAGAATTGAAATCACCTAAAGGGACGAATTCTGATAGGACGTAGGGTCCAATTGTTCCATCTGAAGTGAAGCGATCGATGACCATATTACTGGTCCGATCTCTGCCAAAATCAGTTCTTCCAAGATGTAAAGATGATTCTTTTGCTATCCCAATATAAGACATAGTGTCCCCTATTATTTGATTCTAACTGTATTTATTGTATCGACTAAATAAGGTTAGAAGGTTTCAAAACAGAATGAAACCACATGAACTATTAATACGAATGGTGTCTAACTCCAAGAGGGAAGAAAATGCTAGAAAGAATCCACAATTCAATGGTTGATGTCCAAGTCGATCACTTTAATACGAATGTTTCTGATTTAGGAGAGGCTACTCTTACGGGATCAAACGCTGATGTTTATACCACACCAGCTTCTACTCGTACTCTTGTTTATAGTATCCAGGTCACGAACACTGACACTATTTCCAGGACTTTTACGGTAACCCTTTCTGACAATAGTGCTGGACCGGTTGAATACAAACTAGCACATGAAATGCCACTTGCTGCAGGAGAAACGATTGAGCTTTTGGTAAAACCAAAGGTTCTAGAAACCAGTGATAAAATCAGAGCACTAGGTTCTGTTACAAGCGTCATTGATATTTCTGTTTCAGGTATTGAATTGGCGGCAGACACTGAACATTTTAATGCCAGCTTAAGCCTGGCGAACACCACCTTGACCACTTTATTCACTGGAACTGGGACCGGTCAGATGTTAGAATCATTGATATTGGTGAACGATTCTGGTTCTGATACGACCGGAACGGTTACATGGACAACCAACTCTGCCGCAACTTTAATCGATTGGGTCAAAACTCTGATCATCCCTGCAAACAGCTCTATTGAAATCCTAGAAAAGCCGAAGGCAATTCTGTCAGGAGATACTGTTCAGGTTCAAGCAGGCGACGCAAACAGATTAGACGCAATCCTTTCCGGCCGAAATAAGTAAGGAAGAAAATGACACAAAAGACAGTATTGACAGCTTCTCAGGCTAAAGAACTCCAGGATCAAGTTAGTGGAAATTTCGCAAGACCTTGGGGTTTGTCCAGGGTTCAGCAATATCAAGAAGCTGGAGTATGGAATACGTTAAACCAGGGTGAGATTAATCAATCGGCCTGGTTTAACGGAACTGATGAGATGTTAGAGCAGACTAGTCTTTTTGGCGTCGATGAAGAAAGCGTCAGATTTATCCTTTCATTTTGGGTAAAAAGAACAGAAATTTCGGCTGCAGGAACTTCTCCAATTATCTGCACTGATGTCAGTGGCAATGAAGAAATTATTAGATTTGATGCCGATGATAAGCTACGAGTCAATCTAAATAATAATGCCCATGTCAGTGATCAAGTCTTTAGAGATACTGGTTGGTATCATTTCGTTGTAAGTGTAGAACAAGGTGGATCTCCTGATCTTTCTGTTTATGTTAATGGTTTAGAAATAACTTGGGGAACAGACGTAGCGATTACAGCGAACCCATCTTGGTTCAATACAGTCAATAAAATCCGCATCGGAAAAGATAGTGCTTCAGCTTTTGGAGCGATATACATCTCTCAGGTTTTAGGATTACCGCAGGTGTCAATTCAGAATAGTGATCACGCTGTGACTGATTTCGGAATTTTTAGAACAGTAGGCTCCGGAAGACAAGAATGGACTCCACGGTCAGATGAAGAAATAACGGCCTTAGCTACTTCTTTAGGTGGCAATGCGTTCTGTTTGACAGATGGAATAGGTGACGGAACTGATGCAAGTGGAAATGGGAATGGATTTACTCCAACCATAATGGATCATGCTACTAATGGAACAGACGACACTCCGTCAAATCAAAAAACAGTTCTCAATATATTGACTAATGACGGTACGATTTCGGACGGTGCATTGCGATGGCGCAGTTCACGGCAAGGATGTGCTCAAGCTTCAATTTTTGCTCCTCCAAATTCTGGAAGTTATTATGCCGAAGTAACAATGACGACTAATGTATCTGGAGCAATGGTTGGAATCGTTGGAGAAGGTTTCTATTATAGAAGCACCATCACTCGTTATCCAGGAGATGCAGCGACAGGTTTAGTTTCTATCGGATATTCCTTAAATGGAAAAAAATATATTAATGGGACTGGTACAACATATGGTGAAAGCTATGGAACACTTACTCTTATCGGTATTAAAATAGATACTGATAATGGTGAAGTGACCTTCTGGAAGAATGGCAGTAGCCAGGGACCTATTAGCTTTGATAATACGGTGGCGGTAACCTTTGCAAGTGGATATGCTGATGGTAGTGGATCTTCAATTCAAGATTGGGATTTTGGTGCAACTGCTCCAAGTAATGAGAAAATTTTAAAAATCTCAAGTATTCCGAAAGCAGCATATCTTGCTAATGATTATTTTCAAGCTAGCACTTATGAAGGAAACGGTTCAACAAAAAGCATCACTGGTTTGGGTTTTCAACCCGATTTGATTTGGATCAAAAATCGCACAGCCGCCGACAGTCATGTTCTAACCGATTCTATAAGAGGAGCCGGAGAAATAATCAGTATCGATACCACGATAGCCGAAGCAACAGACGCTGATACGATCACGTCATTTGACAGTGATGGTTTTTCTTTAGGTGCCGATGTCAAAGTAAACACTAATTTAGAAGATTATGTTTCTTGGAATTGGTTAGCAGGTGGCGGAACAGGAGTTACCAACTCTTCGGGCTCTATCACTAGCACCGTTAGCGTAGCTGAACCTGGTCATTTCAGTATTATCAGTTATACGGGTAATGGAACAGGCGGTGCGACTATAGGTCATGGTCTTCAGGGTGTACCACAATTTATGATGTTCAAGAATTTAAGTGATGTAGAAGATTGGACTGCACAAGAAACCTTGATTTATGGCGGAACTAATTATTTGACTCCTACCACTAGCGCCATTACGAATGTAAGTTCACAGCTTTTCAATGATATTGATGCAGATGCCAGTGTTATCACCTTAGGAACCCATAATAGATCCAACGGGTCACCGGATCCTATAATCTGCTATGCTTTTCGATCAGTTGATGGAGTTTGCAAAGTAGGAAGCTATACTGGTAATGGTTTGGTCGACGGCGCTTACGCTCATACGGGTTTCAAATCAAGATTTGTTCTTATCAAAAGATTGGATGTGATTGGATCTTGGTTCATGTATGATACATCTAGAAGTACATTTAACGAGATGGACGATCAGCTACTAGCTGAAATCAACACCGCTGAGACTACTGGAAGTGAAGAAATAGATTTTCTCTTCAATGGTTTCAAAATTAGAACAGCTGATGATCAGATAAACCGCAATGGTGGTGATTATATCTTCTTGGCGATGGCCGATATTGCATTAAAAACTGAATCAGATGTAACGGTAAGCCAGAACAACCACAATGATTTACCTATTCTTAGCAGAGTCTCTGCTTTAGCAAAATAACCAAACGAGGATACAATGGAAAATATTCGCCTATCTTCTAATTTTACTCTAGCCGAAATGGTTAAGTCAAGCACCGCTGATCGTCACGGAATTGACAACTGGCCAACTGATAAACTCATCATCCAAAAACTCAAATTAATTGCTATTAATATTCTTCAGCCATGTCGGGATCATTTTGGGATTCCATTCTCGCCTAATTCTGGTTTCCGTTGTTTAGAACTTAACAGAAAAATTGGTTCAAAAGATACTAGTCAACACGCCAAGGGTGAGGCAGTAGATTTTGAAATCCCAGGGATTTCAAATTTTGATCTTGCTAGTTTTATAGAAAACTATTTAGACTTCGATCAGCTCATCCTTGAATTTGCGCAACGAGGAGTCCCAACCGCAGGATGGGTTCATTGCTCTTATGTCTCTCCCAAAATCAACAGAAAAGAATCTATCTCGTTAGTTAAAGGTGAAGGCTATTTGATGGGGCTTGTTCAATAATATTGACAATCTCCTTGTTCTACTTTATATTATAAGTTAAGGAGAATAGAAATGGCAGAAAATCAGAGCTATTATAAAACGATTCAAGCGATGCGCCTGCTAAAAAAGCGAGGATGGGATCCACTCGAAATCATCGAAAAATGGTCACTTGAAGTTGATGACGATGGCGTCGAAGACACTCTTCAGATGAAACTAGCAATTATGAACTTTGAGAAAGAAGAAATAGGAACATGAAAGTCAGAATAGGCCCGTTTTTAAAATATTGGGGACCTTATCAAATAGCTGATCTGCTCTGTTTTTGGGTACCATTGCAGAAAGATGAGCTCGGAATTTTGGAAAAGCCAGATTGGGTCCATGCTTTCGGTGAAAAACTTGCTGATAGTCGGCTAGGTGATTGGTGCAATTGGATTCACGAAAGACGAGAACGAAAAATCAAAATCCGAATTGATCCATATGACATCTGGTCAATGGACCACACACTTTCCATTATCATCCTCCCACTGCTTAAGCAGTTGAAAGAAAGGAAGGTCGGTGCTCCATTCGTCAACGATGAAGACGTTCCTGAAGAGCTTCGTTCAACTAATACTTCAGCATTAAAAAACAAATGGGATACAGATGATAATTTTTTCAAACGATGGGAATGGATTTTGGACGAAATGATCTGGGCCTTCGAACAGAACACTATTGACTGGGAAGATCAATTCTGGGAAAAATACCCAGAATTAGACGACAAGAAGTATCCTGAAGATGAAGGCAAAAAATCTAAACCTGTTCGTTGGATTGAAGAAGGTAAACACGACGAAAAAGGAATCAGAGCTCATCAAGAACGGATGGCCAATGGTTTCCTTTTGTTCGGGAAATACTTCCATTCACTTTGGACATAAAATGATATTTTGATATCTATCTTGTTCTGTGTTAACCTTTAAAAGAAAATATAGTTAAACATCAGATGGAGAAATGATGTCAAACCAAATTGCAGCTTCAGCCGAAAGATGTGAATATAAAGAAACTATTTCGTCAAAAATTCAACGGATGTTATTTGACATTCGGGACGGTATGGTACATAACATGCGCAATGCATGCGAACGTCTAAAATGGATTGGTTATAAACCTGGTAATTCAGAGATTTATGCTCGTGAAGAGCTGCAACGCGCGGGCTGGTTTGATGATGATGCAATGTACGGAGATATGATGCCCAATGCAGTTTTATCGATGATACGTCAATTTAGTGATGAAGGTCATTCAGGTATGAGCGCTGGTATCGCAGTAAACTTATTCAAAGATTTGGCCATGTTCGAACCATTAACTCCACTTACCGGTGGTGATGACGAATGGATTGAGTGCGGCGAAGGCATTTTCCAAAATAAAAGATGCAGTCACGTATTCAAAGAAAACGATCAAGCATATGACATTGATGGAAGAGTATTCCGTGAACCAGACGGTATGTGTTTCACCAATCGAGATAGTCGAGTAAACATTGCTTTTCCATATATTCCGAAAAGAGAATATGTCGACGTGCCGGAATCAAAACAAGATTAATATTCATTACCAACTGATTCATTAACTTGGAAACTGAGGAGAAGATATTTTATGACGATGTTCAATAAAGAAGAATTGATAAAAGCATTGGATATTGATGTCGATGAACTTCATCGACAGGGTTTTGTAATTGTTCCGCTTGAACCGACTGAGGAGATGTTGCAAAATGGCATCGAGGCAGGAGTAGAATCTCAACGTACAAAATTAGGGTGTGATCTTTTCAATAAACCCAAAACCATAAATAATATCTATCGCAGAATGATTGAAGATTGTTCAAACGAATGTAATCATAATTGGGTGGATGCAACAAAATAGTACGGTTTCAGGTGGAGAATTATGCTTGAAATGTTTCAAGATTAGATGTAATTAAAACAAAAGAAAGAAAGTTTATGCCTAATTTGGCAAAGAAGACACCAGAAGAAAAAGCTAGATTTGTGAGTAATCTAGCCCGCATCGCAATTGTTCATGACACTATGCTAACAGTTGAAGATATGATTGTTGATTTACTTAGACAATCTTTTGAAGAAGGGAAAAGAGTCGCCCTAGCAGAGCAACCGAAAAAATGACTAATCCAAATAAGGAAAAGAAATGATCAGTAATTCACAAGAGCAGATTAACATTGCGGAAAAAGCTCTCCGCAAGATCGAAGTCGAACAGATAGCTCCTCTAATCGAAGTGATTGAATATCATAATAAGAATCTTCGTCAAGAAATTGCGTCCAATCTCGGCATGCATGAAAATCATAAAAGATTAATGATTGGTCATTGGAAGTGTGAAGAAAGTCCAAGTGGAACATGCGTATATGATTATATTCAAGATCCACTTAATGATGAATGTCTGATCTGTGGTGAGCCAGAAGAACGAAAATAATCGAAAATAATCGAAAATAACGCTTGACAAATCTCCTGGTTGTGTTACTATAATGAATAAGATGAAGGAGAAAGTCAATGACCAATTTAATCGAAGCAATGTACGAAGACTTTGGCAAGGCACTTACTGTCTGTTGCGAAGACGATGACGATTATCGGTTTGTAACCCTTGATTTGAGAATCCAGATTTAATTCCAAAGTTTGATTTCAAACATATGATTGCAGCGAGAAAAGATTAAAATGGCAAGCGTACTAGCCAAACTGTCTAACAAGAATTTGATCAACGCTCCGGCTTGGTTGCCTAACAACACGATGTTTGAAGGTTGGACCGGGAGTGTTGCTTATGGTGCAAGCACTGATAACAGTGATGTTGATATCGTTGGTTTTTGTATGCCGCCTAAGGGCCTAGTTTTCCCCCATCTTGCGGGTGAAATTCCAGGCTTTGGTCGACAGATCAAACGATTTTATCAATATCAGCAGCATCATATTAAGGTTCCTGAAGAACGGAAAGAATACGATCTGACGATTTTCAGCATCGTTAAGTTCTTTAATCTTGTAATGGAAAACAACCCAAACATGGTGGACAACCTGTTCCTGCCTCGACGCTGTGTGCTTCATAGTACGGAAATCTATGAACGGATTCGTGAAAAGAGGAAGATGTTCCTTCACAAAGGGGCGTATCATAAATTTCGAGGATATAGCTTTTCACAGATGAGCAAGATCAATAAGGGCAGCAACAGAGCTAACCCTAAACGCCAGGCAAGCATTGACGAGCATGGCTGGGATCTGAAATTCGGATACCATGTCGTACGGCTGCTGCTAGAAGCAGAGCAGATCCTGAGCACTGGTGATTTGGTTCTCGACCGTGATGGTGAAGTTTATCGAGCTATTCGGAGAGGCGAATGGAGTCTCGAAAAACTCAATACGTGGGCAGATGAGAAGGAAAAGAGCTTGGAGACTTTGTTCGCCAATAGCACTCTGCCGATCAAACCTGACGAAGAGAAGATTAAAACCTTGCTATTGGAATGTTTGGAAATTCATTACGGAAGTCTGAGTGCCGCGGTTAGCGAAGAAGATAAGCACGGCCGATTGGTTCGAGAACTTGAAGAAATTATCAAATGTCACAGGTGAAGATTATGGAAAAGACAAAAAAGAAGACGATTAAAGAAATTTCAACCCAACAGCTTTTAGATCTTCGGTCCTATTTCTTTCGTATGGAATGGAATCAAGAAATGGGAGAATGGGATTTTCCCAAAACTTGGAGTAAGAATAATAATGAAGAAATCACTCAAAGCCAATTATACGAAGAACTTGCACTGCGACCGCATATTCTGAACACACTAGAACGAAAGAAAGAGCGAATGATAAAAGCTAAACAACGAAAGAATAGTGATAGGGATCGGTGCAACCGGAACGGATAATATCTGAGAAAGCATCGTTCGTGAATTTGAGGAATAGAAAAAATGAAAAATTTATTTGTTTTAGTAGCCGATGGCGGTGATGGTTCTTATTTTACTAGGTACACGTTCAACGCTGAATGGATCAAATCTCAAACAGAAAAACACGATAACGATCAACTTGATTATGAATTCGCGCTTGGTGTTGATGGAGATGGATTCCATTATGAAATTCTAACGGTTCCTAATGAATGTACTTTAGAGTCATTAGGAATCCGTTCAGATTGTGCTAAATAAATATTTCTGAACAAGAAATAGAACAGGACAAGAAAAGATGTTTGGTAAGAAGAAAGAAGAACAAAAAGTGGAACATTTATTGACTCCTTCTGAAGAATTAGCTTCCGTGAAGAAATTAAGTTCACAAAGAGCAAAAGAATTGATTGAAGCAAATAATGAAATGCTTGAAGATCTTCGAAAATGGAAAGGAAAGTTTCGAGAATTATTGATTGAACTCAAGATTGTTAAAGCCGGTGCCGTTAGCCACACCGAGTTGCTAGAAGAAGAGCTCGAAAAGGCTAAGAAGAAGACAGAAAGATTAGAAAGAGAAGTGAAGGAACTTCAAATCAAATTAACAGACAAGGAAGAAACAAATGACTGACAAAGAAAAAGTAGCAGAATTGAGTGCACTGGTAAAAGCAGCATCCACCGCCCTGAAAAAGGCTGAAAATTTCGCCGATGAAAATGGGCTCGAATTCTCATTTTATCCGGCTTATGGAATGGGTGGCTATTATATTGGCGCCAATCATCCAGAACGTGACGAAATATTCGATGAAGACTATACAGATGCCGAAGACGGCCAAGGTTTCTGGAATCCTTCTTCACAGGGTTGTTAAGTCTTGAAGAATTAGTGGAATATAAATGATTCTATAGGAAGAAATTTTGACTGCTTTTCAATAAAAGCACGGAATATCTTGTTACGTCGAATAAAACCAAAAAGAACTTGACTTCTGTCTAAATAGGTGTTAAAATAAAGGATAATAAAGGAAAGGATTTGTTATGTCGAGCGGTTATGTAGAAGTCGAAGATGACAACGCTTTTTGGGAAGGTCGTACTGCTTTCTGTGAGGGACTCAACAAAGATTACTGTCCTTACCCAGAAGATCACCCACAATTCTATCCTTGGATCGAAGGATGGAACGCCGCAGAATTAGAACTTTAAGGTGATATTGATCATCATACTAAGAATGATTTATAGAGAAAGAATTAGAAATGGCATCGCGTGAAGATTTGGCAAAGATTGAAGAACTTTCAAGGATTGCCACGGAAGCATTGAACAAAGCGACAAAACTCGCCCAAGAAGAAAACATTCCATTTATCTTTGAAGTGCCTAAAAGCTTCAAAGAAAGTAGAACAGCTAGAGTTAACAATTGGAATGATTCGGTTTGTTCGATCGATGAAGACGATGATGAAGAAGCAGACTGGGAAACCAGTGACTGGGACGATTCAGGCTGTACTTCCTAAGAAAGGAATAAATCGTGCTTATTGTCGGATCTGATGCACTTCGAAATTACTGCGATATTAATCGTACTCCTCGTGATATTGATATCATGGGGACTTACGATGAATGCATGGATTTCATCAAATCGTCTCCTGGAGAGTTGTATAAATGCTATCCCATTAATGAAGGTAAGAAGATCGTTGCTTTCAAAGGGACAACTATTTTCGAGGCTGAAATAGCTTGGGAAGGTTCGACAGCCGAGGAGTTCATACAACTTGAAAAAAGAAATTTTGGAAACAGTAAATACGCAAGTCTCAATGGTCTCTATGCTCTAAAGATGAGTCATCGTTTTTTGAGAAACAGCCCAGCTTTTCTTAAAACGATGAAAGATATTCATCTAATGCGCTCATTAGGTATAACCATCCATACTGAATATCAAGCATGGTATCAACGACGCAAGAAAGAAACGTATTACTACGAACATCCTAATCTGAAGAAATCCAAGAAGGATTTCTTCACGGACACCATAGAATATGTATATGATCATGATAGCATTCATGAAGCAATGAAGGTCTTTGATAAACCAGCCTATCATTATTATATGAAACCTGGTGCTGAAGTTCAAAGCAGTGAAGAACTCTTTTTTGATCTTTCAAACTACATGAGGCTCCGTGGAGTTCTTGAAGAGTCGTACGTTCTAGCCCTTGAACGATCTCAGATTCCATATGGAGAAAAGATTCCTCCGAAAAAGAGCTTTGAGATTGCATTGAAAAAGGTCTGCACTAGCATCACATCGGGATGGTTTCGGAATTTCGCCTGGGAAAATTACGATGAAATATTATTCATGTATGAAGACGATTTTGTTGAAAAGTTTTGGTCAGCTGTTGATCAAAAAATTGTAAAGAAGATGTGAAAATGAAGAACGTTATTTTGACCGGTACTCTCGCAGGAATGATTGCAGTAATCGGAAGATTGGATTTAGTTTAAGCGGAGATTTGGACATAGCTCTCTTGAATGTTCGCCAGGTAAAGGAAAAGTTTGGATCACTTAGATTCTATGTTCATCATCCCGAACCGCTAACTGACGAGGGTTTTATGAATAAAGGAAAACTCGGCGAATACATCACTGTTATTGGAGATCTATCAAGGAGAACATGTGAAATCTGTGGTGATCACGGTAAGATCTACGCAAAAAATGGATTCTATCAAGCCTTATGTACAAAACATCAGAAAGAAAAATCATGATGAAATTTAAAACAGAACTAAACGATGAAGTCAAAAATTTGATCCCTTCGGTTGTTTTTCTAGAAGCTGGAAAGACTTAATGATTTTTCTTGACATGTGATAGTAAGCGTGTTAAAGTAATTAAGAATTAAGAAGATTGGATTTTGAGATGGACATTCTTGAAAAAGAGATCAAAGAGTTTAACGAAAAAGGAGGCGGATGGCTGAGTCCCAAAGGGCAGCTAATCTCGTGTGAAATTTACGAACATTGTGATACAGTGTCAGAATTTCTGGATGGCGTTGGCGATCTTCTAAGTGAGATTGATAGGGTTGACTATGAGTACGATCATTGGAATGAAGATACGCCAGACGAACATCCAGCGTGGCACATTTTTGAAATCTATCATGAGCCGGCAAGAGATGAAGCACGCCGAGGAATCACACTGAAAGCTTATGAACAAGGATGGCTCAGGCTTGGAATGTGGGTTGATGGGATAGAAGCTGAAGGTTATGAGTTCAATCATTCCAATATGAAAAAGCTGAAAGACTTAGCTGAAATGATTGGAAAAGAACTGACTGTTCGAAATTTGAAAGAAGAAAAATAATGGTTGATCGCGACGTGACAAAAAAAGGACAATTCTGGGCAAAGAAATGGAATTGGTTTGATGACTACACTCATTTTCTAGCAACCGAAACTGGATTCTTTTTGAGAGATTCTACTTCGGGAAGCATTTCTTTTTGCCCATGCAATGATCCATCAGGTTTTTTGACAAAAGCAATCCAAATCAATGAAATGAGGGATAAAGAAAATGGCTGAATTTGAAGTTAATGTGGTTCGGATCGATGATGTCGTTGAACATCCCGATGCAGATCGCTTGACCATTGTCAAGATTGGTGGGTATAATTGTATCGCCAATAAGAAAGAAGATGGATCATGGCGCTATCAGAAAGATGATCTGGTCGTTTATATTCCAGAACAGGCTCTAGTACCTGAATGGCTCTTGAAAAAAATGGGTTTCTGGGACGAAGAAAAAGGCAAAGGTGGTCTCGCTGGATCCAGAGGTGATCGGGTAAAGGCCATCAAATTAAGGGGAATATTTTCACAGGGAATTTTGATGCCTGTAATCATTGAAACAGAAGATGATTATCATTTTGTTACGGTTCAGGGATCTGATCAGAGATATATTATTGCTGAGGGGAAAAATGCCTTTGAAGAAGCAATTGGAGTTGATGTTTCTGACTTGCTTGGTGTCACCAAATATGAGCCTCCAATCCCTGCCTCAATGTCTGGGAAGGTTTGGAATGCATCTGGAAAGACGTTGAAATATGACATTGAAAACATTCAACGTTATCCCAATGTCTTCAAAGAAGATGAATGTGTCAGTGTAACAGAAAAGCTTCACGGAACCTGGTGCTGTTATGGTTTCTATCCGAACGAAGATTCAAGTGCAGTCAAGGTGGTTTCCAGTAAAGGACTATCGGCTCGCGGTTTAGCGTTCGAAATGGATGAAGAAAACATGACAAAGAATCTTTACCTTCAGGTTCTTGAACGTTCAAGAGATGAACAAGGTTTCGATCTTCTTGAACGTCTGATTAACCTTTCAGATCGAGCGGAGCCGATCTATCTGCTCGGAGAAGTTTTCGGTAGAGGTGTTCAGGATTTAGTTTACGGAACCTCAATGCCTGAATTTAGATTGTTTGATGTTTATGTTGGAAAGCCGGGCCAAGGACGTTATCTAGATCCAATTGATTTACATTTCCTTGCTAATAGCTTGAAAATTGAGACAGTTCCTATTCTGTATAGCGGACCATTTTCTATGGAGAAGATGACAGAAATCCGAGATGGAAAAGATTTTAGTGGTTCGAACATTCGTGAAGGTATCGTCATCCGCCCTAAAGAAGAGCGTCAAGATGACACTATCGGCCGAGTTCAATTGAAATTCGTCAGTCCGAAATATTTGTTGAGAAAAGGAGGGACGGAGCTCGCCTAATGACACAAGCCGATTATAATTTTTTGCGGACACGAGAACACAAACCTCGGTTCCATGGTGTTGGTTTCGTTCAGCTCTATCTTACCAAGAACCTTCGACTCAATGTTTGGCACCCGGATTTGCCGCCGACAGTAAAAAACGCGGTCTTTCATGACCACAAGTTTGATCTGTTCAGTGTCGAGCAGAACTCAAACGATGGAAAAGCTTCCACAACAATAAACGGGATGAAGCACCAAGGACAAAGAATAAAAGTAACAGACGATGGTGTCTGGGTTGATGGAGAAAGAAAAGATGTTTGAAGAACTAAAGAAAAGAAGTATCCAAGCAAGGAAGAACAAGAGTAGAGAAGCAATTCTTCTTAGCACCTTGCTTTCTGAAGTCAAGACCAAAGCAAAAGACGACAATAACCGAGAAGCGACAGATGAAGACGTCCATAAGCTCGCAGAAAAGTTCATGAAAGGAGCTCTTGGAAACCGTGATCTCTTGGATCAGGCCGGTCGGTCGACAGATGAGCCTGATTTTGAAATCAGCGTTCTCGAGGGTTTCCTGCCAAAGCAGATGGATGAGAAAGAAACCTTTAAGATAGTAGAGCAAGCTATCAAAGCGACCAACCCCTCATCTATTAAAGATATGGGCAAGGTGATGGGCTATTTAAAGAAAGAGCATGGCTCTTCCATCGACATGAAGCTCGCTGGAACATTTGTTAAGGAAAAGATGAATGGTTGAATATTCAAACGATTGGACGACTAACCTTGATGTTTTAATCGATGACGTCACATTTACATTGACACATGCTGAATATTCAAAATTAGTTCATTCTTTTGCACTTGATCTTGAATGTAGAAATGAAAAAAGACCAGAATGGTTATGGGCTCATATTAAGAAACTCGGACACGCCAAGGGAAAGTATCCTTGCTGCGCGAATGAAAAACGAAACATGAGCGGATGGTGCGAAAACTGTGGCGATCCGTGTTTTTAAGAGGAAAACAATGAAGAAATTAATACACATCAATAAGAACGTGATTCAATATAATTCGAAAAATGGTACGAAGTTGCCAGTATGTAGAGTACAAGAAGGATCCAAAGTTTGATATGGTAATTCGATCGACATCAAAGGTCCAAGTAGAATGATTTATGATTCTGACAATCCATTAAGCTGTGGTGCGAAGCTTTGGATTGAAACAGAAGAAGAGATTGAGATTCACGGAGAGTGTACTTTCGGTCAAATCCAAAAAATGAAAAAGGAGTTATTATAATGCGACACGTCATGATTGATTTGGAGACGTTTGACACTGGTCCTCGCGCAGCCATTATTTCTATCGGTGCGTGTTTCTTTGATCCAGAAACAGGTGAAATCGGAGACAAATTCCATATCGGTATAGATTGGAATGATGCCATTAAACGCGGAACGGTTTCGGGTGATACATTGCGATGGTGGTTTGCGCAAGAACCATCAGCCATTGAACGACTTCTCAATTTACCGACGGTTCCAGTCGAGACTGCCTTGAGGGATCTTTCAAATTTTTGTGGATGGGCTAATCCATACGTGTGGGGAAATGGTTCAACATTTGATATCACAATCTTGGAAAATGCTTATGGTCGAGATCAAGCACCATGGAAATTTTGGAATACACGTGATGTTCGTACCGTAGTTCATATGGCTCGAGGGATTCTAGAAAAAGACCAAATTTCTTTTGAAGGTGTTCAACATGATGCTCTTGATGATGCGATTTATCAAGCAAAATACGTTTCGGAAATGTGGCAGGTATTAAGATGATAAATTTAGATCGAATTGGAATTCTGGATGAATATTTTAAAAATAAAGCACCGCTGCCGGTTGCCTGGTCGTGGATCTTAGGTGATTCAGTCACTGTTTTTGAAATGCCTTTTTCTTTCGCCTTTAACGCAGCGATGCAAGGTGGGTTCTTTGAAGAAAGAGACGGAAAAATTTGGAAATGGGAAAAGAATGGTTCAGGATCTGAAGCTGTTAATTCCTGGATCAACGATCTTCGAAACAAAAAAATGTTCCCTGCCCTCGATGAAAAGGTTTTCGAAACCATGGAAGGCCAGCCTTACCTGGAAAAAAGGAAAGCTATTATCAAGGAATTCATGGATCCTGTGAAGAAAAGAAAATTATATAATACCATCATAGGTGAGGGTCTGATTACTAAAAGTTTCTTCTTCGGAAGAACAGAGCTTGATAAATTGATTGAAATTTATCCAGAATCGTTTGGTGAAGATCCCTTAAAGAAGAAGGCTCTGTTGGTTTTATTGTTCGCTTCTGAATGGTTGTCTTATATGGGTCATCGGGTTAAAAATCCGCTTCCGATTCCCTCAGATTATCAGATGCCGAGAATCTTTGAGTATTTTGGCTTGATAGAGATCGATGATGATTTCAAAGCCAAGCTGATCAACAAAAAGCTGCTAGATCCATCGTCTGCTGAAGTCACTGCTTTCCGTTCAGCTGCTATTGACATTGCCGACGAGCTTGCGAAGAGGAATAATATCTTTCCTTATCAGGTAGATAGTGCTCTGTTTCCTATTGTCCGAAAAGACAAGAAGTTTATAGAAGAAAGCTTACCGCCAATGCAGATCAACACGATGTGGTTTTAAAATTATTGAAAAGATCTATAGATCTTGTTATTATTGTATTTTACAACAATAGGAGTTCAAAATGAGTGTAAGAGTAAAACTTCCGAACGGTAAAATTTCCCGTGCTAATTTAGGCAAAGTTACCCGAGAAGGTTTTCGGACTGCATCTGTTCAAATCACAGATGACGACGGATCTCACCTTCGAGTAGCTGGTCGAGTAACTGCTCGTCACGGTTTTAAAGATGGACGTGTTCTTCCTTTCGAAGTCAAGATTAACAGTGAAAATTCAGCCTCTTTTCTTAGAGGAATAGATCTATATTTTAATTCCTTCTAAAAGGAGTTTTTATTGCGATGAAATATGATGGCTTTTGTCGATTACCGTTCAAGACTGGAACAACAACCGAATCAGTCGTCATATTTCCTCTGCCACTTTGGAGATTAATTGGACCTTGCCAAGTTTCTCCTTGCTCAAGTGTCGTCCAAAAGTCTTCAGGAAGTGATTTATTTCCTTTCCAGAAATTCTTTCCGATGATGTCTTTGTAATCTTTTCCAATTTCTTTACAGAAGGCTCTATTCGTAAAAAGAATATCGCCTTCAGAATTAGCGATAAGAAGAGAATCCGATAGATTATTAAGAGTCTCTTGGAGGATATGAATTTCTTTCTTTCGACCTTTTCGTTCTAACGCAGAACCTAAAATATCTGCCAAAGTTCCAATTGAATGAATCACCTGACTAAACCATTCTTTTCGTTCTTTTGTAAAGTGAACAGTGAAATATCCCCACAATTTTTCATTTGAAATGATTGGAACAATTAGCAGAGATTTGTGCTTTGTCCCTTTGAGTATTTTTGCATCGTCTTGATTTTCAATATCTAGAGTTATGATTTGCTTTTTAAACAGCTTCTTATTTAAAGATTTAGTGTTGATTTTTTCGACATCTTTGAATTCTTCTAAGTCTAAATCATTGTCTTCTGATTTCCAAATATTTTGGAGTTTACAGATTTCTCCTTTAATCTCATAAACGCCGACAGCACATGCATCAATAGCTAAACCTAATTTCTCTAATCCCAAATCGATTGAATCTCTCCAATCATTTACTGTCCAAAGTTTTGAGCATTCGGCAACAACAATCAGAACTTTGTTCGTAGTTTCAATTTCTAATTGATATTGGATCTGTTTGGTCACGTCTCGAAAAACGATAAAATCATAAGGTTCATCATTTAGTGTAAGTTTTGAAACAGTAAATTCAATATTGATCTTGTTTCCATCTTTTCGAATAGCGTAACCATTTTTCATACTGATCTTCGGATCAGTAATATTTTTTAGTAATTGATTGAATGTTTCTAAAAGATCTTTTTCCAAGAAAAGATCAATTTTCTTCCCTAATGCTTCTTCTTTGGAATAGCCAAAGATTTTGACACTCGGTGGACTAAAATCTGTGATAATCCCATCTTTGTTTAGTATCACTAGACCATCTTGAACGACAGCTGCAAGCTCAAAAAATTGTCTTTTAATGTCTCTATTCTTATTTTTGAGATTAGATACTAAATCATCAGACATATCTCTTGTCTTTAGTGCCAATCTTTCTAAATTCTGATTGCTATCTTCTAGTCTTCGTAATAAATCTTGATTTTGATTTATCATTGGGAATTTTGTAACAGCTTTTGATAACATTTTATCTTATCTTTCCTTTAATTTCTGCCAAAACGAGTTGGACATTTTTCAAAGCATCAGCAGTAATTTCTTGCTGCCTAAGATATTCTTTAACCATGTTATCTAACCGTTCGACATATTCAGATGTAAGTTGAAGAGCATGAGTTTCATAAAATTTATTCTTGTCCCAGAGTTTTTTTATTGCAAAAATTAATCCCGAAATAACTAGGAATAAAATACCGATAAGAGTGATGGTAGGATTTCCATCTATTATAACTAAAAAGAATTTTAAAATAGTTTCCATCTTTTCCTCATCGTTAAGGTAATGGGTCTTAACGGTTGTATTTAATAGAAAAGCTTTACATAGAGACTTTATGTGTTACAATAAATAACAATGGAGAGAAAGATGAAGATTAAAGAAATTTTCAATCTACTGGAAAATGCAGAAGCATCGTTTGTTAACGATGATCTTCGTCTTATTTTCAAAAAATTTAAGACCAATGGCCATGATATCAAGCTTGCCGGTGGAGCGGTGCGTGATCTAGTTTTAAAAAAGAAACCAAAAGACATTGATCTTGCAACAACTGCCACGCCCAGCGAGATGAAAAAAATCCTCAAAGGCTTCAGAACTATTGATACTGGTCTGCAGCATGGAACGATCACCGTTCTAGGTCCCAAGACAAAAGAAGAATATGAAATCACTACTCTTCGTATCGACAAAAACCATGATGGACGCCACGCAGAAGTCGAATGGACCAAAGATTTCAAGAAGGATGCTTCTCGAAGAGACCTTACTTACAATTCAATGTTTATGGATTTGGACGGTACTATTCATGATTTCTTCGGCGGAATGGATGATCTCAAGAACAACATTACCCGAGCAGTAGGTGACCCAAATCAACGCTTTGAAGAAGACTATCTGCGAATTTTGCGAATGTTCCGTTTCGCGGCTCGATACAATCATAATCTGGCCGAAGATGAACTCAATGCAATTACAAGACATGCACCGGGCCTCAAGAATATCAGTGGTGAACGGGTATGGACGGAAATGAAGAAAATCCTTTCTACTCCGAATGCAGAGAAAGCATTGGAACCTATGATTCATACCGGAGTTGATCAATTGATTGGTTTGGATATTGATAATTTCGATGGATTGAAGTTTTCGAAGGAAGGTGATGCTATTTTGACTCTGGCTGCAATTGTAAATAAAGATCAGCCATCTGTTCTCAATAAGAAATGGAAACTAAGCACTGACGAACACGAACGTCTGCAAAATCTGACTACACTCAAAAGTGACTCTTGGGATCTTTCAAAGATGAAAGAAGAGATTGTCAAGCACAAGAGACCAGAATGGATCAAGGAGTTGTTCGCCGATGTTTTGAGGATTCAGGAGAAGAATCCAGATGAAATTGAAAACTGGGTGATTCCTATTTTCCCTGTAACTGGCCAAGATCTACTTGATAGAGGTATGAAACCAGGTAAAGAACTAGGTATGACTCTGCGGGACCTCAAGGCGAAATGGATCGCTTCTGACTTCAAATCAAAAAAAGAAGACCTTCTTTAATTTGACTTCTCACCTAAAAGATGTTAAATTACGAAAATATTGAAAGAAATGTAAAGAAAGGTAATTCAATGCAAAATTCGTTAACTGATGAAGGTTACTCCAATCTTCTTGAAATCTTCGATGAATACGCTTTGATCAAAGCAACTAAAAAATTCATTGATCAGAATTACGAAGCATTATCTGCTGGTTTTCCACTTGCGGATGATCCTGCCTATCAGAAAGGTTTCTCAGAAACGCCAAAAAACGAAGAATGGTGGACTTTCGAAAACGAAGTAAACGGCGGTGGTATTTTTGACAGCAGTCCTCGTGATTTGCTCCTGAGTAATTTCGCTAAATTACTCACTGGTCAAGATTGGCCAATCTATGCAGATGGCCGCGACGTAATGGACAATTTCCTAGAAGAGTTTCGAAAAAGCGTCTATCGCCATCCTGAACTCGAAATGCTTGCAAATTCTCCTTGACAAAAGCCAAAATAGAGTGTATTATAAAGGTACATTGTAGGAAAGGACGTTGAGATGCAAAATTGTAATTGGCTCGTACAGCACGTAATTAAGCGGAGAAAGATGCTTTCAGAAGTTGGCGTCGACACTTCTCAATTGAATCTCAAACAAATGGAAGACAAATGCAAGGAACTTGGTTTGAAACTGAAACCCAGTAACAATCATGGTTGTCCTTAACTCATAAGACAAAGAAATTAAGAGGAAGCAAAGATGGAAGAATTTCCGGTACTATATATATTGATGAGAACTGATCTGCCAAGCATGAATCCAGGCAAGGCGATGGCACAGGCAAGTCACGCATCGAATGCTTTCGTGCATATGATGGACACAGGAGATAAAGAATATCTCGGAGAAAAGTTGAGTAAAAGCGACGAGTTGTTCAACAAATGGACGAATGAAACTAGCCAAGGTTTTGGTACGGTTCTGGTTCTGGGTGTAACTGAGGCACAGATGCGTACAGCGAATTTGGTTGCAGATAAACTAGGTTTCGTTGCTGATATTGTAACTGATCCGACTTATCCTGCGTTTCTAGACAAGGAAGCAGTGAACATCGACGATGTTCGTTGGACTAGTCCTTGTATCCCGGCTGGAGATAAGACAGTGACGTTCCGGATGGAAGATACCTGCGGGTTTATCTTTGGGGACAAGAACGATCCAATGCTTTCGGCAGTGGTTGGAAATTTCAAGCTTCACCCTTAAATAGGAGAAAGATCATGGATTTCGATGGTTTTTGCCGCAAAGTTTATTTTAATGTCCTAGAATTTTTAGGCAGACTAGATTGGTGGGAGTACTTTTTCGTCGCTGCCCTTGTTATTCTGTTCGTCTTGGACATGCAAAATGGTTAAGGTCTTTTCGGGAAACATAAAGGATATTGTACGATGAGCAATGTTGAAATTGGTTTTAAAATTCGTCAAAAGAGTGATGGACTTTTCAGTACTGGCACAAGTGATCCTAAATTCAATTCCCAAGGCAAGGTTTGGTGGAAGAAAGGTGGTCTTACTTCCCATTTGAATAATTTTGATTATGAAAAGCAGGCTGCGCGTGGCCGGGAATGTAAAAATCACGGGGTTTTACGATGAGTGTGAAATTGTTGTCTATGAATTTCATAAAGAAGAAAAAGAAAAAATCCAATTCGAAGACTTCAACAAAGGCAAATCATGAACAAGATTAACAAGCAGCTAGAAGATGTCCTTTGGATGGTTGAGAACCAACGGAAAGCTACGCAGTCACTTGCCGAAGATCAAGGCTTAGTTTTTACTGACAACCAAGGTAAAGCTCATTACCTTAGCCCGACGATGGTTCGGGAGAAAGACCTTTCTCCCGAAACCATCCAGAAAATTAAAGACCTGCATTGTTTACTCGGTGATTTCTTCGAAGAGGTTAAGAAGATCGATCTTGGTGCTGACAAAATAAAGACACGAAATCTCATGGATCTGATTGAAGACACGGAGTTCGAGCTCCAGGAGGCTTGGGGATTCCCGAAGGACGCCAGGTTTCACACGCACTGGCTGAGGATCCCGGGATGCTCCTGTGCGAAGATGGACAACCTTGATATCGCCTATCGAGGGCGGGGCAAGATTATCAATGGGGGATGCCCAATTCATGGAGACTCTAAGATTGGTGATGACTTCGATCAAGGCGATTCGAAATAGGTATGATGTTTATAGGACCACTGGAACCATCAATACCAAACTCATCGGTTGATTGGTATTCGATAGAAGAAGCTAAATTAAAACCGCTCGAAAGCTAGAAACGAAATGAAGAAATCAGACAAAAAGACAATCCGATTAGATCTGATTTACATGAAAACGAAGGAAGAAAAAATTAGTAGAGCAATAGAAAATTCTCTGTTCATGCACTTAACAATTGATGATTTATTTGTTCCTCTAGATCCGAAAAAAGGCGGTTTTTATCCGAAATGACATTAGGTAGCCGTGAGCCAAAAATCAATTTGGTTCCTATTGATTTGATTACACTTTTTTTCTAAAAAGGTGTCAGAAACCTGTTGATTTATCATCAAAAGATGTTATTATAATAAGGTAAACAAAGAGGAAACACATTATGAAATACAAGATTTTTCAGATTCACTTGACAGATGAAGAAGTTGACAAGATTAATCAGTTTGAATCTCATCTTGTGGTTGCAAAACAGGTTGTTCGAATGAAGCTGCTGTCTGTGGATAAGGTTGCTGAAAAGGCAAAAGAAGCTTTGGCTGAAAACTTTTATGACCACGTTGCTAATATTGAAGCTGAAGGTTTAGAAAGTGTTTTCGAAATTGGAAATGTTGGTCCAGAAGAAAACATTGAACGCTTTGGTCCAATGTCTAGCATTAGCGTCGGTGATGTTATCGAAGACGAAGAAGAAAATAAATTCGCCGTTGCTATGTTTGGTTTTGAACAGCTTTAAGAAAGGAAGAAGAATGTCTCGTAAAGAATTAATCGTAGAATGGATAGGCGGGATCCTTTTTCTCGTGATGCTTTTTGGCGTTGGTTGGTTGATGTTGGTCGTTGGTGGATGAAACACGAGATCGAAATTTCGGATGCTCATCGAGCTCAAGCAAGGAAGATGAAATGCCCTTGTCAAGGAGCAGGTTCGATCGTCACCTTTTCCAATGGTAAACCTTTTTGGTGGGATTGTTCTGGTTGCGGTAAGGATCGAAGTGTTACAGCTTTCGGTCCGCCTACCATCAGGATCCATTCATTAGGAAGCAAAGCCTCGGTTCAGGGTCATTCGTTCAAGTTGGATGATTTCCCAGAGAACGCATTGATGGCTCACGTGATGGCGAAGGCTAATATTTTTCCAAGCGTTGGTCAGGCGAGAAAGAACGGTTGGGATCGACCAATCGAAGAAGGAGTGTTTACGGTAACGAAGAAGAAGATCAGAATAGAGGTCACGAAATAAGATGACAGACCATCTAAATTTGACCTAAAGGTTAAATAAGAATATGAAAAAAGATTTGGATTTTGATGACGTCTATGGTCTCTTCAAGAGACAAGAAAAGAAAAACAAAGAACAGCGGGCAACTGGTCTAATAGAACAGCTTTCGGCTGAGTTTGAAGACTTCATCTTCGAAGCACCCGAACCACTTCGAAGAACAACCTTGGGTTTCCAGATAGATGAATTGGATCCGGTTTCTTCAGAAGAAACAGTCGATCTACATTACAACAAGCTTTATAAGAATTATGTCGAAAAATTCAATCAAACCGGTGACGAGTTCCAACGAGCTGGTGCTTTCCTTCATCAGAAGTTCTTTGAGCAGCTTACTGTTCCGCACGATGGTTCTTTGAAAAATATGCAGTCGCTGGCTTTCATCAAGAAAAACTTCGACTCCTTTTCGAAGTTTAAAAAAGAGTTCAAGGATAAAGCTACCTCTATTCAAGGAGATGGATGGACCGCCCTTACCCGTTCAGGGACAATCACACAGATATCAAATCATAAAGTGGTGTCTAATCTGGTGCTAGTGATTGATATGTGGGAACACGCTTATCTTTTTGATTACAAAGAAGATAAGAACAAATGGGTGGATGAGTTCTGGAAAATAGTGGACTGGGAAATAGTTGGTGCACGCATTTAAGAAGATGCCTACAAAGCTTCCCGATCTTCCGTCACCCTGCGTTGGCGTCTGTACGTTGGACCCGTCATCCGGCCTTTGTGTCGGGTGTATGCGCACGCCGATGGAAATAACGGTTTGGCCGGGCGTGACGAACGAAAAGCGCTACGAGATATTGCAGAAACTGAAACAACGGCGCAGAGAAGGTAGACTCGACGTAGTTTCTTCACGAAGAAGATCTAAACGAAAATCAAATAAACCTTAAAAGGAAGAAACAATGGACATTAGGATCCCTGAAGATTTTAAACCTGAGAAGAGAAAAAAAGATTATCAGGAATTATGCTTGGAGAAGCTAGTCTTGTTGGCCGGTTTTATCTATTAAGGATGAACCCAGCCTTTTCTTTTTGCTCTTTCTAGTTTTTTCTGTTCGACATCAAGTCTATCATTAAGGTGCTGGAGGAATTTCTTCAAGAATCTCTTATAGACCATCTGATGCTCGTGACTATCTTTGTTCTTTCTGAATAATTGAAAGAAGCTGTTGAAAGTAGATGATTGATTTGCAAGAAGATAATGGATCTCTTTCTCATTTATCCTATCTGCTATTTTTGAAAGACTGAAGTCTTTGTGTATTAGCTCTTGAACAGCATTCGCTGCAAATGGGCTGATCTCGTGCTTATCCGAAAGATAAACGGCTTTATCATCGTTCTCATAATCTCTTTTTCCAAGAAATCCTGTTCTATTCGCCATCTTTCCTTTGGACATCACCCATTGATTAGAATGCATTAATTCATGCACTGCGATTTGTTGAATATCTTCAACCAAGTCTTCCCAAAGATCGAATGAATTTTTTTCATCTTTGACTGCTTTCCATTGTGAACGTGGAATATTTAGAGTGAACATCGCCCTTTTATAATCATGATTGTAGATCATGGAACCAGTCATATTTTCTTTTGTTGAAAGATTTATCTCAATTAAGGTATCTGTCTTTTTGATACCTAACTCTCTGAGATAATTTTTGACGATATCACCAAGACCTTTACGAAGTTCTCCGGTCATTGATCCTGGAGTTTCCCATGATTTTCTTCGGCTAAGAAGTCTACGAACAATTGGCTTCACGATGTTTTCAATTTCAATCGCATTTATATCTTCATCTAATTTTTCATTTTTATGCATTCTGAAAGTAATCTTGTATCCGTTATTTTGTTTTTCGAAAGAATATCCAAGATCTTTAGCGAAACGATTCAAAAAACTGTTATAAAGATCAATGCGACTATTAGTGCGACCTTTTGGCTTTGGATCCTTTTCGGCAACGAACATGACTTCTTTTGGTTGTATCTCCAACACAAACTCTTTAATCATTGCAATTACAGTTGCGAAGATTCTAAATTGATCTCCATCTCCTGTCTTTGACATCGAGTTATCAGTATCAAAATTGACAATCCATGTTCCAGATGCATACTCATATATCGAAATACTAACAGCAACTTTCTTGCCAGATTGTGTTTTAAAGTCACCGAACCAATCTGAAGCGTCTTGCGTGTTCCATTCATACGAATACGCTTTTTCAAGTGATTCATCTAAATCTTCTGGCATCAGCTTTTTGACACGACCTTTAAAGATTTGTTGCGGGCCTTTGTCTGTCTTGGCTATCGGCTGTCCTGTCTTCTTCTCGGTATCAAAACCTTTGATTGTTGCTTTTCTATTCTTGAATTTGCCTACCATCAATTCATCACCGACGTTTAGCTTTGGAAGCTGAAGGCTATCTTCTTTTTCTTCATCAATCATTTTTTCTTTATCGATAATCTGGATTTGATCATCGGAGAAAGCGACGAAGGTTGTTTGAGGACCGTCAGGTAAGGCGAGCCCATCATAACCTTGACCAATCAGTTCTTCAATTCCATATCGATCGTACTCATCCCATCCAGCAGGATTTTTGATATCGAGCAGTACCGTGTAGATGAAGCCTTTTGTACCAGCGCCAACTTCACCTTGCTTTATTAGGTCCTTTTGGTCAGTAAACCAATGTAAGGTTCCAAAAGCGAACTCATTGTCAAAGGAATCAAAATCCGCACTTGAACCGTGATAAGCTCTAAGATTCATTTCCTCTGTTATTTCTTTGATTCTCATCTATCACTCTTTGGATAATCATATTCTTTTAACGCGTCGAATAGTTTTGCTACTTACTTTCAAAGTATTTATTATATCTATTTGCTTTTTCTCTCATCAAGCATTGTGAAAATTGCAAGATAGACCTCTTGCACCTTAAGAATTCAAGTTATTTTATGATCTTAAATTCTGGATTTTTCTTCCTTGACTTCATCGTATTCGTTAAAAAGTTTATTAAACTTTATTGTTCAGGTACCCAGTTACATATTTCAGTAGCTTCTTTATTACTTTGTCATCTTTTGTAAAACCAGCCTTCATGAATTTTTGCCAGGTAGGAAGGTTTGCTTTGTATTTATCTATTTCTCGCAATGCCGCCAATGGATCGTCAGCTTGATTAATCTCATTATACAAATCACGAGCGTGAGCCATGATCTCCTGAGGATCAGAAAGATAAATCTTCATAGCTTTCTTAGGGTTTTCTTTAAAATGTGGTGCCGCCTTTTGAAACCCGGTGAAACGATTAGCGTAGGTTCCAGCTCCCATCTTATCCCGCTGAGCCATGTGGACTGCTTCATGTTCTACAAACCGTAAGAGAATCATCTTGAAATCATCAAAGTTTAATCCATCTTCCATGTGAGGAGAATAGAGGTTAAAGCTTACAGTGCCGTCATCGTTAGCGTGTCCCGAATGTAGATAGAGACTCACTGGTTTTGAGCCCTGGTCTTCTCCAGCTAAAGACCAGCGGAACGGAGCTTCCATTCGATTGGTTTCGAATTGAATTGCATTGAACCAAAGATCTACGTCAAATTCGCTTGAATCATAGTCGGGCTCTTCTTCGGCTTCTTGTTTTTGAACTTTTCTGTAGGTAGTTCGAGCTCTTTCTAAGACTTCAGCTAATTGAGTCAGGTATTCATTCTTTGGAAGAAGAGCACCTTCAAATAGCTCATTTATTTTCATCGGTAACACCGGCTTCAATCTGATCCCACTCTTCAGGATCAATTTTTTTCTCTGGATCGATCTTCTTGCTTTTATTTCGTTCGTAAACTTCTAGCTGATCGAATGAAATTGTTCCCTCATACGCAAAACTACCTTCTTCTAGTTTCTTAAAGGCTCTTAATTTTATGAATTTCTCGATAGGTTTCCAGGATTCTGGCATTTCATCTCCGTTATCCATCCGGTGCCTTACGTTCCAAAGAATTGCAGAGTATCCTCCATCATTTCCTTCTTGCTCTGCTACCTTCCCAGCATATCTTACAATAGCTTTATCGGTTTTTCTTTCCGAATTGAGAATTTGCGTAATCTGGGATTTTATCGAATCTTCATCAAATCTTATCTTTGAAAGATCCTTCAACGCGACCTTAAAAATAACATATTGCTTTCCGTTTGCTGCTCTAATTGCAAATCGTCTAGCAACATCGGGATCCAGAGTAAAATATATCATTTGTTCACTGTGACCAGCAATTTTATCAGAATATTCAGGACCAAGACCAGGAATCATTCTTCCCTTTGCTTTGATTTTTTTAGCAATAGACTCCGATGTTCCGTGATAAGCGATGATTGAATCCGAAGATTGTTGTAAAATTTTATGAATACTTTTTGCCTGGGAATCTATTGTTTCTTTCTCTTTTACGTGATATTTTGGAAACTTCTTTAAAAGATCCTTAATTAATTTTTGATATTGTCTGCGATCAATTGAGAATGCTCCTCTAGGCAATAAGTATTGAATAGTCTGTTTATAATTTTGCATGCTTGAATCAGATGATCGGCTTTTATCTTCTCTTTCTATTGTCTTGTTTTTATGATCTACAATGACATATTGATTAAGAGATATACCATGTAATCGTAATCGTTTATCTAGAATCTGTTCTGCCTGATCAGGTGACTTGATTTGTGCCCGATACGACACGGTGGAATCTATAACTGAAACAAATTTATCTGCATCTTGGTTCTGAAGTTTCTTCATAATAAATTCTGCAATCGGTCCGGTTAAATCCTCATTTCCTCCGCCAACATAAAAAGCTGTAAGGTTGCTATTTTCTAGAAAAAGTTTTTTGAGTTTTTCTTTGTCGGGAAGAATAGCATTAGCAAAACTCTTATATTCAGCAGTAAACTCTAGTCCACTAATATATTTTGCTAGTTTCTTTTTGAAAAGCTCATTTGCCACTAGATCGACCGATGATAAATTTTGAGGGAAAAAGAAAGCATAACCGATTTCATTTTCAGTTCCTAAGAAGACATAAGATTTGTCTTCTGAACCAACCTTCCCAATAATTCGAACCTCATTTAAAGAGAAAGATTCAACTAGTTCAGTTATTCTCGGTGCGGTGATCCGGTGATTGTTGGTTTTGAAATTCGGCTTGCGCATAATTGTCTTAGCAATCATGTCTAATTCTTCACGATTAGTACTCTTACCTGGTCTTCGTCGACCTTTGAATAAAACTGGGACATTGAGATCTGAACCTTTGTCTGTGAGGACGACTTCATCACCTGATTTCATTTGATCAAAGTCATCTTCATTTTGATCTAGAGTTTTAAGGAAGACATCCTTGATTTCGCCAGCAGAAATTTCTGGTCTATTTCTTCTATCGTTTGCTCTTTGAACAAAATGATTTCCGCCGAGATCCACGTCAATATCAACGTTATCGAATTCGGGGTCAACGTCCTGTTCAATCTTTCTGATGTCGGGTCTGGTTAGCTCTTCATCTATCTCATCTTCCATGTCCTCTAGACGATCATAATAATCAGGTGTTTCTGCTAAATGATCAAGAGCTATCTCCCTTGCCATGGTTTCATCTTCTGTGTGCTCTTTTTCCGCTGCTACACCTTTCTCAAGCTGGGAAAGAATCTTCTCCAATGGGACGCGGTGCTTCTTAGCGACTTCCTTGGCGGAAGGAGTAGTCACTCCAAAACTTTCACCGCTGAATAATTCATTGAGTTTCATGGTTTTCTCCAAAATCTTACCGGGTATTTAGTTCAAAATAAATACTAGGTAGAATTTTGGAGTAAATTATGACATCACCAGTTTGGGTAACACCATCAGGAAGAATAGCAGAGGTCTTAGAAGGCGATACTCTTCTGACGTCTTTTGAGTTCACAAGTGACGTAACCGCCACAGTAGAGATTATTTCTGGTGAAATTCCAGATGGAACAGTAATCAATCAAATATCAAATACCTCTTATCAAGTCACTGGAACTGTTGCGGCAATTCCAACTGAAAAAGAATATTTTTTCACCGTCAGAGTTACCAATGTCGATGGACAGATTGAACGAGGCTTCGGAATTCTAGTTTCGCAAGTTGCTCCTCTTTGGTTGACTAATACCAGGCTAGCTACCATCGTCGAACTCGATACGGTAGAGCATCAGTTTCAATTAGCTGATCCAGGTGGAATCTCTACCTTCACCAAAATTGCAGGGACTCTTCCTCCAGGTGTATCTATCAACGCCACCGGTCTCCTTAAAGGAAGAGTAGGCGAAATCGATGTAGATACTCTTTATTCTTTCACAATGCGCGCTGAATCAAGTGAAGGAACGACCATTGATAAAGATTTTGAGATCCTCGTGCAGAACGCCACAGGAAACCGATCCCCGATTTGGTTGACTTCATCCGGCATTGCTGGATTGATAAACAACGGCGAAACATCGAGCATCGTCTTGAACGCCTTCGATCCTGACGGGGATGCGTTGACCTTCACGTTGACGGCGGGTTCTCTTCCTGATGGATTGACGCTAAATACTAGTACGGGTGCAATCGAAGGCGTTTGCTCGACGGTCGTCCAAGGTTCGTGGCCTTTCACCGTACTAGTCTCTGATGGTTCTAATATCAGAATAAGAAATTTTTCTATCACTACAAATGAAAACTTCGACGCTTCAATCACCTGGGTGACAGAAGCTGGAAACATTGGAACGTTGAAGGTAGGTGAAAATAGTCTTCTTTCTCTTGACGCAGACAGTAATTATCCTATCCGATTTTCTATCTCTTTAGGTTCTCTTCCTCAGGGTCTTCAGCTTCATCCATCAGAAGCAACAATATATGATGACGTTCAGTTTCAATCTTCTGGGACTTACACCTTCACAGTCTTGGCCGAGAATGATTTTGTCCAAGCTAGCAGGCAATTCAATATTGAAATTGAAGCCGGATATGAAGAAAGAGCAATTAGAGCTTATTTTCAGATCCCCTACCAATTTATTGATGAGTATCGAGAAATAATCGAAGGAGAAACAATAGACAGGGAAAAGTTATTCCGGCCTTATGATGAACGGTTTGGAGTACAAGAGTTCCCTCGTATTCTTGTTCAAGAAAATCTCAAGACAGCAGGGCCAGCAGAATTCAAAAGCAGATATGAAAAGCTAATGATTCCCATGGAAATTATTGTAGGTGACCTGAAACTAGCTTACGCTAGAGATACGGACGGTTTCGTTCTTTACGAGGTTCTTTACAGAGAGATTGTAGAGCTCGTCACCGATCCATTGACTAGCTTCGTTACTCCACAGACGCAGAAGACGATCTATCCATCTTCTTTAAACACCTTCCGCGATCTGTTCACAAATACCTTTCCGGGAATTTCAGGAGGGACTGATACCCTTCCTCTATGGATGACCAGCGAACAGATACAAAACGATAGCACCAGCGTACTTGACTTCTTGCCCGCTATTACCATTGTTTTCATGCAGCCGGGCGAGGGAGAACAGCTTTACGCTGATCTCTTAGCCGATGAAGTTTTCGGAAGTAATGTCAAGGGTGAGCGAATAAAATTTACGTCCATCAATTTTGAGACAAGTGTCGATGACGATCTTCCTCAAGATTTCTCGGTTCATTTCCATTCATTGTTAGAGACACAGGAGGATCAAGAAGAGCTGGCTTCCAATGCACCGATTTGGATGACTTTACCTGGTTTGTTAGATAGTTTTGATGACACTGATGTTGTGAGTATCGCAGTCCAGGCAAATGATCCAAATGATTTACCTAGAGACTATAGCTTGTCAAGTGGAACCTTACCTACGGGCTTGCTACTTGCTTCTAACGGTATCATCGCTGGAGTGATTGATACTGACGAAGAAAAATATTGGAGCTTCATTATCTCAGCTAACAGTTCTTCAGGATTTTCTCGAAGCAGGTCTTTTATTATTGGAACCAATATTGACTCTTAATCTTTTCTTTGTTATATTAACAATATGATCGAACAAGAGACGAAAATAGTTTTGATTCCAAATTCGGTTCAGGTCCTAACTGAATTTTCTCAGAAGATGGGTTGGTGGTCATCAAGAATAGAACAATTCTATTTAGATGGAAGAACTAGAATTCGATCTAGGGAGAGCATGATTGATGGAAGTTTCAAATTCACTTTCACTTATAAGATTCCACACGGAAAAAACAGCGCAATTGAATTTGAAAGAGAAATAACAAAAGAAGAATTTGGAAGATTAATGCAATATAGTATCCAGAGTCTTTCAAAGACAAGATATACTAATCAACAAACGACTGGAATCATTTGGGATTTGGATATTTTCCAATACGGCGAAACGGAATTTGTCATGCTCGAAGTTGAATACGAAGAAGAAATTCCGGATATAAGCTGGATTCCAAAAGAACTGATACTTAAGAAAGTGGAGAAGAACAGTGAGTTTTCGAGTAGAAAACTCTGCGATGAAGAATATGCCCAAAAAAAATTAGTGGAGTTAAAATGGAAAAAGAAGTAGATGAATATTTTGGACAGTATCAAGGTTTCGTAGACCAGGTCACCAGTCCAGATAGCACCGATAGCGAATCTTTCATAAAGCGTATTCGCGAAATTGAAAAGATTGGTCTAAATTTCGCAGCAACAGATACAGCAATCACCGGTCTTGCTGGTGAAGCAGGAGAAATCGCAGATCTTTGGAAGAAGATTAAATTCCACGGTAAGCAATGGGATGTTAATTCTATCAGAGCAATGAAGGACGAATGCGGTGACGTTTTGTGGTATCTTTCAAAGTTGATGAAGCAACTAGATCATCCTTTAACGAAAGTCATCGAAGATAACATCCATAAGCTGGAGTCACGCTATCCAGGTGGAAAATTTTCTATCGAACGTTCGGAAGTGCGAGATCGAGAATCGGATCCGAACTATGAAGGCAAAAACATTTACCTCGAGGTGTAAAATGAATGCTTTGTTTGATCCAGTCACTCTATCTGATCAAGAATTAGATCAAAAATTAGAAGACATTAATAAGAAAATTATTATTGTAAATCATTCTCCAGGTAATGTAATGTTAATAAACCAGATGAAATCGATTAGGGATTCAATCTACTTGGAGATGCAAGAGCGTATGCTCAAAGAAGAAGCTCAAAAAAATCGAGGAACAGTCCTGGAATCAGGCGGATACGAAAAGGAAAAAAGAAATGGGTAAGAAAGCAGGAAAGTCTTCAGGATTGGTTTCTAAGGGAGAACGACCAAACGTTTCACGGAAAATCCGTAACGCTATGCGTCGAGATCGCCGTGAAAATCCTAGTAATGCTAGTCTTAATCAGCGGGCCATGCACCGGGCTAATGCTCGTGGAAAGCTAGCTGAACAATATGCCAAGGAAGATTCAATCTTCAATACAGCACAGGGATTATTCAGTCGGTATTCTTCAGTTGCAACCTGGTCCGCATGTGTTCAGGCTGTTAAGACTGATTATGTTTCAGAGTTCCATAATCGATATGGATCTTTGATGAGAAATGATTGAACTTGAAAACAGAACGATTGATGATCAAGGTTTAGTTCATTATTCTGAACAAGGTCTGATTGATTTTCTGTACGCTGGTGGAAATCCAAATGACCAAGCCGATTTCGGCGAACATGATGATGTCTTGTTGTTCAATCACTGGGCAGAGTATTTCAAAGAAAAGAAATTGAAATCCAATTTAGATATTAATCACGAAGAAAATCAATCTAATTGGGAAATGCCAGAAAAATACAAAGAATTAAATTTAGAGGAATTCTTTGCATCCAGATGTGAGACAGACGAAGAACTCGAAAGAGTAGCACAAGAATTAATAATGTTTAAAGAACGCGACATGGAAGTATTTTTGCGTTTTTTGATTTATCTGGTTGACTTTATGGAAGAAAATAAGATCGTGTATGGTGTAGGTCGAGGATCTTCTGTTGCTAGCTTTTGTTTATTTTTGATCGGTATCCATCAAATAAATAGTAATGCGTACGGAATACCGATAAGCGAGTTTTTAAGATAGGAGATCCAAAATGGAATCAAAATCATATAGAGGAAAGAGTATAGACATGAATGCATTATTGATGCGTCATGAAAAGGACGTTGCTATAGGAAACGCTAATATGAACGCGCGAGGTGATAAAATAGGCCATGGCGGAAAAGTAGTCCGTAGACGCGAAGACCTTATTCGTGAATATCACGAGAACGATCCTAAAGCAGTAGCTAAAGTTTCGATTCATTCTAATCCAACAGAAGATAAGAAAGCAGAACAAGAGTTCATTGAGCTTTCTAAGTCCGTGGTAAAAGAAAAAAAGTCGACTAATACTTCTAAAGCAAAAGCTACTAAAGAAGTCCAAGAAGAAGTCCAAGAAGAAGTCCAAGAAGAAGTCCAAGAAGATGTATTAGAAGACAAAATCAATTTCAACTAAGGAGTAGCAATGTTTCGACCCTTAAAAGGAAACCTTTTAATTAAACCTAAAGACTTACCGGACCGGACAGCGTCTGGTATTTTGCTTGTCAATTTCAATCCAAACCAAGCCGTGGAAGGTGACGTTGTTGCGAGTGGTAATATGGAAGAATTGACGGTATCAGAAACCGATAGTATTCTTTATCAATTTGCTGCAGGTGAAGAAGTCACTATCAACGATGAAAAATACCATGTGGTAAAAGAAGAGCATGTTCTTGGTGTTCGTCCAGAAAAATCCGAAGGTTTCTTTAAGGTGCCAGATACTGGTCTTTATGTTACTAATCTTGAAAAGGGTGAGTATAAAACCCGCAATGGTATTATCATCACTGATGATCACATGAAAGAACGTGGAATTCGTCCACGTTGGGCTCAGATTTGGCAGGTTGGTAAAATGTGGGAAGATGAATTGAGTCCTGGTCAATGGGTGTTATTGGAACATGGGAACTGGAGCCATATCATCACACTAACAACGAAGTATGGAAGCACAGCTGATATGCAAATTATCGAAGAGAAAAGTGTTCGGAGAGGAGTGCTTGGCGTCTTAGAAGAAAAACCCGATCACTTGAAAAGATATGGCTCCAATTCTTTTAATTAATGCTCTTAAAACAGTTCATCGCTGATGGTTCTTCTCATTATTTCAGTTTGGGAGAAAAATTAATTCCTATAGATCATCCGGAAATTACATTTGACGGTCAGATTTGAGTAAAAGGAAAAGATTTTATGAAATCGCAAACTGGGAATGTGAATTTTAATGACGCACCAAAGAAACGTTATTAATGAGATAGGGATCGAAGAAGCCAACGACATTTTGACTTATCACCCGAAAGATGTTACTCTTAGATAAAATAATCCATCATTGGAGGAAGCATGACAGCATTACCAAATCATCAAAAGTATTGTCCAATGATCAAAGTATGTCTGAATGCTATTTTTCAGACATTAGGATTGGATTTACACGGAGTTGAATCTATTTCTGCTCCGCTAGAAAAAGAAATTTATTTCAAATTCACCGGTGCTGTGAAGCTTTCAAGCGAAGAGAAACAAGCAATATTAATTGGTGATGCTTCAAAATTTAGAGTTATTGCAGAAATAGCAAGGTCAATAGGAGAAGATGAAGAGCTCCGGAAAGAAAATCCAAGTCTTCAACGCGCCTGGGATGATTATCAGCGAATAAAAGGCTTGTGTTTATGAAAAGTTTAAAAGCAGCATATAATTATATGCAAGAAAACCCGACAATCAAGCAGGCTTTTCATGTTTATATGTCTGAATTGAATAAAGCTGAAAATTCTGAAAAAACTTCATTGGAAGAAGATTATGCAGACGCGTATCAATTCGATGAAGATTATTTGCTTGATCGATATCCTGTCTTACGTGAAAAATTAACAACCCTCTTAGCATTGAAGGATTTATGTAGATGAAAAAAGAAGAATTCCTCTGGACAGAAAAATATCGCCCAGCTAATATGCAAGACTATGTCTTCAAAGATCAACGCCAACGCAAGACAATTGAAGGATGGATAGCTGAAAAAAATATTCCCCATATTCTGTTCCACGGTCCGGCCGGTACAGGGAAAAGTTCAATTGTCAACGTTCTGATGAACGAACTTGAGGTTGAGAAAGGTGACATCCTCTATGTCAATGCATCAGAAGATCGCAATGTAGACATGATTCGAACCAAGGTTTTGAATTTTGTGCAGACGATTGGCTTTGGTGATTTCAAAGTCGTATTGTTGGAAGAAGCAGAACAAATCAACGCAACAGCTCAACCAATGCTCAAACGAATTATGGAAGATTATGCTAATGCCGCTCGTTTTGTGTTGACGAGCAACAATCCAAATAAGATCATCGCTCCAATCCGTTCAAGGCTTACTGAAGTGCATTGTGATCGACTGGACACTGAAGAGTTTCAACTTCGAGCAGCACAAATCCTTGTTGACGAACAGATTGATTTTGAGATTGAAGACTTGGACAGCTACATCCGAGCGGCTTATCCCGATTTGAGGAAGATGATAAATTTCTTGCAAGAAAACAGCCAAGGCGGAAAGCTGCTGTCTGCTTCAGGTGAAGAGTCTAATAGTGATTATATGCTTGAGGCAATTGAATTGTTTAAAGACGGCCGAATTTTGAAAGGTCGCGAATTGATTTGTTCTCATATTCAAGATTCCGAGTTTGAAGAGTTTTTTAGATTTATGTATCGAAATCTTGATCTTTGGGCAGAGGAAGAAATGGGAAAGGTTAAGGCTACAATAATAATCCGAGATGGGTTATTAAATCATGCAATAATAGCAGATCCAGAGATCAATCTTGCAGCGACGCTTGATTCTCTCGCAATGTTAAAAGGTGAATTGTAATGAAAAATCAAGCAGAAAAATCACAGAAGAAGAGATGCTATATCTCTATCACACATTTTCGTAAGCTTGAAAACGGAACATGGAATACCGTGGAAGAAGTTGAAGTTACTAAAAACCTTCGAAAAAAACATAAGGAAAATGCTTCAGTAATAATTAACGTGATGGAACAGCAGTTTGAGAAAAATAGATTCCAAGCTGAATCAAAACTTTCTGCTGCTCATCACATGGCTTATCTAGCCAAATATATCCAGCAATATAAAGATCAAATTCAGATGATTTTAGCAAAGAGTTCTTGACAATCTACAAGTTTCTTACTATAATAACATACTAAGTCAGAAACAAAAAGGAAATTTAATATGCCAAAATATGTCAAAGGTGATTTTAGTCATTTTGCAAACGCCGAACGAATGGTTGCGATGCAAACGTATGTGACAAAGTTAGAACAGCTTTATTTTTCCGACACTGTGCCTTTTGATCAAAGGCACAAAGTCAATAGCGAGATTGAAGATCTTCTCGTGAAATTAACCAGGGGGAAGTCAGCAGTAGGTTTCGACCCTGAAAAGTTTTTCGAATTGTTGCGAAAGCGTAATTCGAATCTGGAATACAAACAAGAGATGGATGATAAGATCGCCGGGGCGTGGGTTGATCCTGCGAAGAAGGCTCAAGAAGAAGAAAACGCTCAGAAGAAGGCAGATAAGGAAAAAGAAGAATGAAGCTGTTCCTAGACGATGAACGCTATCCTCCTGAAGAAGAGGGATGGTTAGTAGCTAGAGGAATCGGTGATTTCGCCGTCTTGGCTCGAGCTAACTGTAATAGCATCGAACTTATTAGCTTTGATCATGATCTCGGTTCTGGACCCAACGGTGCATTAAAAGACGGTTTTGATTGTGCAAAAGTTCTAATTGAACTAATGGATTCGGGCTGTGAATTTAATAAGCTCGAAGAAATTAGGGTTCATTCAATGAATCCAATAGGTGCTGAACAGATTTCTTCTTTTCTAGAATCAGCTCAAAGGCATGGAGTTTTTCCAAACGACATCGTTATAAAAGGTTTTGGACGCTGAATTTGATATAAATTTCAAATTAATCAAAATGAAATGTATTTTCTCTTTGACAATTTGTTACTATTAAAAATAGGAGAAAATGATGAAAATACATGCAACCAGTGATCTTCATATTGAATTCATAAATGGGAATCTGCCTTATAAGACACCCAAAGGAACGGACGTGGTCGTCTTGGCAGGTGATATCGGCGTAGGTCGACAGGGAGTCCAATGGGCTCTTCGAACCTTTGATGTGCCGGTTGTTATTATCGCCGGCAATCATGAAGCCTACGGGAACAAATGGAAGATTCCAAAATTGTACGACACGCTTCGTGCCGAAACAGAAGGAACTCATGTTCATTTTCTGCAGAACGATTCAGTGAAGATTGACGACGTCCTTTTCGTTGGGACTACGCTGTGGACCGATTATGATCTTTACGGTAAAGCTCCACTTGCGCAGATTCAGGCCCTATCCAGTATGAATGATTATCGGAGAATCAACTATGGAAAGTCGGGAGAACGTCCTGGAAAGCTAAAACCGGCGGATCTGGTGAGCGAAAACCTAATGGCGAAGTTTTTCTTGAAGGAAGCTTTGGATGGAAAGCAGGATGAAAAGACGGTAGTGGTGACTCATCACGCTCCAAGCGAAGAGAGTGTACCTGATATCTATGCAGGTGAAGAGTTGAATTCGTGCTACGCGAGTAGATACGAATACTTTGCAATGGATCTAAATCCTAATCTTTGGTTTCATGGGCATATTCATCACTCAAGTGATTATAACCTAGGTGACGTTCGGGTTGTTGCTAATCCACGTGGTTATCCGGCTTGTCCGGATCTACCAGCCGGAGAAATCAATCCCGGGTTTGATCCTAACCTTTTGGTGGAGATTTAAAATGTTTAACGAATATTTTGACTTGCAGACTAAGATACATGAACATTTTGATTATGTGGAAGATTGGTCGGTGATTCCCTTAGTTGATCACCGTGAATTTTATTGGCAGCTTCATCAAGATGAAAATGGATCAGGTGTGGTAATTTATTCAGAAGATCCACTAACGGAAGAGCTGTTAGAAAGTCTGAAATATTATGAGGCAGAAATCTATAAACAAAGACACCCTCCGAAATGGGTGTACCGAACCGATAAAAAACACAATGATCTGCATGGACACTCACTGTGACGGGAATAAATTCCTAGGTATTTTTGATAACTCAATGGAACAAAAAGATGGTTGAAGATCGATGGTTAACGATTTTAGAGGCACTTGAATTTCTAGGCGAAAGCTGGCACTTTACTCTTAAAGGACCACCAGGATCATGTGGAAGCATCGTAAACACAAATGGAACAAAGATGGTTCGAGTTTTCGGTGGGAAAGAACATCCACAAGCTCAAAGGCTTAAGGTTCTCAAGCATTCTCTCGAAAGGATGAAGGAATCAAAAAATGGATGATATTATAAAATTTGGACATGAAGATTTCAAAGATTTTAGATTCATGTCTAATTTCTTTCCATCTGAGATTAAAGTCGATGGTGTCATGTGGCCGACCGTGGAGCATTTCTATCAGGCTATGAAAACCATCGATCTTTCAGATCAAGAGAAGATAAGAAAGGCCGAAACTCCTGGGAAATCAAAAAGACTTGGAAGAAGAATGAAAATCAGACATGATTGGGAAGAAATCAAAGAAGACGTGATGCTTCGTGCTTTACACTTTAAATTCGAAGCTGGTTCGAATTTTGCAAAAATGTTGCTTTTGACCGAAGATTCTATCTTGGCAGAGTGGGCGCCGTGGGACGAATATTGGGGACTTGGAAAGAATGGAAATGGGCGAAATCGTCTAGGTGTTCTTCTGATGCATGTCCGAGAAGAATTGAAGAATGATAATTGATGCATTAGGGAATGAACTTAAAATCGGCGATGTGGTATTACATTTTACATTGTCCGGTTCGTATATTGGGAAAGATCACGCAATCATCCAGAATTTTGAAGATGATACGGTTATCATCAAAAAGGATTCTAATGTTCGTCAATCACGGGTGAAAAATCATAATAATCTCCTTCTGATCAGTGAAATTGATCGGCATAGGCACAAAGGAAACCCTAGTCTAGCAGAAGCATGGAAAAATTATTGCCTGATTAGAGACTTTTCTTCGAATTAATGCTTGGCATTTTCCGAAATTCTATTATACTACTGACATAAAGGAGAGCAATGAAATACGAATTTCCAGAGATTACAAATATACAGCAGGTTCGCGATGCTATCGATTGGCATGCTTCTTTGAATGACGGTAAGACCGAATTCATTGAAGCTCAGCGCGACGGCTTTATTGTGTTCAATTATCTGGTGAATATGCCTACTACGTTCCCGGATACGGGCTTAGTGGTTTTTGATATCGAAGGAGTTGATTCAGAAACCGGTAATGCGATGATTCAATCGTGTGAAGCAAATTTTTCTGAGATATTACGTGAACTTCGCGGTTTGACCTTTTATCCAGACGGTACGGTCGCTGCTCGAAAGTTCCACAAATTTTTTAATCTTGGCGAACGTCGGGAGACGGAGTTCAAGAAGATTGACTGGGACAAAAATCACGTGATCCTCGAAAAGCTCGACGGCAGCATGATCACTCCTTTCCTACGGAATGGTGAAATTGAGTGGCACACCAAAATGGGTGCAACTGATGTAGCTAGTTTAGTCTATAGTTTTGTTGAAAAGCAAGACGAAGAAGACGGTTACAATGGTTACGAAGAATTTTGTAAGCTAATTATTGCAATTGCGAAGACTCCAATCTTTGAGTTTTGTTCACGCAAGAATCGAATAGTAGTTGACCATCCAAAGGATCGTTTGGTCCTATTAGCAATCCGCGACAATCAGACTGGTGAATACGAGCCCCACGAAACTCTTTTGCGTGTCGGTGAAGCATTAGATGTAGAAGTAGTTCGACAATACGCTGGCACGATAGAAACCATGGAAAAATTTATCGAGGAAGCTCGAGAAGATAAAGAAATCGAAGGTTATGTGATTCGATTTGAAGATGGTCACATGCTGAAGGTGAAGGCTGACATCTATCTTTCATTGCATAAGGCTGTTTCGCACCTTCAGCAGGAGAAAGATGTTTGGCGCATTGTTCTTGAAGACAAGGCCGATGACCTGAAGGCGATTTTAATGGAAGATCAACGAGATCGACTCGACACGTTCCAGAAAGAATTGAACGAAGCGTGCTTCGATTTAGGTCGTAAGTTGATGAGCGAATATAATCGTGCAGATTTTGCTTTAGACGAACAGAACTTTGAAATGTTCGAAAATGGTGAACACGAACGCAAGAAGATGTTTGCTCTGGATTTCGTTAAGAACAACGATGCATTAGAACCAGAAATCCAGAATCTGATGTTTGCTTTGTACGATGGTAAGGATGCATTTGAAGTTGTTCGAAATTATCTGATCAAGCAAACCACGACTGGATCCAAGATTGATCGTGTTCGTAAATTGATGAACGATGTCCGTTGGGAGGTTTCCGAAAAATGAATGCTTTATTTTATATCGCAAAGATTTGGTTTTGTGTTGTCTGGACTTATCAACAGATCATACTGTATCCATATATTTCGGCAAATTTTGATGAATCCAATGGATTCGTCTTAATCTTCTTCTTGTTTTTCTTGGTATTCGGATGGTTCGTAATATTTCTTCCTAAGGAGTTCTTAAAAAAATGATTGAAATAGGAAAGTTCTTAGATTTACTTGTATCATCTCCAATGCTTGGTTTTCTCGCCTTCATTCTGATTTGCGCAATATTTTATACTATCAAGATGGCGCTTTACTTATTGCCTAAGATGATAATCAGAGGAATGAATATCCGTTCGCATGGATGGCCTCCTCCGTATCTTGACGCGGATGGTGATTTCAAACCTGATGAAAAGAGCGCTTACCTTGAAGAACCAGAAGATCCAGAAGATCCAGAAGATCCACATAGATAATCCGAGTAAATACTTTTATGAAAAATCTTGAGCAACAAATTGAAAAGCTTCAATCTTCACTCCAAAAATTCTTGGATTCTGGTGAATATGCGACCTATAGATTCGAAGCACAAACCGAACACGAAGAAAAGATTGAACAATTGAAGCAAAAATTGGAAGAATTGAAATGAAGTATCTTCTTCTAGTAATTTGCATCTCTTTGTTTCCAGCTTTGGCTTCTGCTGATGAACGGTGTGCACCTACAGAACGTGCGTATCAGATTATGGTATTTGAAGGAATGGAAAGGATCGATGCTGGTGTTTCAGGTGGTACATTAGTAGAACTTTTCGCTGACAAGGAAGGCCATTGGTTTCTTCTTCAGACCGGCGGAGAAGAAACCACAACTTGCGTAGTCTTCGAAGGAGAAGCATGGGGTCAATTTTCTCTGCCAGAACTCGTTGATCCTGCAGAAAAAGATTCTTGATTTTCTTCTTGACAAAAGAGAAAAATGCAAGTATTATAAAACTATAGAGAAAAATGAAAGTATTATAAATGATGATGAACGAACTTAAAGATCCAGTAATCTTCCAGGACCTCGACGGGTGTCTGGCAGATTTCGAACGCGGTGTTAAAGAGGTCACGGGCAAGTTTCCACACGAACAGAAGATGAAGGATATGTGGTCAGCATTGGCAAGAACCGATGAATTCTATGCCAATCTAGATTGGATGTCAGATGGAAAAAATCTCTGGGACTTTGTCAAGAAGTTTAATCCCACTATCCTGACTGGCGTTCCAATGGGGCGATGGGCTTCTGGCCAAAAGAGGAATTGGTGCGGGCGAGAGCTCGGCTGGGATGTTCCAGTGATTACTGGTTGGGCAAAAGAGAAACACATTGATGCAATGAATCTTCGCGGTACCGATAATCTAAATGGTGCCATCTTGATTGATGACCGGGAAAAGACCAAAGCTGCTTGGGAACAATCTGGCGGTGTTTTCCTTCTGCATACTAGCACTGCTAGTACTCTAGCCCTTTTGAAGAAGATGGGCATTTAACAGAAAATCAAAATCTCTCTTTCGAGGAACGAATGAGATGCTACAAGGACCATCTAGATATCCTAAAACTCCGCATTGGCCTTGGTCAGAAACGGTGCATCGAGATGATTCCTATCATCAAGATCCAGAATTCTTCTTAGATAAAGAAGTCGTAGTAACCGAAAAAATCGACGGTGGGAACACTGCTCTTTATCGCGGAGAGGTTTATGCTCGCTCTACGTTGAGGCCTAGTCACGATGGTTGGATGGCAATGGTCCGAAAGAATCACGCATGGAAGGTTGATCGTGACACTGAATGGTTGACTCTTTTCGGAGAGGACATTGCAGCACGCCATAGTATTTCTTACACCATTCCTATGGATGAAACTTTTTATTTATTCGCAGCTAGAATTTCGGTTGAACAAGTAGATGATATTTTTTGTTCCTGGGATGGTGTTGAATCGTACGCAAAACACTACGATCTTCCTACGGTTCCAGTGATATTCAAGGGCTCGTTTTCAAAAATTAAGGACATAACTGAGTTCTTTATTGAAGAGAGAAAGAAACATTCAGCATTTGGACCAGAAAAAGAAGGTTTTGTAATGCGAACAGCCGATTCTTTTCCAGCTAACGACTTCTCACAGAATGTTGCCAAATTTGTCCGAGCCAAGCATGTCCAAACCGACGAACATTGGACTCGAAACTGGCAATGGAATATTCTTACGTCTCCTACTTCACAACAAGATTAAATCCTTTTTCTAAGATTTTTGATCTTTAGCACATGATGCTTCATATATCTCTCCAAAAGTGACTCCTTTTATTGGATGAATTTTATCTTTATCGAACACTCTGGGATTTCCATGCCAGAAATCTCCGTGGAATTCTTGTCTTTTATAGACAGTTTTCTGATATTGATATTGATTCCCATTGTCGAACACGAGCTAATTCGATAAATTCTTCAGTTGTTTTCTGCTTTCCCATTTTTTATTCTATAAATATCTTCACCAAATATCTCTTGACTTCTTACAAAAAGATGTTATAATATAGAATAAATTGGCAAATAAACCTGAAATGTTTTGATGGTGTGTTATTATAAAATAACAAAGTAAAATAAGGAAGAATAATGGAACAGCCTACAGTCTATATTCTTATCGGCCTTCCTGCTTCAGGCAAAAGTACCTGGCGAGAAGCCTTCATTAAGAAGAACCCAAATTTCTATGCATTGTCGTCTGATGACATCATTGACAGAAAATGCGAAGAAGCTGGATTGACATACAATGAAGGTTTCAAGCGGTTTGTGGTTGCGGCTACTAATGCGTTCAAACAGAATGTAAAGAAAGCTTTTGATAACCGTGACGATTTCATTATTGATCGGACGAACATGACGGAGAAAAATCGGCGTGATTACATTCGTTCCGCAGATGAAAAAGGTTATCGGAAGGTAGCGGTGAACTTCATTGTCCCTGCCGCAGTTCTGAAGAAAAGGATGAAAGACAGGTTCGACGCCACAGGAAAGTCGGTACCTGATTTCGTGGTTGATTCTATGGCTCGTGGTTACGTTCCACCATCAAAATCAGAGGGTTTTGATGAAATTCAAAACGAAAGGAATTAGATCTGATATTAGATACTCTAGAAAAACGAACAGGATTCATTTGCTATTGTTTGATGTGTGTATTTTGGTTGCCAGCAGCAGCGTTGAGTGGATTCGTACTATCGCAACTTTGGGAGTGGTTCATTGTTTTAACCTTTAATCTACCACTCTTAACGGTAGCTCAAGCAATTGGTGTCAGTCTTGTGTTTCGTGCTTTAACCGGATCGGTTACTTTGAAGCAAGAAGATGTCAAAGAACTCTTAACCTATAAAAAACAACCCACGCCATCCTGCAAAGTTTCGTTGGACCATTGATAATGTTAGGTTTTGGTTGGCTTTATATGGTTGTATTCTTCTAAGGGGGAAAGAAATGAAAACGATATTAATAGACTGTGACGACGTCCTTCTACAATGGTCAGAAGGATTTCGTCTATTTTTCGAGCATCGCCATCAGACTACTTTAGATCCCAGAGGAAACGCTGATTGGGATCTAAAGGAGTGGTTAGGCTTAGATGTTTACGATGTTAGTCGAGAAATAAACGAATTCAATCTTTATTCGTGGGAGTTTGGTTGTCTTCCTCCTATTGCCGGTGCCATCGAAGCAATAAAGAAGCTTAATGATCTTCATAAGTTTGAATTTGTTGTTATCTCATCGTGCTCGACAAATCTTCAAACAATAGCGCTCCGAAGAACGAATTTATTCCATATCTTTGGTGACGTTTTTAAAGAGGTACATTGTGTTGAGTTAGGTGAATCAAAAAGCACTCTTCTAGCAGATTATTTTCCTACCTTCTGGATTGAAGATAATGTCAAGAATGCCCTGCTTGGTTTGGAATATGGACATACTCCGATAGTCATCGAAAATCTACGAAATGTAAGATTTAAGAATGAAACTAAGGATAGAGTGACTTGGTGTAAGGATTGGGAAGAGATTGAATCAACGATAACAATGAGAAAATAATGCTAGATTGGCTACGAAAAAAGAAAATCGAACTCACGAATAAGAGGTTCAGTAAAGAAGAAATGGCTCAGATGAAAAAAGACCTTTCAAATATGAACAAGTCTTTACTGTCTTATCCTAAAGCTGTTGATTTCTTTAAGTGGGCATCGAAAAGACAAAAGAGATGACAATGGAAGAGAGCCTTTTGAAACTACTCAATGGTGAGTTTTCTAGTCTTTCTTTATCTTTTAATGAAGAAATCGGTCCTGATTATACTAATGTTCTAGACGTTGTTACCAATCCTAGAGGATATGATTTCGACATTGATTGGGTGAGTGAAGAAGAGAAAAACAAGGCATGCGAACTCAAAAGAATTTGGACGTTGCATTGATATCCTGACACGCCAATTGGTTTTATTAGAAAATCGGCTTCATCAATAGAAGCATTGTTGAAATATATTGAGGAGAGATTTTGACATCTCTCCTCAATAATTTTACTGCATGAAACATTTAGTGATTTCTTCTATCACTGGATTTCTTACTGATTCAATCAGTTCTACTTTCCCAAAAGAACGAATATGATCACACTCTCTAATTATTTTTTCTAGACCATTAGAACCTTTTCGATCGGTTTGATCGGTATCACCCATGATGATCATTTTGCTATTTTCACCTAGTCGAGTAAGCAAGCTTAACATTGCTTTTGATGAAAGATTCTGTGTTTCGTCTGCTATAACAAAGATGTCTTTGAAAGATCGCCCACGAAGAAAAGCCACTGGAACAATCTCAATGATGTCATTCTTTATCATCTTCTCGAGTTCCGTCTTGGTGTATCCTTGTTCGATCAAAGCATCGATAAGAGGTGCAATCCATGGCCTCATCTTTTCTAGAAGATCACCAGGAAGAGAACCAATCGATTCACCTTCAATTGAAATATTTGGCCGAACGAAAACAATTTTCTTGACTTGTTTCGTCAATAATTGATTAGCGGCGAATCCACAACCAATATATGTTTTTCCTGAACCGGCAATACCATATGCTACGACATAATCTAATTTTTCATCTTCGAGTTTGGCTAAGAGTTCCTCTTGCTCTAGATTTTTGGGAAGAATTTGGATTTGTTTTTTTCTTTGGTAGGCGGGAAAGTCAATAACTTCAGATGATTTATCGTGGAATTTTCTTTGTTTTCTGGATGCTCGTGACATTTAATGTCCTCCCTATTCACAGACGTGAGTTAGATATTAAACCCTCAAAACTTAATCTTTGAGAGTAAAGGAAGACGGCCGGCCGTCATGATTATTTAGTCAAATCCGAAAAAATTGAGTCATGAAAACACCGGCATAAATAAGAATAAGAATAATAGAATAGTAAAAGGAAAAAATGATGGCTGGATCAGAATTAAACTCTATTGAAACAATTGAGAAATTGTTCAAGCATCAATCTTTGCTTGATTCATTGGTCGAGTTTGAAAGATTTCTTGACAATTTTCATCTGTATTCATATCAGGGATGGTATGAAGGTGAAGTGGTTGCTGGCCCTAAAGTCGAGCGTTTTTGGATTAGAGTTGTTTTGATGTTCCATCAATTACCTGATCCAATGGCAGGCATGGCTCTTATCAAACATGGATGTAAGGTAAAATTTAAGCAAGGACATTCAATTGATGCTATTAAGGTGCGCACACCGGATGATTATCGAGAAGATGGCTCTAAGAAGCCTAAGATGAAGAAGGATCCAGTTTGGTTCATTGAGATTAGTGTCCCACGTCGTTTCATTGATGAAGTTGACATTGAAGACATGACTATGTTTGATGATAAGATTGAAACAAGGGACGTCGGAGAAGCAGAAGATCAAAACCTTGAATCAGAAGGTTTCTCAGACGACGCACCGGTAGACATTGGAGAAGATGATGATTTTGAAATCTAATCAAAAAGAAAAGACTTTAACGGAAGGTCTCTTTCAAGGTGATCTTCTGGATGTCATTTCGGATGAAATCAGCATCGATGAATATAAGAGTAAGATACTAGATGATGATGAATCGATCGTAGTTGTCTTTCGTACCGAGAACAGGGATGCGGCATATGATCTTTCAAGTTTCATTGAGCGAGGTCCATTTGCAGTACTTGATACTGAGGTTTCCGATAGACTTGCAGATGATGGTATGTTTCTGCTTTTCCTAGAGATGAAGAGAGACAAAAAATTCATCAAAAACTTCTTACTTCTTATGAAGAAGATCAATAATCTTGCTAAAAGAAAGATGAAAGATTGGAAATTTTTGGCCTATAAGATGGCAGGTTCTCGAACCTTATCAGGAAGAGAACTAAAAAGCAACATTCGTATTAAGAAATTTAATCAACTCCCAGAAATCCCCGAAGAACCTTCATTGCTAGAACGCTCTGATGAGATAGTAATCAGACGAATCAATTATTGATTCCTTCTTCAAAAAACTATACATTAGTTATATAACTGAGGCCTAGACGTTCGCTCATCCCTCACTAAAGACTCTGCGCGA